ATCCAATCATTGGCTTCATCTTCCCAAGCTGTAGCCCAGATAATCTCACATCCGGTCTCCATGAGCCGGAAGCCGTCAGAGCCCCGTAGACGGACTTTCAGAGGCTTACCCACCTCCCAGCCCCTAGGCCGCATCAAATGCTCTGTAAACCCCTCTGGAAGGCCGTTACGGGCCGTGTACGGATTCAATGGTCCGTCCACATCCAACAGGATGGCTGGTTTAGAGTCGTCCATACTTCAATCTCTCCTTATTGCACCAGCTATGCAGTGCCAGTAGCTTTCCCTTATAGATAATCTTTGTTATGTAGTTATTCGTCTTGTGGAATTTAGTGATTTCCGTGGAACAGTAACGGCAGCGATAACCGTGAGGTATGACCATCTCCCGCTTAAGCTGTTCCTGCCAGTCCGAGGGGTAAACCATATCCCCCTTCAGGTTATTGCATTGCTTGTGTGCCAATTGAATGTTGTCCCTGCCATTTCCCCCGCCTTCAGCACGGGGGTGAATATGGTCCCGGGAAGCATCTGCAAGTTCTACGTACTCACCACATAAGGCACAGATACCGTTGAAATCAGCGTGTATCCGTGCCAGTGGTTTAGAGTAGTAAGAACTTTCGTTCTTCCGCCCCATCATCTACTACTTTCTTTTTACTGCTTCCAGAAACTCTCTGAAAGTCTTATTCGGATAAAGGAATCTTCTCATTTCTGATAAACAAGGAACGCCTAGCTTGTGTTCCTTCGGATGACCAGGTACTAGACACGGACCCATCTCGTCATATATTGTGTCATCGGTACTTTTATATTTGTCCAACGCCATGTTCTCGTCTTTCTTGTTGGTGGTATCCCCAACCCTCTAGTCAGTACTCTACCAGGTAGAGGAATGAACCACAAGACTTGATCCATTTGGGATCCTAGTGTATGATCGAAGCACCAATGATCGAAAAGTAGTTAAGAATAGATAGATACTCTCAAAGCTTCGCTTCTCAAGTATCTATCCTGGTACCTAGAAGTTCAAGGTCTTGACAGATGTACTACACCAATGTATACTTCTCTTTATACTTTTAAATAAGAAAAACTAGGAGAAGAAAACTATATGGAAAAGACCAGTAAAGCTATGGTTTCCAGAAGTCTAAGACTAAGATTAGATACACTTAAAGTTCTTAAGGAACAAGCTGATCTTCAAGGATTAGGAATAACTGTTTATATAAGAAGAGTTCTGGAATCTCTGGTTGAGAATCTTAAGGTTCAGGAAGAACTATCAAAGTTATTTGAGGAGACAAAGTAATATGGATCAAGAACTTTATGATCATATTTATAAATCTCTTACTGAACTTATTGATCCGGAAACAGAAGAAAATAGTATAGTTGTACATGAACTTACTTCTCTGGCCGCCGAAGGCGCTCAAAGGTATATCTCTGATCTGGAAGAATCTATTTCTCATCTAAAAGAAACTATTAGAAGAATTTCCAAGGAAGGTTAAGTCCTTGACACAGGAACAAGATCTTGCTAGATTCCTGGCTCTGGCTATCCAGAATCTTGGTGGTCATCTTAAAGTCTCCAAGGAGCTACTTGACAACATGGCTCCGGTAAGACTAGTGTGGGATGCAACATCAGAGCCCGGTCTGATTACTCTTGCGGTAATCAGTAATGAAGTTATCATGTTGACTGTAGAAAAATCTACTGAGGTTGACATGGTGAAGGAAGAGTTGTAGGATGGTTGGTACTTACGTACCTCTGAAGGATCAGTGCTGGATATTCTCTTGTAAGCGTTTGGCTGCTGGTACAGTAACCATTCAAGGGCATAAACGAGTTGTTTGTAAGATCCACGGTAAACAGTATGGACCTAGCGCAGAACGTAAGTTGCGAAGTTAGACCTCCAGTGTTATACTGGTCTAGCCTCCTTTCAAAAGCTTCCAGAAGGTATTTACACTCCTATTGTTTCCCTTCTGGAAGTCCTCGGGCTATAGTGTATTGGTCGCACGTGAGTTTTGGGAACTTTTAGGCTCGGTTCGATTCCGGGTAGCCCGACTTCAGGATTTGGTTTTAAATCCCAAACACGCTATACTAGAAGCATGAAAACATGTTCGAAGTGCAGCGAAACCAAGTCCCTTGAAAATTTTAGTAAAAATGGCAAAACCAAGGATGGACGACATTCGTGGTGTAAGCTATGCTTTGCTCAGTATGAACGGGATCGTTACCAAAATGGCGATCGTGTACGTAAAGAGAAAAACAGAGCGACTATTATAAAGAAGCGCCAAAATTTTATTTGGAATATTCTCACAGCATCAAAATGTAAAGTCTGTGGACTTGATGATCCCTTAGTATTGGAATTTGATCATCGAGACCCTGAGACTAAGGTATATAACATCACAGATATGTACAATCTGGCTGAATCAACAATTCAGAAAGAGATTGACAAATGTGATATTTTATGTGCCAATTGCCATAGGAGAAGAACTATTCACCAATTCGGATTTTGGCGCTCAGAAATGGCTCTTTAGCATAATTGGTAGTGCAGCGGTGTGAAGTACCGCGTAGTCTCGGTTCGAGTCCGAGGGGAGCCACCCTTGCCTTTACCGGTTTTACGTTATTGTTGGGTGCGTAGATTAAAAAGAATCTAATGCAAAGTTAGATTAGCCCTTCTCAAACTTATTGCGGGTTCATGGTTATCCCGTAGCGGTCCACAACAAAAACCATGTTTTGCCTGATTAGCTCAGTGGTCAGAGCGCCGGACTCATAAGCCGGTGGTCATCGGTTCGAATCCGATATCAGGTACTGCGCATATGGAGAAATAGCGTCTCAATAGCCTCATAAGCTAGGTATCGTCCGTTGCGAGTACGGAATGCGCCACCACTTCTTTACAAGCCCTATAATCTGTAGTACACTCCAGTTAACATCTACTAGGAGGAACTGTGGGAAATAGGGCAAACGTTTATATCCATGAGGGTGATCGTCCGGGAGTATATTTATATACCCACTGGGATGGAACAGAGTTACCTCAGTACACTCGGGATGCCATGGCAACTGAGCGTGCGAAGAACCGCAGAGAAGACACAGCATACTTTACCCGTATTGTTTTTGAGTATATTATCAATGCTCATGGTGCGATCGGGCTGGAGACCGGTTACGGAATCTCTGCGGATGTTGGTGACGGAGAAGATCGAATTGTAGATATTGACACCTCATATGGTGGTGAAGTAAGGTTGATCGGGTACCCATACGACTGGGACGATATTCCTGATAATCCTTACGCCTATGAGGACTAAGTTTTAAATAGCACACCACCCGTTCCCGAGGTGGAATAGTAATGCATGGGCATTATAAAATATCGGAGCCCTGCGGTATTAGCTTAATGGTAAAGCCCCACTCTTCCAAAGTGACCACGCGAGTTCGATTCTCGCATACCGCTCTGCGCTGTGATCCCTGGCGCTCCTAAGTAAGGGATATTATTCCCCGTTGGTGTAACGGCAACACTCCGGTCTCTGAAATCGGCATTCCTGGTTCGAATCCAGGGTGGGGAGCTGACGCACAGAATGGGGATAGTAAGCGCACGGATTCGCGATACTCTGTGTGATAGGGCAACCAATAGAGTTGGGTACGTGAAATTCGATACCCCACCGCGTCAAACACTTACTATTAAAGTAATCCTCCTTAGGTACGAGGCTAAAAGACCGTATTCCCCCTTGGTGTAATGGCAGCACAACTGTCTTTGGAACAGTTAGTTTTGGTTCGATTCCAGACGGGGGAGCTTTAGAGCCGGGTCCACAACATGGATACAATACCCTATTGACATCTCAGCCCGGCCAGGCATAAGATGTACGGGAAAGAAGGCGTCCACCTGGCTTCCAGTTTAGGAATACAAATATGGGTTACTATTCAGATTTCTATGTAGACAAAACAGATATACCATTTATTCATGATTTATTAAATGGAGTGTCCAGTTACACATGGGATAAAGACACAAGGGCACTCCACGGAGTCAAGTGGTATGCCTGGTTGACAGACTTAGAGACAGTTGCTAAGCTCTTCCCAACAAGTTACTTACGTATCATTCGGTACGGTGAGGATTCACCAGATATTTCAGCAGCCATTGTGACAGATGGCAAAGTCAAGGAAGTAAAACCTGAATTAGTCTGGCCGGAATAAATGCGCTCATAGCTCAAAGGCGGAGCACCTGATTGTCACTCAGGAGGGTGGGGGTTCAAGTCCCCCTGGGCGCGCTTTATAATTTAATATACCCCTATCGTATATAGGTAGTACGCGACTCTCTCAAGGTCGTAGACAGAGTTCGAATCTCTGTAGGGGTACCAGTAACACACCTGATAAGTCTCTAGGGAGAACAGGGGGATGCACCCGCTTCCGTTAGCCAAAATAGAGATAGGCTGCTTGTCAGATACTGCAAACCGAGGTAGTATGTGTGGGACTAGACTCGGGTACTACTGATATAGGTATGCATAATGGGGCACCGTTATTTGGCAAAGGTATCAGTAGGTATGCTCCGGTAGACTATGGGAAGGTCCCCTGACTTTCAATCAGGATGGCGCGGGTTCGAATCCCGTCCGGAGTACTTTATAACTTAATAGAACTTTTCTAGTGTATTATGGAATTGCTATAGCGATCACTTTGTGATTCTTTCTAGAAAGGTTTAACATGGCTTTTACATATACCGTAGTCAAGGCAGATGCCCTTGCTGTGAACGACCAAGTACGTGCCATCGTATGTGCTGATGGACATGCTTATTCATTCCCAGTTCCTACAACTGGTGGTGCTACGTTCCCTTCCACAGTGAAGAGAATTGTGGCTGCTGATGTTCCTGCCGGAACGGATAGTGCTGGTGGTACTATTACCAATACTTCCGTCCTATGGACTATTTATCTGAATAACGCTTCTCAGTTCGCCCTTCCAAATCAGGCTACAATCAACGATACTGTTGACTTCGTAGTCAAGGCAACTGGAACTGCCTAAGTTTGACACCATAGTATCCCAGTGGTACTATGGCCTTGCCCCTATAGCTCAGCGGTAGAGCAGCTCACTTGTAATGAGCAGGTCGTGCGTTCAAATCGTACTGGGGGCTCTGGACTCTTTACGCGCAAATACGGTGCGAGCAACGGAGAGGTTGCGCCCATTGAGTCTGAATGGTACCCTGAACTCGCAACTGAGGGTACTTATGCTCCGGTATCCCAAGGGCAGAGGACATAGTCTCAAAAACTATGCTAGTGTCGGTTCAAGTCCGACTCGGAGTACTCGAATAACATTAAGGAAAACAAGTGGCTAGAAATCATTGTTTAAAGTGTGGCACAGACATGACTGGTAGTAATCAATGTCCTGCCTGTGGTTGGTCACCAGGTTGGTAATACTTTATGCTCCCTTCGCTCAACGGTAGAAGCAACAGATTTAAGTCCTGTTAAGTGCCGGTTCGAATCCGGCAGGGAGTACGAGCTTTACGGAAACCGTTGTGCGCGGTAAACAACGGAACCATTTATGCGGGTGTGGCGGAACTAGGCAGACGCGATAGGTTTAGGTCCTATTGTCCTTGTGGCGTGCAGGTTCGATTCCTGTCACCCGTACTTGATTAGCTTCACAAGCTGTGGTACTGTTTAACCACAGCAACCGGGAGTTATCAAAGGAGATAAGCATGGAAGCCTTTTTGAAGGTTCTACTAGGTTTGATAGCCTACTTCGGACCCATAGGCTTGACAGGATTCTTCATATTCACTATGATTAAGAAGCAAGGCTGGAAGCTCGCACAGATTGTAGCTGGACTAATCTTCGGACTTATGCTAGCTTCAGGTAATCCAGCACTTCCAAACGCTATTTACGATAGTGTGCACAACGTAATAAATTCTATTGCAAAGTAAGAAGCCTTCGGGCTATATGGGCTTAGTGTAGTGGTAACACGTCGGTCTCCAAAACCGCCATCAGGGGTTCGAATCCTCTAGCCCGTGCTTGACAGAGATTAACAACCTCTGGTAGTATCCCAGGTATAACTCACCTTATTCCTTGTGGGTAAGGTTTATTCCTCGTTAGCTCAACGGCAGAGCAGTCGACTGTTAATCGACCGGTTGTTGGTTCGAATCCAGCACGAGGAGCTTTGGTAAGTCGAGATCGTAAGGTCTCGTAGTATTAACTCAGGGATAGAGTACGAGTCCGCAGATTCGTCGCCCCGGTTTGAGTCCGGGATGCTACGACTTACCAATTAGATTTGACAACGATGCGAAGATAAGAGATACTTCACAGGGAACCGAGTGTCGAAGGTTCGAATCCTTCTCAGCCAATTCGATGGTTGATAGCTCAGTGGCAGAGCACCGGTCAGATAATAGCACTTTTATCGCTCTTTCTAGTTGTCTTAAAACTTAATAGCCGATGCGAAGACTAGGGTTACTTCCTCAACCAACAATATGAGGGCGAAGGTTCGATTCCAACGCCTATGGGCTGGTGCCCTTTCCTTGGTCGCTATTTCTAGGCTTTTATAATTAAATAAGCTTTACCCGATGCGCAGCAAACAGTTACTTCACTCATTATGGAATACAAGACACTGTATGCGACTTTTTCTAGGGTAATAAATTTACAATACCGATGCGTTGGTATGGGGTTACTTCAATTGCTAATGAAACCATGGGGTTCGAATCCCCTTAAGGCATGGGGCCTATACACCTCAAACCGTTATTTCTAGGTATTTATTTTTGATACCCACCGTATTCCGATACTGGTGGGTTTTATTTTGACTTATTGACGTACCACACTACAAAGGAGGCAGTAATGGCAAAGTTCAATCAGGCAGTAAAGTTGGGGGTAACTTCCCCTGTCAAGTCCACTAAGTCTGCTCTGAATGCTGAGTTCAAGGCAGGGTTCGAGCGTGAGAAGAAGAGTGAGCTGTTTTTGCTGGCTGTTGCCAACATGGTTGGCCAGGATACCTTCTACGAGAAGGCCAAGAGCCGGGATGACCGTTTTTCCTCTCTGGTACGCGAAGTTGCTGTTCAGGACTCCGCTTGGTTCCTAGGCTTTGTCGGCTGGCTGCGTAATGAGGCATTCATGCGCTCAGCGTCGATTGTAGCGGCTGCGGAAGGTGTTAAGGCACTTCTGGACTCTGGGCATGTCCCAGGCGTTCCTAGGGCCCTTGTAGCGGCTTCTATGGCCCGTGCCGATGAGCCGGGTGAGTTCCTTGCGTACTGGACTTCTAAGTACGGCAAGAACATCCCTGCGGCTGTCAAGAAGGGTGTTGAGGATGGTGCGCGTAAGCTGTACAACGAGTATTCTCTTCTGAAGTACGACACGGATAAGGCATTCCGTTTTGCTGACGTTATCCAGCTTGCTCACGTAGAAGCTAACGATGCTAAGCAGAATGACCTATTCAAGTACGCTCTTGACCGCCGTTATGGTAATGCCATTAGTGTTCCTCAGAGTCTTGACATGATCAGCACTCGTGCTAATCTGATGTCTGCACCAGTTGAGAAGCGTAAGCAGCTTATTGGTACTCAGGCAGGTATGCAGACTCTGTCACGTGCAGGTATGACGTGGGAAGCTCTGTCCGGATGGCTTCAGGGCCCTATGGATACTCAGGCTTGGACTGCTGTTATTCCGAACATGGGACACATGGCTCTGCTGCGTAACCTGCGTAACATTGCGGATGCACGCGTATCTAGCGCTACTATGAAGTTCGTTCTGGCTAAGATCTCTGATCCTGAGCAGGTAGCAAAGGGTAAGCAGTTCCCATTCCGTTACCTTGCGGCTTACCAGGCCAATAAGGGTAACCTTAAGATTGCTGCGGCACTTGAGGAAGCTCTTAATGCATCTCTGAGTAACGTTCCGTCCCTGGCTGGACGTACTCTGATCCTGGTTGACCGTTCCGGTTCTATGTTCCAGCATCACCGTACCGATTCCGAGTTGACTATGGCTGACAAGGCTGCTATCTTCGGTTCTGCGCTTGCGCTTCGTGCCGAGAGTGCGGATCTGGTTCAGTTTGGTTCTCCTTGGCGTGGAGTGGGTTTTGAGAAGGTTTCATTCCGAAAGGGTGATTCTCTTCTTCCGATGATGGATAAGTTCCGTGACATGGGCGGCACTGATACCGCTGCGGCGGTTAAGGGTAGCTTCAAGGGTCATGACCGTGTTATCATCGTCACGGATGAGCAGTGCAACGGTTGGGGTGGAGATCCGCTAGCGTCTGTTCCGGTTAGCACTCCGGTGTACACTTGGAACTTGGAAGGGTATCGTGTGGGTCAGAGTGAGTCCGGTTCTAAGAAGCGTCACACCTTCGGAGGACTGACTGACAAGGGCTTCCAGATGATTCCTTTGCTGGAAGCAGGTCAGAGCCAGAAGTGGCCATGGGAGTTTGCCAACGGCAAGATCTTCTGGTAAAGTATTAAGAGCGGTTGGTGGACCGCCCTCTAGTAAAAAACCACCAAATGGGGCTGGTCAAGGTGACACAGATGCTTTGCAAGCAACTCCAGCGGGGTTCGATTCCCCGTGGCTCCACTTGAATATGCTATGAAGTCAATACGCGATTGACTACAATTACTATCTGTTATCTTTAGGTCAGATCATATTCTATGCTCCGTTAGCTCAGTGGTAGAGCATTCGCCTCTTAAGCGACAGGTCGTCCGTTCGAACCGGACACGGAGTACTTTGTTCCCTTAGCTCAGCGGCAGAGCAGTGGTCTTTTAAACCAACGGTCGTCGGTTCGATCCCGACAGGGAATACATGGTATATCAAACGGCAGATAAGAAATGGGCGTACAAATGCCATTGTGGTAAGAACATAAAAGGTTTTGCCACACAGCAAGGCGCGGAAGTACTTCTACGAGCACACAAAGTAAGGTGTCAAGCATGAGTTCACCTCTTCTACCTATTCCGGGAGACTTCGGTTTAGTATCCATTCAAGGTGGTGTAGGCTGGTTAATACGTTTATGCCAATGGCTAAACGGAGATGGCTACTTCGACTATGAACATGCCTTTGTTTACATCGGTAATGGCCAGATCGTAGAAGCCGAACCTGGTGGAGCACGTATTACTCAGTTAGATGAATACGATGGTCGCCCAGTCATGTGGTCTAGTGGTTTGATCCCCTTGACAGAGGAACAGCGCACTGCGATAGTAGAGACAGCCGTCAGCCAAGTTGGTACGCCCTATAGCTTCCTGGACTACCTAGCCATAGCATCCTACCGTGTAGGCGTACGCCATCCCGGAATTGCTAACTATGTGTTAAGCTCTAAGCACCTTATCTGTTCTCAGCTAGTAGCCAAGGATTATGCGGATGCTGGAGTACTTCTTACGGATTATCCTCCACACCTAGTAACTCCTGGACGTTTGACTAAGTACCTGCTAAGGTTGAAGAACTACAGCATGTTAGCCAGTCAAGTTAAGTAACCGGAGAGATTATGCCAGTACTGCCGTATAAAAGGCTGCCAGGGAAGCCTCAAAGTTGGTATTTTCAATGCCCAAGATGTACGTATAAATCCAGTGACCATACTAGTAAGTTAATAGTAGAGGGCTTTGGTAACGAACATATGGCCAATAAGCACTAGTAAGTTTGTTCCTATAGTGAAATGGATATCACAACAGATTACGAATCTGTTATTGGGGGTTCGAATCCCTCTGGGAATGCGGGTGTTTGCAAAATCCGATGACTTGTTCACCTAATTAAAAATGTAGACATCGGCGCTGAACCGGACAGCGATACCAAAATCCGGCTAACTTCTAGCACTATCTTGGGAGTTGATATGTCCCGTACGCTTAAAGACAGACCTTATTGGGTTCTTAAGCAGGATCCTAGTATGTCCAGATATGCTACACATCAACATCATGTAGTACTCCGAGAGGAAATAGCCGAAGAGCCCGTTTATCGTCGCGTACCAACTAAAGATGGCTGGCATTGGGAAGATGAGGTTTGGTATACCCGAAAGCTATTCAAACGCTGGACTGCTAATACCGACTGTACTCTTGATATCCCTGAGGGAAATCCTTCATCTTGGCGCTCTAAGCGGCTTAGACTTTCATCTTCCAATGAGGATCGTCTTGCCAATAAGAACTGTTACTGGTGGCTGGAATACTATCCCAACATCAAAAGTCACAAGGATTACAAGAGATTGACAAATGGGGCCATGCGCTCTAAGGTAAGACAGCAGTTGCACAACGCAGTACGAGACTATGGCAGTTACTGTGAAGATGAAGCAGTCTGGTACGATGTTGACGTAGCTCCTGATACCAAGTATGCTAGTTCTTGTTGGTGGGACTGATAGATCTTCCTTAGCAGAGATACCACGGGTTGGATTAGAAAAGTCTCTGCGCTTGCCTTGGTATCGCCCCCGGCTTCTAACCGGTCATTAAAAGCGTAATGGAGTATGCAGGTTCGAATCCTGTCCAAGGTACTTCCAAACAAGGAGGAAAAATGGCAAAGGCAAATCAGAGTGCGACGCTTTCTGATGGTCGTAAGGTTACTGTTGTAGAAGTAAAGGGAGACAAGGCGGAGGTTATCGTTACGGGTACTGATAATCGTCTTAGTGTTCCAGTAAAGAATTTGAAGTAAGTACAAAGCCCTTCGGGGCGTTTGCGCGGGTAGCTTAGCGGCCAAAGCACCACTCTTACAAAGTGGCTATCGTGGGTTCGAGTCCCACCTTGCGTACTCTGGGTTTGGTAGGTTTCGACGAAGATTAAGGCCGCACGCGGAACTTCTTCGGACCTCGGTTCGATTCCGAGCAGATCCACAATGCGCATAAACCTAATCTGATGGGATTCAGAGACAGTCTGCAAAACTGTTGGTTAGCGGTTCGATTCCGCTTGTGCGCTCTTTGGAAGAGTCGCATAGTGGTCTAGTGCAACGGTTTGCTAAACCGTCGAGTGTAAAAGCTCCGTGGGTTCGAATCCCATCTCTTCCTTCGAACTTGGTAGGTAAGCGAACGGTTAGCAGCTACATTGGAAATGTAGTAAGGGTCTCAAGCCCGCGCGGGTTCGATCCCCGCACCTACCGCAGCACGTAACAAGGGTGGCTATACGGGGAGGCCCGTATGGTGTTATCTTATAGAGCGTCCCTTAAGCGCTCTCCACAATGGAAGTAATCCGGCTGGATGAGGACACCGTCTTGAAAACGGCTGGGGTATGAAAGCCCTTGGGAGTTCAAGTCTCTCTGCTTCCGCTGGCTGGCAGTATTGACTGTTGAATGGCTATGTTATAGTCTGGCCTAACCTGCTCCAGTAGCTTAACGGTTAAAGCATCTGTCTTATTAACAGCCGACTGTGGGTTCAAATCCTACCTGGAGTACTTGATACTATAAGGAGAACTAATGCGGGATATTACTGACGACAATTTCATGGAAGTTCTCAAGACGGACTGCCTTGTACTAGTTGAGTTTTGGGCAGACTGGTGCGGCCCTTGTAAGCAGATGGTACCTGTGCTAGAGTCGTTAGACCAGGAAGTATCCTGGGTGAATGTTGTCAAGGCTAATATCGATGAGAACGCAGAACTGGCTAAGCGCTACGATATTAGTTCCGTGCCTACGTTCTTACTATTTAAGAATGGTAAGGTTGTGGAGTACCACGTAGGGGCCTTGCCAAAGTTCAAGATCCTTGGTATGCTTAACGATAATAGATAACTAAATTATGGGAGCGTAACTCAGGGGTAAGAGTGCCACACTGATAATGTGGAAGTCGGAGGTTCAATTCCTCCCGTTCCTACTTGCAAAAAGCTGGTCTAGATGTTAGACTAGCCATGGTGGTTATGATGTAGAGGTAACATACCTGACTGTGACTCAGGCATCACGGGTTCGAGCCCCGTTAATCACCCTTAGGTCCCGAATAGAAAAAATCCACCTTTCGGGGATGCGTCTGGTGCCTTGCACGCCTTGCCTAGAGCGAGGAAGGTGAAGGAGCGGCTCAGGCGCCAATGGATGTATAACACGTAATTGGTAGCGTTACGGCCTGTAAAGCCGTCGTCTTCGGGCTCTGGGAGTTCAAGTCTCTCTGCATCCACTCAAACCTCTGTCTCTACAGTTTGTAGAACTTGACAGAGGTTTTTCTATGCCTTAGTCTCGTACCACAACGACAACGAAGGAGGAGCTGTGTATCTGTTCGATCTATTTGACTATGACCTGTACCAATCTAATTTATCCAACGGGTATATACGAGAGAACTCTCACCCGTATCTAGACCTTAGAATTCTCAACTATACGGAAAAGGCGCAGTACGAGCAGTTATGGAATCCCGTAACTACCCAGTGTCGTGGTCTTATCGTTAACTCGGAGAACAAGGTAATTGCTCGGCCCTTTGACAAGTTCATGAACTATGGACAGAATCAGGCTGACAAGTTGCTTATGGATTATCCTATAGTGGCTACCGACAAGATGGATGGCTCTCTTGGTATCCTCTGGGATTACGAAGGTGTTCAGGGTATTGCTACTCGTGGCTCTTTTACTTCTGAACAAGCTATCCATGCAACTCTGGTATGGCAGGCCAAGTACGGTTTCTCTGTAGCTCCCGAATGGACTTATCTATTCGAAATCGTTTATCCTACTAACCGTATCGTCCTTAACTACGGTGAGATGGATGAGCTGGTGCTACTAGGCGTACGTGACATTGAGGAAGGCTCTGTATTGCTTCCTAAGGACGTTGTAACGTGGCGGGGTCCTAGGGCCGCTACCTACCACTACAAGACGCTTAGAGAGGCCCTGGAGGCCCCTCCTAGGCTCAATGCGGAAGGTTACGTAGTCTACTTCCCAGATCTGGACTACCGTATCAAGATCAAGCAGGAGGATTACATCATTCTGCACAAGATCGTAACTGGGTTAACAGCGCGACGTGTCTGGGAACTTATGAAAGAAGGCAAGACCTTTCAGGATCTTTGTGAGTTTGTTCCGGATGAATGGCACGAGTGGCTGCGCGACACCTACCAGACTATCAATGACGATTTTGCCATAACGTATGGTTGTATCAAGGACGATTACTGGTTAGTAACGTTGGATCTGCCAGTAAATCACACCAGAAAGGATTTCGCATTAAGGGTGAAGGGTATGCAGTATGAAAGCTTTATGTTCGGTATTCTGGACGGCAGAGACCTGACAAGTAAGCTATGGGATCTGGTTCGTCCAAGTGCTGAGTAATTACTTTCAGTATGCACAAAAGTGATTGGTCTAGTGTTATCCTTAAGGGGAAATAGCACTAGACCAATTCACTCAAACACGTTTGGGGCAGGAAATTTGGAGAAATGAACGGATGACAAGGTCTTATGCTGTTGTCCTTTTCAGATCTAGCCCCAAGTGAGTTGCCATTATGACGACACAACCAGAGCCAATACAGTGGTCCGGGGCGGTACAGAGAGAGTTAGACGGTTTGCAAAGAAACGTTGAAACTCGGTTTACTGATTTTTCCAGCCGCCTGGATAAACTGCTGACAAAACTTGAATACGATGCGGATAAGCGCGCATCCGATATCCGATTTGATAATCTTAATGAGAAAGTTCACGATTCCGAAGATGATATAACGGCTATTAAACTAGAAGTACGAGCATCTTTTGAAACCTTCAGACGCGATATCCAAACAGAACGTGAGCGTTATGAAAAGGCTATAACAGATGAGGCCAAACTACGAACAGAAGAACACAAAAGTTACATAAAGGCCCGTCAGTCTCAATTCAGATGGCTGGTGTCCATGGTAATGATTCCTTTGGCCATTGGCGTAGTAGACCTATTATTCAAGAAGTAGACAACAAGACCTGCGTAGTGTAGTATGTACTGCATTATGCAGGTCTTTTACTTTAGGAGGAGGCGCAGTGCAGCCCGTAACAAGTATTGTTGAGCTGGAAATTCTGGCCAAGGTTGACCAGGATATCTACAATATTCTCAACAACCAGAATCTAGGCCGCCTTTCCGCAAAGGCAAATCTTATTGAACAGAAGAACATTGTTGTATCCGAGAAGCTTATCCGTACTTGGCGTGACAAGCATCTTGTAGTAATTGCTCCCGTAACCAATGTTGGCAGCGAGCGAGCAAAGACGATTGTCATCATGCCGGATGTGCAGGCTCCGCTACATGACACGATTCTTGTTGACAAGTTCATCAAGTTCCTTGGAGACTTTCAGCCGGATGAGCTTGCTCAGGTAGGAGACTTTACGGACTCTACTGAGATCAGCCGTTGGGTTCGTGGAAAGAAGGGTGAATTCGGCGGAGATCTTCAGGCAGGATTTGATGCTTCTCGTTGGATTCTAGAAGAGATTCGAGAAGTATTTGATGGACGATTCCGTATCGTTCGGTCTAACCACGACGATCGCCTTGAACTTTATATTGATGCTTGTGGACCGGGACTGAATCTTCGTGATTTGACCATAGAGAAGCAGGTAGGTTTTGATGACAACGATGTTGAGTTTATCCGTGACGCGGTTGTAGAACTTGCACCCGGTTGGGTCATGGCACATGGGGATGAAGGCTCTCTTAGCCCTTCTGGTGGTAAGACTGCTCTAGGCTTGGCCAAGAACAAGTTTGGCGTCTCTGTGGTTTGTGGTCACACTCACCGTGCTGGTATCACCCCTGAAACCCTCGGATACAATGGAGGGAATCAGCGACAGCTTACTGGTATGGAAGTTGGGCACTTTATGGATATCAAATCTGCTGATTACCTTAAGAAGAAGGGGGCTACTGCTAACTGGCAGCAAGCATTCGGAATTCTTGAAGTATACGGAGATAAGGTATTCCCCCACCTGGTATCTGTTCAGGATGGTAACTTCTCCGTTAATGGGGTCCTTTACTAATGACTTATAATCCTATGGCTGATCTCAAGGAATTTCATGATAAGTTTGCCCCTGAACAGCGTAATGATTTTCTCCCTATGAAAACTACTCGGCGACATAACCTTATTACGGAGGAATCCCGGGAAGTAGCTGAAGCTATTGAGTACCTGGAGAATACTTACTTTAATGAGACTTCCAGTTCTATGGCAGAGGCGAGGGAAGAGCTGGCCAAGGAATTGGCTGATCTGCTTTATGTAGTTTATGGAACTGCTGAAGAACTTGGTATCCCTATTGAAGAGGTATTCAAGGTAGTGCATGAATCAAATATGTCCAAGGTTTGGTCTGATGGTATGGTTGTACGTAACCACTTTGGGAAGATTCTTAAGCCCGATACTTACGTCAAGCCAGATTTGAGTTTTATTAATGAGTATTAACTTCTACAGACCAGTACATGATGAGGGTGACATTTGGCGAGAAGAGAGCTGGACATTCCATTCTTCTCCCGAAGTTCCTTATGACTTTACTGTAGAAGCCCATGTCTCCTGTACCTATATGGATGGTGTACATTACGCAGGCCACAATTGCCCGCACGATACACCAGACGATTTAAATCCGGGATGGACAGCACAACAACGATAAAAAGACCTCAGCCCTGTAAGATTAGGGACTGAGGTCTTTTTAATTTAAGGAGAGGATATGGCAAGACAAAAGAGAGTCAATAGAGTTCCGCGTATTCAGCCTGTACGTGGCAGAGCCGGATCGGCGTGGGATCGAGAGTTCTTAGGCGCGGTTCCTGAGACCAACCGGGTAGCCCCGTCCTCTTACCTTGATGTCAATGCTACTCGCAATCAGGCAGGACGCCTTACTGACCTACGTCTTTATCAAGAGATTGAGATGGCTATTAATGGTGACGATGAGCCTCTGTTGCCCTACCAGCCTACGCCTACCATCAATCCGGGAAGACCTAGAACTCTTGCTGCCGGTTATGATGAAAGAAGTCAGTCTCTTCGTATAAAATTCAGAGACGGAGACTACTATACCTATTACAATGTACCTCCATCAGTATGGTGGAAATTCCAGAGAGCCCAGTCTCCTGGTCGTTATATAAACTCCACACTCAATAGTTTCCCTTACAGCAGAGGATTGACTTAGATTGGCCATTCATAATAAGACACACGATTTCGGACCACTATTCGTACATGGCATTAAACTACAAAAGAAGTCCCCGCTATTCCATCGGTATCCTTCTCATGAACTAGAGGAACCATACCGATGGTCCAACTCTCTCATCATACGTATCCCATGGTGCCGTCAAGGGCTTGTAGTGGGCCTGTGGCGCTCTACCAATCGCACGGAGGAGCAAACCCTACTAGATGCGCTGGAAGGGCGTCAGATGACCGATGAGGCGTTTATGGATGCGGAGAAGACACACATCCGTAGAACTATGATTAAGAAGCAATTTACGGCAGAACAACAAGAACTACTAGTTGACGCATTGGATTTGTAATATGTTAAAGAGATTCAGAAGTAGTAAGCCGGATGAGAAGATAAAAGCTAAGTTACTTAATAGATTACGTAAGGCACCCAATGATGAACTAATACGATGGGTGGATAATATCCATACGGGTATCGGTAAGAACATCACAGAAATGAGAAAGAGCCTGACCCATGGAACTTCGGATCAGGCTCTTATATACACAGAGGACATAAAGGTAGGAGCAGTATCTTTATTGGCAGCTATGCAAGTCATAGAAGAACGGCTTACCAAATCTTTATAAGCTCGTATACATAAATTACTACAAAGATAATAACGCCAATAGTAAATACCTGGCGTAGCTTATGGTAGATCCATCCGATAGTCGGACTGGTATTGAACCAGCGACCGAACCGAGTGTTATCCAGGGCAGCACCTATCAGGGTTCCAGTAAAGGCTGAAACAAAGCCATGAAAGAATTCCCTACTGTGTGAGCTGTTGGTACTAGAATCAAAAACTCCGTTGTCTCCCATGTACTCGTTCATCAGGTTCCCTTGGTAGTGGTTGGTTATAGTCTTACTGTACGGTGCGTACTGCTATGTGTCAACTCCGGTACAATGGATCTATCGAGAAATTAATTTGGAGAAATACATGGCTACTGAGATTGACCTAGATGAATTAACTGCTGAAGAACTTGATGCCCATAAGAAGACTGCTATTGAGTTGGATCCCAGATCCCAGGCATTTATTGACGAGATTGTAGAAGGTCTTCTGCTATTTGCCGATGAACTATCCGGACATCCACTTTATGGTTACCAGCGACCTTTTGCTGCTCGGCTTATGGAATCCGTTATCATCAATGACGGAGCTACAGTAACGGCCTTATTCTCTCGTCAGTCCGGTAAGACTGAGACAGTAGCAGCTACCGTAGCTACTCTGATGATCATGCTTCCCCGTTTGGCCAAGATTGAGCGCTTTAACGTGTGGCTCGAAGATTTCAAAGAGGGCGTATGGGTAGGGGCTTTTGCTCCCGTTGATGACATGGCCAAGACTTTGTATTCTCGTATTATCTCTATGTTTGAATCCGAGAGAGCGCAGGCTATCCTTTCTGATCCGTCTATTGACGAGAAGATAAAAGGCCGTGGCTCCGAGATGAAACTAGCCCGTTGTGGCTCCCTGGTACGTCGTCAGACAGCCCACCCAAGAGCTAATATTGAGGGTAAGACTTACCACATTGCTCTATTGGATGAGGCACAGGTAGCTGACCAGAAGGTTGTGGACAAGTCTATTCGTCCTATGCTTGCGTCTACTAACGGAACTTTTGTTATGACAGGAACCCCTACATATGAGAAGGGCGTATTCTACCGAGAAATTGGACATAACAAGCGTAACGCTACTAAGCGTGGTGCCCGAGTAAACCACTTTGAATCAGACTATAGAGAAGTATCCAAGTGGAACAAGAGATACGAAAAGGCCGTAGCTGGTGACATGCTTCGTATGGGATATGACTCAGACGAATTCAAACTGTCCTACCGTCTTATGTGGCTTCTGGAACAAGGAATGTTCACAACCTCTGAGCGTCTTGATGAGCTTGGGGATAAGACTATGCAGATTGTCAAGAGCTATTACACGACACCTATTATTATTGGTATAGATCCTGCCCGTAAGATTGACAGCACTATTGTCACGGCAGTATTTGTTGACTGGGAACATCAAGATGAATATGGATATTACAACACTCGTGTTTTAAATTGGCTGGACTTACAAGGGCATGACTGGGAATCCCAGTATCATCGAATTGTAGAATTCGTATCCAAGTACAATGTCTGGGCTATCGGCGTAGATGTTGGTGGTATGGGAGACATTTTCATATCCAGATTGCGAGTGCTATTACCCCATATAGAGATAGTAGATGTTTCGTCCATGCGACCTGCCCAGTCAGATCGATGGAAGTATCTAAGAGAGATGCTGGACCGTGGCCGTATCGGTTGGCCTGCCCACGCTAAAACTCGTAACCTGAGAACGTATAGAAACTTCATTCAGCAGATGTCAGACCTCCAGGTAAAGTTTGAAGGTCCCTATATGCTGGCTGAAGCTCCTAAGGAAGTTAATGCCCATGATGACTATTGCGACTCCTTGGCCATTGCTCTAAGCGTAATTCCAGAGAATAAGAATGAGGAAATAGAAATCTCGAATAATCCCTTCTACGATAGAAGACGTTCTTAATGTATGATATAAACAACACTAGTGTTTTAACTTAAGGAACTAATATGGCAGAAATGTACAAGGAAGCGGGACGTGTAGCATTACTGGCTCCGTCACCTACATTCCCTGAGAGAGATCGCGGTGCGGTTAATTACGAGGCCAAGAGCGCTTCTAACCCTGAGCGTCGTGGACCCCTTCGTTTTGAAGAGGGAATCGCCACAGATACTGACGTACCTAATGACTTCCAATTGGGTGCTATGCAGGGGTATAGAACTGCGCCTGGACGCCCAAACCACAATATGAATGTATTCGAGAAGCCTGCTGCTGAGACAATGCGTGAGCGTGCTCATGTAGGATCTGCTGCTTGGATTGACTCTGCCGGTATGACTGGTGAGTTCATGCATGGTGTTAACGTAGATGCTAATGCTGCTCGTAGATTTGAGGAAGTTAGCCGTAGTGGTGGTAGATATGAAAGACTCCACGGAGCTGTGATCACAGACTAAATGGACACCACAGATATTAAGAATCGATTCACTTTTCATCCTGTAACAGGTGTAGACCAAGGTAAGCGTTACGAATCCGTTCGTGCGCACGCTTTGGACTTTGCGCTGTGGTTGGATGAAGCTGTGCCCGATAGCCGAGAGAAATCCTTAGCTATCACACATCTCGAAGAAGTAGTCTTCTGGGCTAATGCTTCAATTGCGAGACACTAAGTAATTATCCCTTTCCCATATTGGACGTGAATTATGGCCGTACATGCCGTTAGCGGAACTCTTACCGCATCCACAGTTGCATCTAACACGCTTACATCTTGGCAGCCTTATGTAATTGTTACCTTTACAAGTTCCGGAACAGCCGCAGCAGCTTACATTACTGTTGATGGAACAACACCTACAGTAGGTGGCGCTGATGAAACTCAGGCACAGGTTGCCGCTTCTGGAACACTGACTGTAGCTCTGAAGAACTTGGCACCAAAGCCAAACCTTTCTACAACAACACCTTTGGCTACAGATCCTTCAGCAGTTCCAGCCTTTACTACAGCTCAGACAGTAGTAAAGATTATCTCTGCTCAGACTCACGCCTACACTATTGAGCTATCACCAAGTCCAGGTTCAGCTATCGTACTGGCCTAATCGGAGTCAATAGTGACGGTATTTCATGATAGACGTACCGATGCTTATGAAGAGTTAACTGGGGACCTAACAATCCCCAGTTCTCTGAACTTAACATATAGCGGAGGACAATTACCCTCCAGACCAGATATAGATCCCCAGTATCCAGTAGATCAAACTGCTTCTGTGGTTGATATGAGATAGGAATGCGATGGCTGCAAGCAGAGCACAATCAGGTACGTTAACGATTAACACTGTTGAGCCCGTTAACTTCCCTCAGTATTTTGCAAATATAACGATTGTACACAGAGGTACTACAGGTACAATCTGGTTGAGAACTGATGGAATTAATCCAGTAATTCTTGCCGATGATAATTTTCCTGTTCTTCCAGGACAGGCAGTCACTTTCCCTAATGGGATTCTGACTCAAGAACCTATAACTCGTGTTATAAGTGGAACTAGCGTTCTGATGATTTCAGATGTAGCTATCCCTTTCACAGTATATGTTTCTTAACGGGGAACTTTTAGAACTTTAACTCGCCTTATTATTCGGACTCTCCTCCATCCACCCCCCCACAATTGGAGAGCCATATGGCTATTCACATTACAAGTGGTACAACTGTAGGCGGAGTTGTAACTACAATTACCTTCGCCAACCGCTACCGTAATATTACAATTATTAATAGAAGTTCTGGAGATATGTGGGCACGGGTAGATGGTGTGGATCCCACAGTTGCTGGGGATGAGTGTTACTTTGTATCTCCCCTAGGCTATGTTGATGCTATTAACTTAAATAATCCACCAGAACCCGCCTTAGGGGTAACTGCAAATACCGTAGTTAAGATGATCTCGGCCGCTAACGCCACCTTCACAGTGCAAGCAGGTGTCTAATGGCGCGTAGAGGAAGTTTTGGTGTAGGACCACAAGGGCCCGCAGGAAATTCTGAAGGCGCTGCGGGAGGGGACTTGGGAGGAACTTTTCCTAACCCTACGATAATGTCCACAGCAAACGTACAGGGCATTATAGAGGCCATTAGACTTGACCAGATGGCAGCGCCTACAGCTAACGTAAGCCTAAATACCCATAAACTTACTGGAGTATCCAATGGAACTGCTGCTACCGACGCGGCGGCATTTGGGCAGATTCCTACGACACTTCCACCTAACGGTAGTGCCACTGGAGATTTGACAGGTACATATCCAGCGCCTACGTTGTCTGCTACATCTAATGTAAATACTATTGTTAGAGCTAATCGTCTAGATCAAATGGCAGCCCCATCAGCTTCAATTTCTATGAACAACCAAAAGCTAACTGGCCTAGCAAATGGAAGTGCTTCAGCAGATTCGGCTACATTCGGACAAATTCCTGTAGCTTTGCCGCCTAATGGCGCAGCAACTGGCGATCTCACTGGTATATATCCAGCACCAACGGTGGCAAAGGTAAATGGCATTGCTATCACGGGAACACCCACCTATGGAGCTTCACCTTCAGCCCTAACAAGCACTACAGCCGCCTGGTCAGTTCTTCCTAACTTTGTTAGTACAGGTATCCTCACTGGCGGCGTTATGTCCCAAAATGCTAGTCCAACCGCTTTTAATATCACAGCAGGTACAGGATTAGTAGCTGATTATGTAACTACCCCTACGCTCCCCGTGCTTACTCCAGTAACTATTAACGCTCAAACTGTCACCTTGGGAGCTTCTGAGAATACTCGTGTAGTTAACTATTGGTACGCGGATAGCTCTGGAAATATTCATTCACAGGCCACACCTCTTGATGGTCCACAGCGTCGTGCAAATATTCAACTTGGAGTTACCTGGTCAGTCGTTCCAACGGGCGCTTTGTACAATATAATGTCTGCACCGATCATCGAATCATATCCAACTGATACTTTATTTGGTCTTTTCACTAATCTAGGATCTTTCTCAGTATCTGGAAATATTATTACTGCCAATGCTACTAGTTTAAGTCTGGATAAGTCAGCAGGTACGCAGCTTTCAATCGGCCGTAATTACAGTTTTAACGGAATTAATAAGCCCAACTTAGTTACTAATCCCACAGACCTTCTAGCAACCTTTCGGTACGTTACTCAGACTACCTCGTCACAATCTGGAACTAGAACTACATTAGACGTTGCAAATTATGATAATGCTGGAACTATTACAGCCCTGTCCGCTAATGGACACGCAGCAATTCATAGAATTTGGTTAATTCCGACAGGTGCTACAGGTACGCAGTTGGTTATTCAATATGGCCAAGTAGACTATACTTCACTAGCCTTAGCCAATGCGGCAGTTGGGCAGGAAGCGTTTGTCACTAACCCTGATTTAATTGGCTCACAGGCTTGTCTTATCGGTTACATTGCTGCAACTAAAGTTGCGACTAACTTGGCTAATACATCACAAGCGGTATTTTTCAAGGCAGCTAAATTTGCTAATCCATAGAAGGAACTATAATGGCTTTTGATTATTTTGTATCTGATGAGCAAGGTGCAAGTACACCAAGTCCCGTGCAAGTACGTACAACAGCTACGACCAATAGTAGTGGTGTATTTACTGTAGATATAAGCGGTGCCGGTCTTACCCACGTTAGTAACGCCTACGCAACAATTATTGCAGCGGGCGCAGCAGTAAACCAGGCACACGTTATTTCTCTTACTACAATGAGTACTTCCACTCTCACAGGCACCGCATTTGTATTTACCACGACACTGGGTGTTCTTAATTTAACTGCTGCGGGTTCCGGGATATCCGTAAAGATTATTGTTGAGGGAGATCAGGCTTAATTAAATTTGTGGTAACCTGTACCCTAGAGATACTAATTCGGATAAACTATAGGATGTATACATGTCAATGTCTTTCTACTCTCCATCAATGAGAGCTTCTGCATCAGACCTAGCTATTGCTATTAGCCCGCTAGGCTTGGTTGAGCTGTCTGATGAAGAATTTGAAATGCATGGACCTCGCCTTAATAGATACGCCGAATACTGGGCTTGGTACCTAGGACATCACTGGGGAACTCGTAGAGAGTTTGGTGATCCACAATTAACCTTCAATTACGTAAAGGCTTTCGCCGATTATATTAATAGCTTCTGTTTCTCCAGAGGCATTTCCTTCGATACTGTCAAAGAGTACGACCACATTGTTCCTGCCTTGCTGAAAAGAGTTTGGCAGTTAGATAACAATATGAAGGCCGTTACTTGGGAGATGGGACAGCAAGGTGGTGTCTCTGGAGATTCATTCGTTAAGGTGGCGTATGAATCTGCTTGGGTAGATGACGCTGGGAATAACCATGCAGGTCGAGTACGTATCCTTCCCCTTAACTCCGCTTACTGCTTCCCTACTTGGCATCCACACGATAGAGACAGACTCCTGGAGTTCAAGCTCAAGTATCGTTTCTGGGGAACCAACACTGAGGGAACTCGTTCCGTTTATACATACACAGAATTAATTCGCTCTGACATAATTCGTGAGTATGTTAACGATGAACTAATTGATGAGCGTCCCAATGCCTTAGGTGTTATTCCTATTGTGCATATTGCTAATCACCCTGCTTCCGGATCCCCTTGGGGAATGTCTGATGTGCAGGATCTTATTACCCTGAATCGTCAGTACAACGAAACAGCAACTGATATTGCTGACATCGTTAATTACCATGCCGCACCTATTACTGTTGTTATCGGTGCGAAGCCCTCTCAGCTTGAGAAGGGAACTAATCGTGTATGGTCCATTGGAAACAAGGACGTTACAGTTAACAACCTTGAAAATGGTGTGGAACTAGAAGGTCCACTGGACGCTCTGAATATGCTCAAGGTAGCCATGCACGAGATGACTGGTGTTCCTGAGACAGCTCTAGGACAGAGTCAAGCCATTTCAAATACTTCAGGTGTAGCTCTTGCTATGCAATTCTTACCACTAATGCAAAAGTTTGAACTAAAGAAGATACAATATGGTAAGGGACTACAAAAAATAAATGAGTTAGCATTAAAGACTCTCTTTATTTTTGAACCTGAAGCTACTCTGTACGATCCAAATACAGAGGGAATCATCCAAGAGGGTCAACCTCTAGCTATTGACCCAAGAGACCCATTAGTTTATTTCAGTGATATTGACTGGCCTTCTCCACTACCTGTGGATAAGTTGGTTAAGCTGAATGAAATCGGCGCAATGATGAATATGGATCTCGAATCTCGTAGAGGAGCTTTGAAGGATCTGGGCGAACAATTCCCAGACGAGAAGCTTCAAGAGATCTTTGATGAGCTGCACCAGGATGCCATCCGTGATGGTGCCCTACGTATGCTAAGAACTCAGATCGATTCAGTAATTCTAGAATTGACTGGAATGACACCTCAACCGGATGGAACTTCTGAGCCTGCTGAAACGGGTGAAGATGCTCTAGGGAATCCTGTACCGCCTTCTGGTGGACCAGGGACTATCAATAAGATAGATCTGCAAGAACTGGATGGCGTGGGCTCTATGGACGCTCTACGCGAGGCAGTCGTCAATGCATACGGAACTAAGCTAGGTACTCGACAGCTTCCAACCGACGATTAACGTACACATTTAAGTAAATTCATTTGGGATATATTCGGAAAACATCAAGTTAAATTCTAGGAGATATGAAAATGGCAACTCCAACACAGCCTTTGGACTCACCAATTGGGACTCCAAATACTGATAACGGTGCTCAGAGTCCTGCACCTTCCCCATCAGCTTTTCAGCATGGCGCTTCTGGAGAGAGAATATTCTCTGAGGCTGACATTGCTAGAGCGCGTAAGGAAGAGAAGGATAAGCTCTATACTGAAATTGAATCACTAAAGAATCAATGGTCTTCTGCGCAGAAGACACTTCAAGATATTCAAGACCAGAAGGCACAGGAACTTGCTGAAGTCGAGCGTAAGCAAGCCGAGAAGCTAGCAGCAGAAACAGCTAGAAAAGAAGAGGAGATGTCTGCAAAGGCACTCCTTGAGAAGAAGTTACAAGAAACAACAAATACTTGGGAAGAGCGTTTCAAGCAGCTCCAGACAGAACGTGATGCCGAAGCTGCGCTACGTACCAAGGAAAGAGAATATAATGATCTTGTAGACTATAGAACTGCACAACTGCAAGCCAATGCTAATGACATTGCCCCACAGTTCCATAACTTCATCACAGGTGATAACAAGGAACAAATCGATAACGCTATAGCACAAGCAAAGGTTGCTACTCAGTCCATTGCGGATGAAGTGGCTCAGGCAAGACAACAGCAGGCAGCGCAAGTACGTGGAGTAGCACCTACAGGATACACAGCTCTAGGCCCCTTAGATGGTGCTGTGGGTCAGAAGACATATACGCCAGAGGACATTAACAACATGACCATGGCTGAGTACACGAAGTTCCGTCAAGAGTCGGGACTAGCCGGAAACGATGCTGCGAGATCTCGTGGCCTTTTCGGATAATTTAAACACACTGGGTACGGCTAGTGCCCGAACCCATATAAGCGATAAGGACTAAATATGGCTGGTTCAGCAATTACGGGCACACCGAATATCTCCGGTGCTCCAACAGCTTACCCGGGTGGAAGTTCAGCACTTTCTCCAGCAATCCAAACAATCTGGAGTAAGGAAATCCTATTCCAGGCAATGCCGATACTCCGTTTCGAGCAATTCGCTGTAAAGAAGACAGAGCTTGGAGTAACTCCGGGTCTTACTATTAACTTTATGCGTTACAACAACCTAGGCAATGCTTCTCAGCTTGTTGAAGGTATCCGTATGCAGACAGCTCCACTAACAGCCAGCCAGTTCAGCATTACAGTTGCTGAGCAGGGATTTGCTGTTGCTGTATCTGAGCTTCTACTTAACGCTTCCTTCGATGATGTTATGGCTTCTGCTTCCCGTCTTCTAGGTCGTAACATGGCTACTTACCTTGACGTAAGTGCCAGAAACACATTGCTTCAGGCTTCCTCACAGATCTTCGGATACCAGAAGGATTCCGGCGCAATCAATAACCAGGTCTTCTACAACATTGGTACTGCGGGTACATCTAACGCATCCATGACTGGTGACTTCAACCTCAGCTCTCAGACTGTATACGACGCAGTCGAGACACTGGCAACCAAGAATGTCCCCCGCTTAGGCGAGACTTATGTCTGCTTTGTCCACCCTCACCAGAGCCGTTGGCTACGTAACGATCCTCAGTTTATCGAGATGACTAAGTATGCAGCCCCAGGTAACTTTATGCTGGGAGAAATCGGACGTTTGAACGATGTCGTATTTATCGAGACAACTCAGGTACGTAACGTCGTAGGTGGGGCCGGAGCCGGTTGGACAACTGACACAACAACTGGTGGTGTAACAACTGGTAACGGTGCAGCTAACCGTTATGATTCCATCTTCATTGGAGACAACGCCTTCGGTCACGCTATTTCACTTCCTGTTGAATTGCGCGATGGTGGTATTCTAGACTTCGGAAGAGAGCACGCCTTGGCATGGTATGCAATTTGGGGTCTTGGTCTTATCACTGACATTTCTGTTGTAGTTGCATCTACAAACTAATCTTTATCTAGAGTGAAACTATAAGAAGCCCTGCCTGTTATGGGCAGGGTTTTCTTATATAATTTAACTAACACACGAGCTATAAATTTGGAGAATAGAATGCCACCACGCAAGCGCGCCGGAGATCTTACCGGTATTGAAACTGAGCGTCTTCAGAAGGAAAATCAGGCTGAGCTTAAGAGACGTGCTCAAGAAATTTCTATGATGGCCGAAGTAGAGAATGAAATCAATGATGTTCCTGTTGATTACTCCAACGGACCTATCACTTCTGTAGTGAAGGATGAGTTGGACGTAGACAAGGAAATTGAATTAGAATCTCCTACACGTACCATCATCCCTCTTATTACTCTTGACCAGGTAACTTTTGGTGCCGGAAATCACTATAACTTTGAAGAGGGACGCAAGTATGTTGTTCCTGTAGAACTGGCACGACACCTATCAAGTAAGGGCCTCCTTTGGGAGGGCGGATACCGCTAAGGGAGAAATAAACTATGTCAGGTAATCTAACTGATACGACAGACCGTGCAATCCTCAATTGGATAACAGGTACATCGCTAGGTGGCTGGACTCCTCCAACAACAGCCTATGTGGCTTTGCTTACAGCAGACCCGAGTACAACGGCAGCTACCCCTACCGATCCGCAGCTTTCCGAGTTAACTGAATTAGCTGCTACGGGATACACAAGAGAGATAGCTACATTCTCAGCGGCTACGTCTCCCTCAGAAGGTACCAGCCAAATTCAGAACAGTAACCTTCTTACCTTTGGCCCCTTTACTGCTGCCTCCGGATCCGGAACACCAACAACCTATGGGGCTTTGGTAAACGCAGCGTCAGGAACAACCGGTGAAGTAATCTGCGTATGGCAATGGGATGTTCCGGTTACTGCACCTCAGAACCAATCCATTACTATTCCAATCGCTAATCTAACTCTCACACAACAGTAGGTCTCTATGGCTTTCACTACACAGGACATCATTAATCGAGTCCGCATTGAGTTAGGAGATACGGGCGCCCCCTTTTCGGATACCTTCCTGGGTACTGGAATGGTTTCCACTTATGATCTAACAGATTTCAATATCTGGAATGAGACAGTAACGTGGATACGCAATCAAGTACCTGTTCTTCTGGTAAAGGGAACAGACTATGCGATGAACTACCAAGAGGGAAGAATCTTCCTTACTGGTACGCCTTCCCCATTACCTCAAGGAGACACCTTAGTAGTTTCGGGGCAGGCTAGTGGTATGTTCTCCGATGAAGAATTGGGTGCCTTTATCAATGACGCTGTTATTCAACATGCGAATGGCAGAACAGTAAAGACCCGATTCAAAGATTCAAACGGCTTTGTCAAGTATGTAACGGTACCAATCGATCTTTCTAATCTCCCTGAGATAGAAGGTACGTTAGTAGCACTCCGCGCAACAATAGATGCCCTGTGGGCTTTGGCTACAGACGCGAGTACTGATATCGATATCTCATCCGCTGATGGAACTACAGTTCCCCGCAGCCAGAGATACCGCCAGATCAGAGACCAGATAGACGCTATGACAGCTAGGTACAATCAGCTTTGTGCCATGCTCAATATCGGTCTTAATCGAATTGAAATGTCCAAGATCAGAAGAGTATCCAAGACTACCAACCGTCTGGTACCGATCTTTGAAGACAGAGAATACGATGACTACGATCTGCCGCGTCGTCAGCTTCCACCAATTGATGCTAGAGACGAAGATGAGAGTAATCTTCAGAGTCCGATCTTTGGTGGGATGTGGGGATTATAAACAGTGAAGACCCTTATAGAAAAAGGATGTGATTCCGATCGGACGTATCGGGTGGAAGGGCGGAAGATTCTCCGTCGATTTCGAGACATCTGAAATCTATAAGGGTCTTCGTGATTGGCAGAGATGGACTGGCGATGAGATCTATTACTTCAGATTCGCCTATGACCAGTCAACTATAGATCCTGTATACGGAGAAGCCGCAGGAACATTGGGGAGAGTTTATTTCGGACCCAATACAATTCCAGCATTACATGTTATCCACATAGAAGGGGATAACGATAATACAGAATATGGTTTCTACTCCAATGACAGAGCCCACGTAACTTTATCTTTTGACCAGATAAAACGTATGGGCTTGGATCGTATGGACCTTAACAATCAGAATTATCTAAAAGATAGATTCGTATATGATACTAAGGTATTCCGGGTAACCAGTGTTCAGGTTATGGGACAGATTCAGCAGAAAGATATTATTGTATCTATTGATGCTACTCAGGTTAAGCCTGATGAGATGGTAAATGATATTCAATTTGCTCAGTACGTAACACCTAATGACAAGCAGTTCTCTCAGAGACTCAGCTTAAACGATACGGTCTATGATCCGTACAATAGTGGTAGAGGTATATTCCCACTCAGTTATGCCCCTAGTGGTACAAGCCCTCTTACCAAGATAATAAATCAGGTAACTCCTTCCCTGCGCTCCCCTGCTTATGTGGTGCCAACACATACCGGTTATGGTGAAGGTCAATACGGTTCAGGTCCTTATGGAGGATAAAAGATGGCACTTGTAATTCCCACTAAGGGACAAACCGACTGGGACATCATTCTTAATGATGCTCTGCTTGAACTAGAAGGAGAGATATCTACTAACTCCTCAAAGGTAAATGGGGTAACTGTATCGGGTACTCCGGCTAACGGCTTAGTCCTTACCGCAACTAGCGTTAACACCGCTACCTGGACAGCCCCATCAGGCGCGGGTTCCTTGCTTGCAGCCAATAACCTTTCTGATCTTACGAATGTAGCAACGGCCAGAACCAATCTAGGCTTGGGTTCTGCTGCCCAATCGGCTACATCAGCCTTTGATCCTGCGGGCGCAGCTACTACAGCACAGACAAATGCTAATGCCTTTACTACAACTAATGCGTTGTTCAAGGCGAACAACCTATCGGACCTAGCTAACGCAGCTACAGCACGCAACAATCTTGGCCTAGGAACAGCCGCTACGGCCTCTTCTAGCGCCTTTGACGCGGCTGGGGCAGCAACTACCGCCCAGACAAATGCGGCCTCTTACACGGACACACAGATAGCTTCTGAGGTTACTCGTGCTAATGGGGCATATGCACTTAAGCGAGCAGACGTATTCAATGTTGCCACCTACGGGGCATTGGGTGACGGAAAGCTAGTTCTTGATGGTGCCATTATTTCGGGGCAGACAGATCTTACTTCTCCGTCTAATCCCTTTGTACTAGGCGATGTGGGTAAATGGGTAATGCTCAAGGGTGCAGCAGCCGCAGGAGTTACCTCCCTAATCGCGCAGATCACAGCCTTCGTTAACTCGGGACAAGTAACTATCAGTGTCGCCGCGTCTAATACAGTTTCTGGTGCCCTGCTTCTATGGGCAACTGATGATACTGTGGCAGTTCAGAGCGCTATCAATGCTGCTGTTACTTACGCGGGATTACATGGTGCAGCCACAATATTCTTCCCAACAGGTTCCGGATTATTCTACGGAATCGCGGGCGCACTTACTACAGCACACGCAGGAAATTCCCAGCTATATCTTCCTCCGCTAGTTACTACAGGAAATAAGAGCAATCTCATTTTCCTTGGTGTAGGCAACGGTTCCATCCTTCAGCACTGGGAACAGCTTACTCCTCAGTTTTCTGGAAGTACCCTTGTTTCCTTTGGAGTATTTGCGTCCTCTGGTGCCCAGACTACAAGTATTAACAATGGCGGAAATGCCTGTGTTATTGGTGGCCCGTCACAACCCGGTGGTTATGGTGTTGCTCCCGGAATCTTCAGCAACATGGGTGTTACGTTCAAAGACATGTCTATCCTTACTACCTACAGTTCCTTCGGCTTGAGTTACAGCGCTGGAGATATGACAGGAGTTTCCAACTGTAATCTATTTGACTTCGCCTATGGAACTACAGGTACCGTTCCGCACAACGACTTTGCAAGTCCTAACAGCTTTGCCAATGGTTTGTCTATCGGATGGCTTATGCCCGCCAACGGTAATAACGATAACTGCGCGATCAGTAATGTTACTTGTCACGGAGGATTCACTTTTGGATTCTTTGCCACAGAGCACACCACAGTAGACAATATGAGAATCCTTTATTGCTGGTCAGGCTTCTGCCCAGTAGGTGTTTACTTTGGGGGCGTTGGTGCCACTCACGCTTTCTGGATTAATCAAATCTCCGTTGAGGCATGTACTCACCTGATCAATATTGTTGGTGCCGGATCAGCAGGTATAGGCCCCTTCCTTAATATTGACCAGCTAGACACAGAGACTGGTGCACCTTCCTTTACGGATAGAAATTCCGGAGCGGCTCTTAACGCAGCCTTGGGAAATATCAGACTTACAGGACTGTACACAGCAGCCAATACGACAGTAAGCGCTTCAACCGGACTTAAGATTGTGGATGGGCAGAAGGCGTTCCCAGTTACAGCGGTATCGGCGAACTATACAGTAAGTGTTCTTGATGAAGTAGTACTGATAGATGCCACGTCTGCACAGAAAGATATAACACTCATTAGCGCGGCATGGACACCTAATGTATATACCTTCAAGAAGACTGACTCAAGTGCTAATCCCGTAGTTATCCACACAGTTAATAGTGAAACTATTCAAGGGGTTGGCGCACCTGCAACAACGTATACCCTTGCAGCCCAAGGAAATTCAGTAACAATATACCCAGCACGAGTTTCTTCCGCGTGGAATTGGTACACTAAGAGCTAAGCCAAAGGACTAAGGATAATAAATGACATTTACGCCAATCCCTAAAGGTACCCAGAATTGGGATGTACCAGTAAACGCCGCGTTTGCACAATTGGATTCAGATATAATTTCCTCCGCAGGGGATTCACTACAGGCAGCAGACAACCTTTCGGATCTGTCGAATATTGCACAAGCTAGAACCAATCTAGGTTTAAGTTTAGGCGCGGTAGTTGACGGGGAAGTACTTAATGTAAAGGACCACGGAGCATTAGGTAACGGAGCTGCGGATGATTATGCTGCTATCCAAGCTACTCTCAATGCCGCGTACACAGACTCTGCTACTATTCCCCGAGGAGCGATAGTCCTACTGCCTCCGGGTAATTACAGAACTTCTGCACCTTTGATAGTCCCACCCTATGTAACACTTAAGGGTAGTTACGCTATGCGTGGAACTAATATTCAGCAGTCCATCATAAAGCCCCTTTCCTCTTTTAGTGGAACATCAGTAATTTCTATGGTTGACGCCACCACTGGGGGTTATAGCACTACTAGTGAGGGTCAAAGACTGGTTGATATAACTATTGATGGAAGTGTATTACCCGGGACTACTACTGGAGTTGCTGCAACAGGACTTGTACATGGCGTGGTAATGCACAACGTGTCCATTGATAAAGTAACGGATCGTGGGGTGCAGTCTATATCAAATGGTTCTGGGCATCCGTATTCTTGGTACCTTGATAACGTTCAAGTATCGACCGCCACACTTGACGGTTTTCGTTTCTCAAATATGACTGATACTACAATGATCGGGTGTCGTGCTATTGGTTGTGGTCGCCGAGGGTATTATCTTGATGGTATGGCTAATTCAACATTTACCGCTTGTCGTTCGGAATTCGCTGGGGAGAACGGTTGGTATATAACTTCTAGCTGGGGCACGGGTACAGGATCTGGTGGCGCTATATGGACAGGCTGTACAACTGACCGTAGCAATAATAACGGCTTCCTGGTAGACGCTACGGGTTCTGCGACTCTAGTATTTAACGGTCTTGTACTTCGTCGTGATGGCCGTAATGGTAATGCCGGAGGTGGAAGTTACGCAGGTTTTAATGTAAGTGCCGCCACTACGCCAGTTTACTGTGATGGTCTTACTGTATATCCGGGAGTAGACGACAACGGCTCAGGAGTTAATTCCCCTGAGAGAGGATTCAATGCTTCCGGATCTACTTGGGTTAATCTTTCTTCTGGTTATCTACATGCAGCTACTACAGCTTTCAATGATGGTGGCACTAATACCTTCCTGCAAAAAGGTCCCGGTGTGGGGTTGGCAACAGGTACAACAGCTTCACCCACACGAAGTACTACAGAGACTTGGAATTTTGCAGGACCAGTAACTGCCACTGCGGGAGGTTACATTGCTAGCCGGGGAGCTACTGCCAATACCGCTTTTGAGGCATTGGTTACTGGAGATTCCGTTACTCGGTTTAATGTGGATGCCACAGGTAAAGCAACTTACGGAAGCGGCTCAGCTACCAGAGATGCGAATTGGTACCGTGGTGGCGTTGGATATATGCAGACAGACAATAGTATTTACTCAGTGGGGCCTTCACACGGAATAGTTTCAACCGTGGCACACAGCGCTATTGCTTGGACCTATGACCCTAGTAATATTGCTTCAGGTAAAGCCGGTACCGCTGGCACACTTTACCTGGCTGCTGTGTATGTTCCCAGAGTAATTACCGCAACTAAATTATTTTGGGGTATCAATACGGCTGGGGCCTCTATCACTGCCGCAGAGAATTTTGTGGGTCTGTATAATTCAGCAGGAACTCAAATGGCAAGTGTTGGTGTAGACGCTAGAGTTACTACCACTGGTATGTTTACCGAAACAATTTCCGCCGCGCTAACTCCTGGACTGTATTGGGTAGCTTTCTTATTTAATGCAACAACGATGCCCGCTGTATACCGCGCCCAAGATCTTAACTCTACGGTGCTTAATTTCAATACAACCGCAGCAACAACTCGTTATGGTACCAACGGTACTGGGCTCATTGCGCTACCAGGAAGTATTACACCTGCTAGTAATACATCTGCCCAATTCTCTTATTGGGCAGCTATAGGCTAGGGAGGAACGATGTTCATATTTAATGAGGACAAGGCTATGAAGGCTAAGTTCTCTAACCTTGTAGTAACGGATGTTAACGCGCCTGATACAGGGAGACCAGTACAAGTTATCTGGCTTGATTCCGATATTGAGTTAGTTAATCTTACTTATCCGTCAATCGTTATTACTAATACTGGTATTTCATTCGATGCGGAAAGAGCGCATTCAGGTTGGGCTCAGTTACCTTATACTCCTGAGAATTTTCCGGACTGGATTAGTGACAGTAATAATGACGTAACTGATTCACCTTACTGGGGTTTCACTCCAATACCGTATAATATTGATTATCAAATAGAAGTGTTATCCAGAAATAATCAGCATTCTACATTCCTCTCCGCTGTATTGTCCGGACCGGATTATTTCAGTACTCGCCACGGCTACCTTGCTATAGAAGAAGATGGCACAGTGAGAAGACTAGATGTAATGACAGGTCCGGAGAGACAGAATACTCACGACGCAGATGGCAAGAGAGTATTCCATACTATATACACGGTGCGAGTTTCTACAGAACTTCTTCCCATTGAAATCAATACCTACTCTAAGGTTACAGAAGTTGTGGATACTATCACTATTCTGCCGCAACAGCTCTAATCGATACACTGATAGTAGCCGCTACTTAAATTAGCTAGGAGACATTAATGACTTATCAACGTCCAGGGGTATACGTAAATACCTCATTAACTCCGCTGTCTACTGGGACTACAACCCCAGGACAGTCTACGGCTGCCTTTGTAGGTACACATACACAAGGACCAACAGCCCCAACTCTTGTTACGAGTTGGAACGATTTCCTTAACCTGTATGGTGGATTTGGAAATGCCACTACATATCTTCCATTCGCTGTATGGCAGTACTTCGCCAACAACGGTAACCAGGCATACATTGTTCGTGCCGCTGCTTCTGATGCTGTAACAGCCACAGAAACTCTTGATGACCGTGAAGACGGAGTAGGTGCCATTCAACCTCCTGTAGGTGTTGCTGCTACTCCTGCGGGAACAGTAACTCCCTCCTACACATATGAGTACACAGTTACTGCCACAACTTCTACCGGTGAGACTGATGGTGGAATTGCCGTTACAGCAGTAGCTAATCAGGTACTGACTCCCACTAACAAGGTAACGGTTACTTGGACTGCCAACGTTCCTGTTGCTACTACTGGGTACAAGATCTATCGTAGAAACCTAACACTAGATGGTGTAACAGCTACACCACTTCTACTAGGTGCCGTGTCAGGACGTACAACTGTTACCTTCACTGACGACGGTTCCTTTACTCCTGCTGGGGCCATTCCTACATTCAACAACACAGGAACTGCGGTTCCTATCCTTAAGCTTTCTTGTGTAGCTGTGGGTGTATGGGGTAATAGCATTTACATTGATATTACCGATAGCTCAACCGGTGCCGGACGATTCAATCTATTGGTTCGTTACGGCGGAACTGCGGATTCAAATATCGTAGAGCGTTTCCTTGATGTAACTATGGATCGTACAGACCAGCGCTATGCCGTAGCTATGGTTAACTCAACACTACTGGGATCAAAGTACATTCAGGCAACGGACCTAGGTGCCTACACTACCTGGACAACAGACATAACTCCACGTCTACAGAGCGCAACAGCTCTCAGTGGAGGATCTGATGGTGTAGCAACTCCAAGCCTTCTAACAGCCACACAGAGACTTTCTACTATTGAAGGAAACCTGGATCTTAATCTGCCAGGAGTTACCGACACTACTACGCTGAATCCAGTACTGGCCTGGACAACCACACAAGAGAACATCTTCGTAGTCGTAGATGCGCCTCAGGCAATCATTGGTTCTGATGGTGTTACTCCTTCTGAGTCCGCAACAGTGAATAACTACCTTGCAATGGTAGTAGGAAACTCTGAAATCGTTCCTTCCGCTTCCGTATCCCTTTACGCCCCTTGGTTAAATATTCCAGACCCTATCTCCTCAACACCCGGAGCTACAAGAAAGCTTCCGCCTGGTGGGGCTGTACTTGGTTTGTACTCTCAGACTGATGCCCGCTTCGGTGTTCAGAAGTCTCCTGCTGGTGTAACAATTCCAGTACAGAGAGTAGCAAGCACAGAGCTTCCATTCCAGAACAGTAATCTTGATACCCTTAATACAAATGGTGTAAATATTATCCGTAATGTTTCCAGCTATGGTGTATGTGTTATGGGCGCTAGAACTCTGCTGACAAATGTTCCTAACCGTTACGTTTCTATTCAGCGTACGCTTATGAGTATCACCAGAAATCTGGAAGAGATTACTCAGATCGCTATCTTCGAGAATAACAACTCCACGCTATGGGCAACACTGAGCGCTATTGTTACTCAGTACTTGCAGGGAATTTGGCAGCAGGGTGTTCTTCAAGGAGATACCGCTGACCAAGCCTACTTCGTTGAGTGTGACTCTGGAAATAACACACCTACCTCAATCGCTTCTGGTGAAGTTCATATTCAGGTTGGATTGGCTTTGAATAGTCCTGCTGAGTTCATCGTTATTGATATTAACCAGATGGCCTCTTCTTCAACCACTTCATCCTAAGGAGTAACTAAATGGCTACAACAAATGCCGCGCCTCTCGCAAAGGCAACTCCGTCTATTGCTCACTTGGCGACGGATCCCTTAAGAAACTTTAAGTTCAATGTGAATATCATGCACCCCCACATCAAGGGCTTTGCGACCTTGGGCTTTATGACTGTTTCAGGTCTTAACATCACAACTGAGGTGATTCCGTACCGTGAGGGCGGAATGAACACAACTACTCAGAAGATGCCAGGGCAGAGTGACTTCGCACCAATTACCCTATCTCAGGGTGTTGCTGTGGGTTCAGGTCCTATGTGGCAATGGATGCTAGAACTATTTAAGGTACAACAAGGTACTGGTACAGGTGCACCAGGCCAGGACTTCCGTGCGACAGTAGACATTATGGTTTTGGACCATCCAGTAACTACTTCTATTGTTCCTGTCAAGGCCATCTATCGTGTGTATAATGCATGGCCAACAAGCATTGCATTCTCTGACCTAGACGCGGGAGCCAATGCAGTACTTATGCAGCAGCTTTCTCTAGCTCATGAGGGCTTTGACTTCAAGCTGGCCTCAACTACGGGACTGAATGGCGTTAGTTTTTAAGCTAGAATGATGTAATAATTTTCGTGACAATATTTGGAGAATGTATGGAACAGCAGATGCCTCAGTACTCTATGACTTTCGATGACAGTCAGGGGCAGGTAGTTAACGCCGAGAATGCAGATCTTAATTCTCTTACAAAGAAAGTACTGCAATCCCTTAGCCCTGCCCCTGTTATCGGTGATATGCCTGACACTTATGTAAAGCTACCTGCCGGAATTATCATAGATGGTCGAGTAGTACAAGACGCGGAAGTTCAGGAACTTACTGGTGATCACGAAGAGAAGTTAGCCAAGGCGCGTACTTCTAATAATCCCGCCAAGTATGTCAATACTTTACTACTGTGCGGAGCAGTAACAATAGGAAGTAAGCCGGTTACCGCTGGACTACTGGACAGCCTTCTACAAGGTGACTTGGATATGCTAATGCTAGGTATTCGTAGAGCTACCTTTGGAGATACCTTTGAGGTATTTGAAATAGAATGCCCTCACTGCAATGAGCTGAATGACTTGGAATTAGATCTTAAGAACATCCCTGTAAAGGAATTAGAAGATCCCGAGTCTAGGGAGTTTCTTATAGATCTTCGCAAGGGGCGTAAGGCCAAGGTACAGTTCCCTACTGGTGCAGTACAGAATGAGATCTTTAAGAATAGTCTTACGGTTCCGGAAATGAATTCTCTGACTTTGGCTGAGTGTGTAATCTCCTTTGTAGAAGCTGACGGAACAGAGAAGATGTCCAACGGCTTAGCTGATGTGAAGTCCTTGGGTCTTGCGGATAGAAATACCCTTAGAGACTACATCTATGACAACCAACCTGGTCCACGATACGACCAAGTAACAGCTCAGTGTTCCTCCTGTGAAGGAGAGGTTCCTGTCCCACTGAACGTGGGTATCCTGTTTCGTGAACTCTGACTATAGGAGTTTATACAAAGAGTACGAACAACTTACAGATGCATTCCATTGGCCTCTTGTAGAAATACGTAGGCTTACTTACAGAGAACGAAAGCATTGGATCAAAAGATATCTCTATAAGCTGGAGCAAGAATACGATAGAATGCACCAACTTAATAATTCAACTCAGGTCAATATGAGATCCGTGGGTCAAGATGTCACTTTCGGTGGAGTGCCTTATAGGTAATATAATTGAAAGTAACAACTTTACTTTAGGAGTCTCAAGTGGCTGAGGAAAATAACATCGGAGCCAGCCGCTTGTTGGGGACCAACGGTCTACAGCAGGCGGTTGCTTCTTTGACGTCTCAAGTAGGAAAGCTTACCAATAGCATTGGGCAATTTGCTAGTGCAACTACACGTTCCTCAAGTGCTAGTAGCTACGGAATGGAAAGTAATTGGAATAACAATTCCAATAGAAATACCTATTCCTCTAATGGAGGCGGCGGTAGATTTACTGTAGGTTCCCAGAGGGGTGGAGCAGCTAACGGCGGAGGTGGCCAGTTCGGTAACCTTATGGGTATGTCCCGTATGTCTGCTACTGGTGGCGCTGTAATGGGTGTGGCTTCTGCCCTTACTAGTTACGCCAATAAGAATATGTCCACTAATATGCAGATGGACTACTTTGGTACGCAGGCATCCGTAGCTGGTGGCGGTGGAAGAGCCGGAGCTGTAACAGCACAACGTCAGGTATTCAGTAATAACTACGCAGCATTGAATGCGACAGACGCTGCTAGATCTGGTTATCTGAATCAATATACATTCGGTAACTCTCAGTTCAATGGCCAAGCTAATCCGGCTTTCACTTCTGGTATGAGACAAGCCGGAGGTTTTGCGTACGCTAATCCAACCCAGGGTGCTTATGGCGGCGCGCTAGCAGCGCAGCAAACCTTCTCTGCCCGTGCAACTATGGTTGCTCCCGCGTTAGGTTTGGCTAGCCCTATCCTTGCTGGTGGAAAACCTAATACGATGGGGGCTATCGCCCAGTCTATTATGTCCCGTACATTCGGTAAGCAAGCTCTGTCTAATAGACAAATGAGTGCCGCGCTGTCTCAGGGTGGATCTCTTGACGTTAACTTGCAGTACTTCGGTCAAGCTATGGGCTGGAATCAGAGTACTGTACAGGAATACCGTAATGTTCTTCAGGGACAGGTAGCCGCACAGAACAAGGGAATGTCCGAGAGTAAGTATTACAACTTGCTAGGACAAGCCTCAGGCGGAAACAAGTCAGCTATTAATCAATTGGCTAAGACAACAGGCATGGGAACTTCCATGTTTGAAAACCAGAGAAACCTTAATGCCACTCGTCTGACAAGACAAGAAGATATTCTGGAAAGTCTAGCCCCCGCATTTGATACTGCTACTAAAGCCGTAACCAAGTTCAGTCAAGCCCTTACCGCTACTCTACAAGCTACTGGTATGGACAAGCTAATTGGTGGCGCAAGTGGTGCTCTGTCTCCTATCTCAGGAGCCCTAGGAGGGCTCTCTAGCGGCTTCGGAGCGGGCATGGGTCTCCTAGGTGCTGCCCGCCTATTTGGGGGCTTTGGCGGGGGCGGTGGGGGCGTTGCTGGGGGTCTTATCAATGCTACCCGTGGAGCAAGCGGAGCCTACAATATTACGTCACTAGGCGCTACTGCGGGTAGTCGTTTAAGTATGGCAGGGCCCTTAGGTTTAGGTGCAACTGTTATGGGAGCCTCTGCTGCTACTGGTTGGTGGATGGGTGGTAAGGAACAACAGGCTGCCAATGCCGGAACAGGTGTGCCAGGCTATGCCAATGTTATAGGTAAGGCTGGATTGTTCGCTGCTGGTCCTATAGGTATTGCTGCTCTGCAAGGTAATATGGCAAAGCGTCTTTGGGATAAGTGGAATGGGAATAACGAAGAATCCTGGTTAGGTGCCCTGAATCCTTTTGGTTCCCATGGACGTTCTACTTCCACGGATGGTGTTAGCGGAGGTGGTTCAACTGGAACTACCAACACGGGCGGTGGAGCTACCGGAACTAACAGCGGGGCAACCGCCGCAGAAGTTATTGGCTATGCCGAGAAGAATCTAGGTAAGCCTTATATCTGGGGCGGAACAGGTCCAAAAGGTTTTGACTGTTCCGGATTAATGCAATGGGCTTACGGTAAGGCTGGAGTAAAACTTCCTCGTGTTGCCGCTGCTCAGCAGAAGATTGGTAAGCCAGTAGATACTAATAAGGTTCAGCCCGGAGATTTGCTATTCAGTGGTAATCCTGCCCACCACGTTGTTATGGCTATTGGTGGCGGTCAGATCATTGAAGCTCCACGTACAGGTCTGAAGGTTCGTATCCGTAAGTTCTCTCCAGGAGAGTTCACAAATGCCAGAAGAATCCTTGGATCAGTCGGGGATATGAAGTCTCTTACAAATGGGGACAGTACTTCATCAGATACTCAGAATGACACAGCCGGAAATTCCGGAGGTAATATCGGAGGATCTTATGGTGGAACTTCTGAATTAGCTGCAATCATGTCTGCTCTAGGAGGAACCAGCGCAGGCGGTAGCGTAGGTATGACAAGTTCAACATCTTCTCAGGCAACTACTTCATCCCCTACATCAGTAGTTGGTTCGGGTAGTAACAAGACTTCCTCTCTAAAGTCTTACGCCAAGAAACTGCTAGGTCAGTACGGTTGGGCAGGACAGTGGGATGACTTCAATGCCCTGGAAATGTCAGAGGCTGGCTGGAATCCTAAGGCTAAGAATGCTTCCTCTGGTGCCTATGGATTAGCTCAGGCTCTTCCAGCATCCAAGTACAACAGTGCGGGAAGCGACTGGAAGACCAACGGTGAGACTCAGCTTCGTTGGATGATGAGTTATATCGACAGTCGTTATGGTTCTCCGTCAAAGGCATGGTCATTCCACCAGAAGAACAATTGGTATGCCGCTGGTGCTTGGAATATTGACAAGGATCAGGGAGCTACAGTTCACAAGGGTGAGATGATTATCCCTGCCGATCAGGCTGAGACTATTCGTCAGACACTATTGAACAATACGTTCAACCCTAATCTGACTAAGGGATCCTCAAGCAGTTCAGTTCAGGTAGGTAATATCTATGTCACATTACCTACTGGTTATTCAGGTACTGCCACAGAGGCAAAGCTAACAGGTAAGATGATCGTAGATGCCATGGATGAGCAGCTTCGTATCAAGAATCTACAGATCGGACAATAATGTCTCTGAACTTCTTATTTAATGAGCCTATTTCCGGTACACAATATCAGGCTATCGGAGGAAAGCCAGGGACTATTGTTTATCAGAACCCGCCTTTCCACCCTAATATCCTTACTGTAGGTGGAGCAAACAAGGCCATCAACCCTTCCCCTAACAACCAGTTCAATACTGGTGGTGGAAGTCTTTACCGAGGATTACTTATAGGTGGGGCTGGAGCAATCAAGGGGGCCAAAGGAAGTACACAGTACCGCGTGAACTTCCTTTACAACCCTTCCACTATTTCGGAGAGTCGTTCTATTGACCTTAACAGCGGGGTACTTCCGTCTTACGCAAGAAATCCTGATGACCCTGGTACCTACGCAACAACACTGAATACAACATTAGGCTTCTCTTTGCTATTCGACAGAACATTTGAGTTGTGGGATAAGTCTTACAAGGATTCTCTATCTGGTGTATATGGTGTCCGTGTAGACATTGAGGCTTTCTATAACCTACTGGGAATCAACCAATTGAGTGTGCAGAACACAAGTAGCGTAGTTCCTTTCACGGGAACTGGAGATGTTCCAGGAAGAGCTACTAACGTTGTTCAGGGCCCAATGACATTCAGTCCTGTTAAGCTGATCTTCGGTAACCATTCCAAGGGTGCCTTGTCTTACTTCGGTTATGTCAGCAGTATCGATATTACCTATACGCATTTCACATCAACTATGACACCTGCTCGTTGTGCAGTAGATGTTGGTTTTACCGTATTGTCCGAACTAGCTGGAAGTGTGAGCACAGGGTAACCATGACTATAAGCCTATTCAGCCGCTACGCTGACAACACTGTTACGCCGATTATGGATAAGTCTGGGGTAACTAGATCAACCATAATCATTGAACCTCCTACCAATTCTGTAACCTATAGCATTAGTACTTATGAATGGCAGACAGGTGACCAGATTGATTACCTGGCTTCCTCTGCTTATGGGGATGAAACTCAGTGGTGGAGAATTGCAGATGCCAATCCTGAGATCCTTATGTGGAATGATATAACTGCGGGCACACAGATTAGAGTACCGAATGCTTAATTCCTCTCCGTCACTTCCGTATTTTGAGGTATTCACCAACGGTATTACCCCGCTGCCTCAGTACACTCCCAAGCTAACTATCGTGCAGAAGACCAACGCACACCCTGTGGCATTCTTAGATGTGGTTTATGTAGGCAAGAGCATAGGCACGTCAGGTGTAGGTACTTCACATAAGTGGAGTTATCTAAAGGAACAGACACCTATTCAGATTAACTATGGGCAGAAGCCGCATTACGTAGTTCCTTTTGTTGGTTATGTTTCTTCCTATAAACTTATTCGTACAGGTAAGGACCCAGGGTATAACAATATATCTACTACTACGGTGCAGTACACCATAACGGGTGCGTCACAGACAATGCAGTCAACTAACAATGTGGCATGGAAGCATACCAGCCCTTCCGCTATTGCAGGAGCCATAGCTACTAAGAATGGTTTCCGGGGAATCATTCATACTTACCAGTCCGCTATTGACTACCGGCTACAAAACTCCAGTGACTTCAAGTTCCTGGCACAACTGGCAGACGAAATAGGTTTTAGATTCTACGTAGATAATACAGACCTATATTTCATAAACCCTAAGCAGATTCTGGATAGTAGAAATACTAGAAATGTCCCACAGTTCTGGTCATACAATCAGCCAGGACTATGGGACACGGTAAGAAAGTTTACTCCAGTAGTAGGAACTATTACACCTGATGGCGGTATTGTTGCTAATAGAAATGTAGTTGGCCTTAATCCAACTACGAATACCCTTACCCAAGCTACCGCACTTTCCAGTGTAAATGTGTCACCTACTAATACAACACCAGTAGCTTCTTATATTACAAAGTACTACACAGCAGCTCCGGCAGAGTCTTACTATGAGGCTTCCCAGAAAGTAAGTGCGGATTCTCTGCGTAATATCTATTGGAATACTGCTGATACAGAACTACGTGGGGATGCTCGTATACGTCCCAATACTTTGGTAAGTCTTATTGGGTCTGCCTTACCTTCTGATGACGCTGGCTTATGGTTAATACAATGTGCTACTCACCATCTAACTAAGGCAGCACCGACAGGCAGTAAGACTGACGCAACATATACCACGGAAACCGAATTGGTAAGGGACCAAATCTATACAGCTAATACCACAGCCTTGGCAGAGACACAGGATATAACTAAGCGAGTAGGTGCTAAACTCGTGGGAGGTAAGTGGAGATCCGCTAATATAGGAGCGACAGTATATGCAACCTAAGTATGAGGCCCTGTATAGAGCCCTTGTAACTTCCACAGCAGATCCCACGGGTTTGGGTAAGATTAAAGTACAGTGCCCACAAGTTGCTGGGACAGCGGAAATTAGATCAGCAGAACCAGTTAACTTTGGTTTGCCAATCCCCTTAGTGGGAACAACTGTATGGGTAGCGTTCAACGGCGGGGATCTTACCAAGCCCATGTACTTTGCTAACACTTCCTCTTTCTTATTGATACAGGACTGGACCAACTTTACTATCCTCAGTGGCTTCACCGGGAACGGTAATAGTAATGGAACTCCACAATTTCAAATCGTAAGTGAATTTAATTCTGTTAAAGTTAACTTAAAGGGCGGTCTTAATATTACCTACCCCAGCAGTACTATTGCTAACGCGGGAGACTGGTGTTCTACCATCCCTGTGGCAGCCAGACCAAGTACGCTGAGATCTTTAGCTGCTGCATGTTCTTCCGCTTCCAGTACAGTTAATTCGCTTAAAGCAGATTTTCGTACTGACGGAACAGCGGCACTGGTAGGAACTAATACAACAACAGACCAACCCCCTTGGGCGTCTCTTAATGGCCTTAGCTATTACATCTAAATCTGGGATAATAAATATATGGGTACACAAATTAGCATACCGTTTGCTGTCCTGGAAAATGGGGCGGTGTCAGTAGAGACTGACCAAGCAGTTCAGGTACTGCAAAGAATTGACGCAATCGTTTCCACAGAACTTGGGCAACGAGCAATGCGCGCTGACATGGGACTTCCTTTATCCCAGTTGCTATTCGATGCCAATAATAGTCTTATTGCAACAGAGCTAGGAACTTTAGTTACTCAGCAACTTAACACCTTTGAACCTGGAATTGAAGTACTTTCAGTAACACCTAAAACAGACCAAGCAAACGATGGCGTTGCCGCTGTCAGCGTAAACTACAGACCTCTTCTCCAAGCATCTGCTAGCAGCTCTGTTGCTAATGTAGTAACGGTAGAAGTCGGCGGAACAGTAAAGGAGGTCACAGTCAGTGGCAACAGTTAATGGCGTTCCCGCAATCGATTACACAAGTAAGGACTACACAGGTTTCATAGGTTCTATGCTGGACTTTGCTAAAACAGCATTTCCAGAATGGACCAATCAGAATCCGGGTAGTCTTGAAGTCATGCTTCTGGAATCCCTTGCCAGAGAACTTGACGTGCTTTCCTACTATGGTGACCGTATAGTTTCCGAAGCTTATATAGGTACTGCCACTCAGCTTTCCTCAGTTATTCAATTAGCTGCGTTACTAGGCTATACGCCGGGACAAGCTCTTGCAGCCACAGGTACAGTTACTTTCCAAACCGATAGTACTTCTGGTGCAGTAGCTGTTCCATTAGCTACACAGGTTACTACTAACTACGTGTCCAGCATCAATGGCCCTATTGTCTTTGAGACAACCGCAGCCGCTACAGTTCCCGCAGCCGGAGGAACAATAGCCGTTCCCGTAGTCCAGGGAATTACTCAGGGCTCAGCGGTATTTACTATAGGTAACTCCACTACTTCCCCCTTCTCTATTACTACAGAACTTCTGGGCACATCCACAGGCGCAGATCTACAGGCATTTACTCTTGCCAACAATCCTGTAGTAAGTGGTTCCATTACTGTTTATGTACAGAACCCTGCCTTCGGAACTACCAGTGGCCAGGATCCTATTCTTCCCTGGAATCAAGTTCCTTCTCTACAGCAATCCGGTTCTGCCGATCTGGCTTGGGCTGAATCCGTGGATGCTGATGGTGTTGTTTCTATTCACTTTGGTGATGGCATCAATGGTTCTGTCCCACCATCCGGATTAAGCATCTATGCTAATTACCGTGTAGGCGGGGGAACTATCGGTAACCTGTCAGCTAATTCCATTGTTGATATAGCTTCAGCTATAACCGGTATTTCTATTGCCTCCTCTACCTCTACTACAGGAGGCACCGAGGCAGAGACCATAGATCAGATCCGCACTAACGCACCGTTGGCCTTCACTACCCAACAGCGGGCAGTAACGCTAACTGACTATGGCAATCTAGCTATGTCCCTGCCTATCGTTTCCCAGGCCAGAGCTGTAGCTAATACCTACACAAACATAACGGTTTATATTACAGGGCAAGGTAATACCGTACCCACTCAGGCCACGTTGGATGACGTTACCGCGTACCTACAGCCTTTGTCTCTTGCCGGAACTTTAGTTACATGCACAGCCGCTACCTTGGTACCGATTAACGTGGGGTCAACAGGTAGCCCAGTACTCATTGGTTGTAGTTCTCGTTACAGTCCTACATCTATTCAGATACTTGCGGTTCAGGCTATTCAGAATCTCTTCGCCCCAGCTAATACCCTTCTGGGCGGGCGTGTAACTTTAAGTGCTGTCTACTCGGCGCTATCCCAGATTCCAGGTGTACAGTACGTTAATATCCCCCTATTCGTCAGAAGCGATGCAACACAATCTGGTGCAGCAGATATTCTTATGAGAAATAATGAATTACCCACTGCTGGAAACATCATCGTTACTGTTACAGCAACTACCTAAGGAGAGCTAGATGGTAGCGGTTTATCCTTCAGCTATTAAAACATTCGCATACCGTCAGGACTTTACGGAACTGGTTGAAGCGGCGGATGTCAATGTTTCCTATGATGAAATTCGTGCCATCCAAACTACATTAGGTACGAATCCTCAAACTGATACTATTGACGGAGCAGTAAATACCTGGCCCTCAGTAAGTTCCAGAATATCTGCCGTTCGCAAGGGTGTGTCAAATCCCTATGTATATGTATCAGCACATAACTTTACAGTTCCGTACAATACTACAACTACAGTAAACTGGACTAACCAAACTTACGACACCCACAACATGTGGACCGCAGGTTCTAGCCTGACATGTAAGCGCTCAGGTATTTATACTTTTGATATCTATATCAGATGGCACCATGATTCTACTTATCTAGATAACCAGCAGCCGGTATTCAATAGAAATGGTGAGCTATTTATTGCTCTAGTACCTTCAGGTCAAGTAGCCAATGTAGTAAACCAGGGAGGATTCTTCCCCATAGGTTGGCAGAAGTCCACACATCAGTCCGCATCTATTACAGCGCCTTGGGCCAATGGTAGTTCAGTGCGTATGCAGGTAAGACAGAGCGGGTATACACCACAACTTATAGCTACAGCATTCTGTGCTATTACTTATCATAGAGATCCACCAACATTGAACAACCTGTAATCAACTAGGAGAATAAACATATGAGTCAAGGATTTGGTGTTGATATCTATGGTCTGGCGACTTACGGGTATTCTCAGCCAGCGGATTACAGTGTTGCACCTTTTGTAGCTACACAGACTGACTACGGTGACATTACTCTATCTTGGGCGTCCCCTAATACAACGTCCTGGAAAGTTATGGAGTTGGTTAGAAGTACTTACGGTTATCCAAGTAGACCTGAGGATGGTGTAGTACTTACTACTATTTATCCTGGAACAATTGTAAGAACGTATGATGATCCCGGATTAGACTCTGGTGTTATCTACTACTACTCCATGTTCATCTCTGTAGAGGCACCTACTTGGAACTCCGGATCCACTTACATTCTCAACCAGCAAGTTCTTTACAATGGCCTGTACTGGACAAGCACTCAGAACAGTAATACAAACCACATTCCAGCAGCCGGTTCCTCTTTCTGGTCACCTACTAACTACATTCCTACCTGGTATCCGGCCGGGTTTACTGCCACGCTGGCTATTGGTAATCAAGGATATACAACACGCCTGTACGACAGAACTCCTCAGCCGTATAAGATCAGTACCTCAGATACTTTCTCTAATACGGCTGTTGACAACCAGGCGCTATTCAATTATGAATCTATATTTGGATTCGGTTTGGATATGCTGAAGGCAGAGTACGACTCATACCTTGAACTGGGCAATGCAGATACTGTGTCAGCAACTTACCTGGATATGTTAGGTCAACAACTAGGCATACAGTCTGATTATCTGTCTACGCCACAACAACGTAGACAGCGCGTAAAGAACGCGGCTGTCAACTACCGTATGAAGGGTCAGACTCAGAGTATTCATAATCTTATTGCTGAGTTAGCGGGCTGGGATTCTGAGATTACTTATGGTCCCAATATGTACAATGACGCGGATCAAACTGCTTTTGTACATCCAACTTATGATTTGTGGAGTGCTAATACTACATACTTTGTCAACCAGATAATTCAGTACAACGGTTATAACTATAAGAACCTTGTGCAATCCAAGGGACAAGCTCAGGCTCCCACAGGTACAACTTCTGCCAATACTTGGTGGACAGTACAGCAGTACATTTCGGATACGACTACCAATAAGAATCCTCAGACCAATCAGCAGTCCACTTGGGGATACACAGGTGCTGGTGGGGCAACCGGAAGTATTGTAGGAGTTCGTACAGGACTACCGCATCCAACAGATACCGCTATAAATAATTGGAATGCACTGTCTATAGTACAGACGAACGTAGGTGGCACAGATCTATTAGATTCAACAACTGCGCTGTACACACCTAACTACTCCTCTGGTACAAACTACGTAATAGACAACAATGTTCTTTACACTGATGGTTATTACTACAAGGCGCTAAAGCCCTCAGGACCAGGAACGGCATATGGAGCAAAGACTCCGGGAACAGATCAGTCTTTCTGGCAGCCGTTCTACTTCACAACAGCAGACAGACCTAACATTATTAGGGATGGAATTCCTGTAGCCCAGCTACCTCAATGGAATTCAACCACTAAGTACGCTGAGGGTACTCAGGTTGAATACTTGGGTATTGTTTACCAGGCCGGTTTCGACAATATTAATAGCCAGCCAAGTGGTTACTACTACTCCAACGCTAATTGGGTATTTATCTCACCTTCACAGAAGACTTTGGTTTCCTCTGGTGCTTGGGGTAGAAATGTTGCTGACGCCGGAATCAACGAGGTATTCACTACCCTGTGGTTCTACGATAAAAATGGTAATTTAATTAACAATACTTCCAGTTTCTATTCCGGCTATAACGTAAATGCTGAAGGTGTAGTTGCACGTTATGTAGCGGACTACGCTGATCTGGCAGGCACTACAGAACCATCACTCGCAAATGCCGCAACCGATGGAACTATTGGTAATGCCTTCTGGCTTCCCAGCATAGAAGAAGAGGGAGCCGACAGTCTATGGCGTTCAAGTTATGGTATGGCTTGGGTTGACCAGGTAGCAGCGGGCACTACTGCGTATTTATATCTGACTTTGGATGTAGGAAATACACGCGGCAGATTAGGTGTAACTTTTGCCACGGACTATACAGACACGGGGCATAAGACTCACGGAGTTATATTCGATTGGCAAGACAGTCTGAACTTCTACTACGTTACAAGAACCAGCTTACGTAGAGTAAACGGAGGTGTAGATACTTCATTGGCTTCCTGGACTCGGCTAGAAGATGAAGACAGAATCTTAGTAGATGTAAATGCTAATATCGATGTATACAAATACACTCGCAATGGTGACGGATCTCTTACACGTATCTGTCATTCTGTAGCCACTGGTCCTAGTGCTGGTAGTGTAGGCCGCGTTGGTATTATTCAGAAGTATTCAGCAACTGGAGCACTATAAATGGCAAATCCAAAAACAAGTACCCTGACCGATATCTTTTTGGGCGGTGGCTTTGGTTTCTTCGGCTTTGGTGATGGGGGTTTTGGAGACTCCAGCGACTTCATCAATCCGCAATGGAATACCAATAGCGGTAACTATGGGTTCGATGCTGTACAGGAATTGGTCTATGTAGAAGCTACAGATACCCCAAGTTATATGGGTGCCTCACTGTATGACTTGGAAGACAGTTACTTCTTTGCGAAGATAGTTCCGGCTCCCGCTGGTAATGGCGGAATTCAAACAGGTCTCCTTATACGATTTGACAGACATAACTATGTTGAAATCTCTCAAGGGCCTAATGGTCAGTTCAATGCCTATGTCTCTGATGATTCCAATATCACTATTAATCAAATGCCTACGTACGATCCCGTGGCACATGCTTACTGGCGTATTAGAGACGTAGCAAAGGTTACTTTGTACTTTGATACTTCCCCTGACGGATCTACGTGGACACAACAAGGTAGCGTCCCATACACATGGGATGGTTCTTCCGTAACGGTAACCATATTCTCTGGATTCACTGGGCTAGAGAATCCGGATAACTTTGCCTATATTTCTCATGTAAACAATCCGTACGACAGCCTTGAACTCAGCTCCACAGGAACCGCCACAGCCTCTGTAAGCGGTCAGATTTCCCTGACTGACCCCAATGCCCTATCGGGTTCTGTTAACGCCTCAGCGGGCTTCAGAGCGGCGTTTAACGTCACTCTAGGGATACCTGAGGGAGGACTGACCGACTTCGTTTACACAGCAGCGGTACAAACTGTGGATCCTCTGGTTACCAATGCGTGGGCACCCCTCAATCCGCTGGAGTTCGCAGGAACATTGGCAGTCAACGGCTGGTTCAATAACTCAACTCCTATTGCAGCTCCTATGCCTTACCGTGATGGTAGTTACTTCCAACCAGCAGCTTACGTAAATGTAAGAAACACGTTAAGTCCTATAGATACCAACCCAACCCTATTTACTAATGCCCAAGTAGAAACAACAACAGGTTTGGGTAATAGACTACCTTTGAACGCATCTATCTATACTGATAGCTGTGCGTATTCTCCGGGTACGGGTGTTACATCTATTACCCGAAGTACTGACCTGGCTTTGAACGGACAATACTCAGGAAAGATAATTTCCAATACAAGTCCTGCCACCTTAGGTGATGCAACTCTCGGTTACTTTGTATTACCTCAGTTTGAAGCGTTAGTACCTGTACGTTATGACAGTGGAAATCCTGAGGCATTCTTTGGAAGTGTCTATCTGTCTACTGCAAGAGCTAATACCATCTGGTTTGCCAGTCTTGTATTCTATGATGCTTCGTATAATATCCTTGTGGAATCCACATACCAACAGGCTCTGATCAATAACCAGAACACTCATCCTGGAAGTAATATTTGGCAGAGCGGTGTAGTTTACGCGGATCAAACTGTGGTTCCTACTAACGCTGCCTGGGTGGCTGTAGTTCCCGTAGTTGAGGTTACAGCCCCATTAGTGGAAACGGTGTATACCAGCAACAATTCCATCACAACTGCCTCTCTTAAGTTCACAGAGGCAGCAACAGACTACCAGCACCCAAGAGCTGCACAGATTAATGTAAAAGCTGATAGGGTAAACTATGTAGTTAACTCAGGATTCAATACCGGAATTGCTCAATGGTTCCAGTCGAATTCAGGTACTACGGGAACACCAACTCCGGCAACAGTGGCTTGGGACAGCACAGTTGGTTATCAATCTTTAGGTTCTTTACGGGTAAATGTAGTAGCTCCTAGCGGTACGTTTACTGGAGCTTCTAATGCAAAGATTGGTGTAGCAAATAAACCAAAAATTACTGCGGGGTTGTATCCAGTAGTTCAGGGGCTTAAGCCAGGACATACTTATACTATTTCTGGTTGGCTTTTACAAGGTGATAATTGTCCAGACGTGTTTGTAGATTTTTATGATGGTAATTTCTTAGGAGTATCGAGACACTCTATCAATGACCAGAAGATAACTAATCCTGAAAATATAGATGGTAATTGGGCTAGATTCCAATTCACTTATACTATTCCACCAGAGGGCCTACAAGATTATATTTTTAATATCTTTGTACAATTCCAAGACTTAGCCCATGCTCCTTTCTCTTACTGGATTGATTCCCTTCTGGTAGAAGAAACTGAAACTTACAATGGTTACTTTGATGGAGGCTACGCCTCTGCTGATTACAAGTGGGAGTCCGGAGGGACAGCTAATTTAGCTAGATCTTATTACTATAAGGATTACAATAATAAATTCCTTAGTTTAAATGAAGCTATAACTTCAGTACTACCTGTAGGAGAAGATTATAATCTTCTATTTGCACAACCAATAACATAATTAAAATAAAGAAAAAGAGATACTTAATTTACTTAGGTATCTCTTTTTCTTTATTTATATAACTAAAAGATTATAAAGAAAAGTATACATATATCTGTGGTACCTGTCAAGGAGAGACTTCGTCTGTCAAGGTCTGGTAGACTCTGAAATCTACCAAGGAGAATCTATGCAACTTATCACTTCAGCTCTCATGGCCCTATGGTTATGGGAGTTTTTACGTCCGTACATCTACCGGGCACCTGACTGGTTCATCCACTTGACAGTCATCCCAGCTACCGCGTATCTTTCATGGCGTACACCCACCGGACTACGTGAGATTCTTGCCGTAGCGGGAGGTGTCTTGCTGGTACAACTTGTAACTACTAGAGATGTACCAGCGCCCAAGCCTACTGTCAACAAGCGGAGATCAAATATTCCTCCACCCCCTTGACAGATCCGATAGCTACTCGTAGAGTTCAACCCATCAACGTCTTACAGGAGGATAAATGACCCGCGATTTCAATAGGGACCTGACGATTATGGTCGCAGGCTCTGGTAATGCAAGCCTGTCCCATCTTCAAGAATCCCTTGGTGATTGGATCTTTCCGGATCCTGATGCAGAGCGTGAGGTGCATCTTATCCTTCCGCTCTTCAAGTACATGGGTCCGGCAATTCGTAACATTATCAAGATTGCCGCAGAGTGGGAATTCAAGCTTACAGTTATCAAGTCTGATATGGCTCCGATGACTCCTGAGCTTTCCGCTCTTCCGGAAGAGTGCTTTGTCCATCGGAAGACTGAGCTTGCTGTTCTTGAGTATGGTCTTGCTCAGCTTGTCATTGAGAAGATGACTGGTAATGAGACAGCATTCCTTATGGCGCATAACCCGAAGAGTACTTATGAGCAGGGTAGCTCTGTTCTTTCTGATTTCGAGATCATTGGCTACGCTAAGAATGACAAGCATCTCCAGACTCTGAATATCTGTGAGGGACTTATCGATGCCTTTGAGGGCTATGAGTCTGCTGAGGATATTGCTGAGCGTGAAGCCTCTGTTGCAGTCTTTGAGGCCAATCGGGAAGAGACTGAAGGTGTTGCTCCCGTACCGGCTAAGAAGGCCACAGCGCCCCGTAAGAGGGCCGCAAAGAAGGCGGTGGCATCTGTACCCACCAAGGCTCTGGAAGAGCCTCAGAAGGCCCCTCAGGACGTTCCTGAGGCTAAGTCTGAGGTAGTTGCTGGACTGGATAAGCTTGTTGCTGAGTCCGTGGCTCGTGAGGAAGAGAAGCGGGAGCTTTCGGCTACTGTTACGGTAACTTCAGATGACATGCTGGGTTTGACTGTGGACTATGTTCGTGAGAATATCGCCCCTGTTACCGACAGCCTCTCTGTAAAGAAGGCGGATCTGGCACAGCTCAGTTCCGATATCAAGGAACTGACTACCGCCTTTGGCAATATCATGGAGACCTTTACCCGAATCCTTAAGGATAGCTAATGACTATGGCAGAACTCCTTAGTATAGGAGCACCAGAATTGCCTGAAGGTTATTACTATCGTGTCCGTAGTAATGGCTGGGGTTATATCTTTGTTGCTATCCGTAAGGAACGTAAGTGGCTGGATAAAACTATCCATGAGACTATGGGTCTTCAAGATTCATATGATGAGGTAGGTTTGCCTATAAAGCTTTCGCCTAAAGCATCTATTAGCAAGGCGGCTAACGCGGCACACAAGCATGTATTTGAAACCCGAATTTCCACACGTACCTGGTGGGATGAATTCCGAGAGTTTGAGGGAGATCACAAGTGAGTGCTCAGCCAATTGGTATGAGTTTTGATGGTGAGGTAGGCTACTTTCTAACCGTAGAAGAGTACGACTATCTACGGGCAAAGGCCACAGGACAGGAGCAGTCAGACTATACAAAGGATCTCGAAATAGAGAATCAGAATCTCCATAATGCTATAAGGGAAGCCTATGTAGGTCTTACTACTATCCGATACGATTTGGGGAACGCATAATGCTACCCCCATGTATATGTGAATGCCCTGAAGCTGATCATATGGGACTGCCCCGAGGCTGCGTTAAGCATGGTCTTCATAACTACACCGCATCTGTACCCTTGTTGGCTTCTGAGAAGCAAGTAGGGGGGAGTCATTATAAGACGATGGCTATTCAACCTTGGGAAGTGATAGCCCGGGGAGAGCTTGACTTCTGGGAAGGAAACGTGGTTAAGTACGTCATGCGCTACCGAGCCAAGAACGGTATAGAAGATCTAGAAAAGGCTAGGCACCATATTGATTACCTTATTGAAAGGGAAAAGCAGAATGCCGAACGTGACTTCTGACTACGTTTTCGAAGTTATTATGGACGAGTGGCCTGAATGGGAAGGTAATGAGCTGTACGACGATAAGTCGTTTGCAGCATTCTGTGCCATTCAGGATTATGAGGACATCTTTTACTCCCGCTGGAAGGCGGGTTACAATGACGCTGAGGAGCCTGGTAACTTTACTTGGGAGTTCATCAGTAAGAATCTTTACCATCTTTATGAGGATGGTAATACTACTGGGGTATCCCTCAAGATCAGGCATGTCAATTCACTAGGAGACTAAATGGTTAAGATGTCTGACGAATTCTATGGCGGCCGATGGAGCAGGTCTAATATTCCCGTCAAGTTCCGGGGAATCCGGCTGGCCGAGTATAGTAATCCTCATACTTCAGGTATGTTGGCCCGAGAAAAGGCTATGCAGTTTGTAAATACTTTTGAGGATCATTACGTATCAGACAAGAGGGCTGAATCGGGCATATTTCCTGAGGATCGTAGTAATATTGGGCGGGGCCTCATGCTCATTGGGCCTAATGGTACCCGTAAGTCCACTCTTGCGTGCGCTGTTCTGACAGAAGTTCAGTACCGTAGTCCTAACTACAAGGTATTCTATGTTCGCTTCTCCGATTGGAAGAAGGCGCTTACAGATACCTTTGCCAAGGAGGATTCAGACGTTAAGACCAGGGCTAAGGAACTTCTTATCCGTGCTGAAAGGGCAACTCTTACCGTCTTTGATGATGTAGGTCAGGAGCACCGTACCTCCACAGGGTTTACGGAGAGTTCTCTCCATGAATTCACCCGTGTAAGGTATGAAGCGGGAAAGCCTACTATTATCACTACTAACATAAGTCAGTCCCAGATCCCATTTATTTATGGTGACTCTTTTGACAGTTTTCGTTACGATGCATTTGATCCACTAGTCATTGTGGGTCAGGATACCCGAAAGACTAAGGATTAATATGACAGAATCGCGTAATATTTTTGACCTACTCGGAAAGATTGAGTGGGAAGGTGGCATCTCTGCTGTACTGGAGTACGGTATTCGGGATGTGGATGACTATGATCTTCCTGATGAACTCAAGGAAGCCTGGGAAGAGATGGCGGACTGCTACGCAGAGTTCGAGTTGCTGGAAGAGGCAGTCTACGCTATGCTTCACAAGACAGAGACCAAGTACAACGAGGAGAAGGAAGTCTAATGGATGCTCACAAGGCCAGCGTAGAGGTACGGAATATTCTTGAGGATCATGGTGTCCTCCTGCCCTCCAATCCTTACGATGCCAACAACCTGGAAGACGCGCTCTATGACTTCCTTGACAGGTTCTTTGAGTCAGCCTACTCTGATGGCGGTGAGAATCGTAACGAGGATACGTACGATGACGGTTGGCAGAGCGGTCATGATGCTGCAATGGAAAAGATCTACTCAGCACTAGACAATATGTAAGATCGGTTTAACTTGGCTGAGGGTAATATAAGGCATAGTGAATAAGTCCCTCAGCCTTGTTGGATTTATCTTAAGGAGAGATATGGGATGGAGTACCGCAGGCTGTATATTCTGTGAAATTGTGGAAAAAATAGAGCCCGCAGACATTGTTAGAGAATGGGATGACGCGCTGGCTATCATCCCGCTGGACCCCGTAGTTGCTGGGCATACTATTGTTATCCCAAAGAGACATTCTGTAAACTTTTCACACGTACCTGCTATTTCTGCTTCAACTATGTTTAGGGCAGCACAACTTACGCAGGAGCTACCAGGAGAGGATTTCAATCTTATTACCTCTAAAGGCAGAGTAGCTACACAGAGTGTATTTCATCTACATCTACACATTATTCCTCGAAAAATTAATGATCGGCTGGCACTGCCGTGGCATAGCGGAAGACATGGTAACTAATGGAACTGACCAGTTGGTTTCTGTCCTCAGTAGGTGCATTAGGTGCTTACCTAGCTGGTAAGAAACGAATCGGCTGGGCTATTGGGTTCTTGTACCAAGTACTGTGGATTCCCTATGCTATCGTCACACATCAGTACGGTTTCATATGGATCTGTGTAATATTCGCTACTATCTACGCCAAGAACTTTTATGAATGGGAGAAGTAATGCCAAGCATTATTCTGACAACGGGACTCCCGGGATCAGGCAAGAGTACGTGGGCAGTTGCAACGCAGAACCGAGACCCTGAGCAGATCATCTTGGTTTCCCGAGATGACATTCGCAAGATGATCGGATGTTTTCCTATCGGGAATAAGGATCAGGAGAATCTAGTATCCAAGATTCAGGATGGCGTTATTGTTAGTGGGATTAAGGCGGGCAAGGATGTTATCGTTCACGATACCAATTTGAACAGTAAGTCCCCTACCCGGATTAAGAAGCTCTTTGACGGAGATGTTCTCTTTTCCATTGCCGACTTCACTGATGTTCCTGTTGACGTATGCATTGAGCGGGATGCCCAGCGGGATAATCCTGTTGGTTCAACTGTCATCAAGAATATGGCACGTCAGCTTGAGAAGCCCTGGAGGCTTACGGCTGAGTTCATGAATGATGTTACGCTGTCACCTCTTTACGTTCCAGATCAGAGTAAGCCACTGGCCATCGTCTATGATCTGGATGGTACTGTGGCAAGGCATGATCACCGTAGTCCTTATGACTACAGCCGTCTTGACACGGATGGATTGCACATGGAGATTGCGGATATCATCAGTAAGTACTCCAATTACGATGGGTACTTTGCGCTTGCTCTGTCGGGTCGCCCTGATGTTAGTAACAACCGGGTTCAGACTCTGGACTGGCTGTCTCGTAAGAATGTTCCTTGCGACCACCTGTTCATGCGTCCGGCTGATATGCTGAAGGACAACGACGCGGATGTTAAGCAGTTCCTGTTTGACACCCACATTCGGGACAACTTCAATGTGGAATTCTGGTTGGACGATCGTGACCGTGTAGTCCGTCGTATGCGCAAGCTGGGTATCAAGGTACTACAGGTTGCCGAGGGAGACTTCTGATGGATGAGATTAGTTTCTATGGTCATTGGTATTGTGGTGAGTGTGATCAGGCATGGGCTTTTGCTCCGCAGGATAATGGTACGTTCATGGAAATGGATGACCATGCCTGTGAGGTGGAGGAGAAAGACTATGATGACTACGAGTGAGACTGTGGTGTACCCATGGACTGATGAACATGGGTACACCTGGTTAGATCCTTCTGGATTTGATATTGATTACCTGAAATCTGCTGCGCTTAATTGGCCAATGCCCTGTTTTATCTGTAATCGTAAGACGCGCCGTATAGATATTGATTACAACGGTTTCTTCTGTAACTCTTATGCCTGTAACCTAACAATTGAACTAGACTTGAAGGGAATAATTCCATGGTCAATCCGGAGGAGCTAGTAGAGTTTGACGGTAAGGTTCTTACCCTTAAGGAGCTTCCACCCGAGCATCGGTCTTTCTTTGGTCTTGGGCATTTTACCCACGATATTGAATACCGGGAACGGCATCTAGGTATTGGTACCTATGAGCCAGACGAATGCCCAAGAGCGGATGAGCCCTTTGGTGTATGGATTAACTACGAGCAGAATCTTGTCTGCCCCGGATGTGGATTGGACTTTACGTAATGCCAAAGCATGAAGTAGGAGACGTTTACTGGCTTCAGGTATTAGTCAATGGTAATTGGCATGATGACATGCAACTGACCGCAGGTAAACTAGGAGCTGCCCAGCGTACACGTAGAGCAGCAAAGGAAACCAAAAATCCTCATCGGGTAGTCAACCGCACCAGAGGTAATACCGTTTATGTCCAAGCCGATCCCCAGTAGGAATATATGAAGTTAAGACAAAACAAAACATGGAAGTATGATAAATTTACGGACGATTCTCCCGAAGTATGGAACGTACACAAGGCAGCGGTATGTGCTGGAGAGTTCTGTGCCATACATAATCCTTCTGATCATCCCTTAAAGGATGCGCCTATCGCTATTCGCAGAGATTCATTCAAGTACGGATTAGCTGAGCGTTTCTGCCCTCATGGGATTGGACATAGTGATCCGGACAGTGTAGCCTTCTTTTCAAGGCAAGGTGCTCACGGCATGGGAATCCATGGCTGTGACGGTTGTTGTAATGGAACTTACGAGGAGATTCAGCATGGCTAATGTAACGTACGGTGGAGAGGATCCGGGAGACTGGACCCCTGAGGATAACAAGGTAGCAACTGACCCCCTGGATATGGGAGAGTTGGATGACCGGTGGATTCAGTTCTACGCTGACCGTGCCCAGTATCGTATTGAGAAGATGCTGAATGAGGAAGGGTGAGTTAAGTTCTGAAACTCTCCCAAGAATCTATGTAGTATTCGAAAACTTAATTGGTCTACTGCCTAATACCAAGGACCGACTCGCAGAGCAGTTGGCGCGAAAAAGGAAAAAGTGGGAACAGGCAGCAGACTATTATCAATTGAATATAAAGACTTCACAGGGAATTCGGGATCTATATTGGAGACAACGTTTCAGAGTAGACGTTATTACCTTTATAGATCCCGCCTTTGTTTCAGCTATCAGAGATAAATTGGACAGCCGTAACCTACTATTCGGAGATGTACACTACTACGACACAGAGCTACTACTAGCAGACTTGACCTACGATCCTGCCATCATCAGTGTGTTGGATCCTGAACCTAAACGCTACTTGACTTGGGGTAGTAAGGGTAGGTACTGTTCCTCAGACCAGTTCAACTTGATCAACCTTATTACCTAGGAGGGGTTTTGGCGACGTTCAATGTCGAGAAGCTATTTATTTCAAAGATAATCCAAGAGCAAGACATGGTGGAAGTCGCTGATGTTCCTTCATACTTCTTGCATGACAGTGATTATCGCAAGGCTTTTGAGTACATCAGAAAGTATTATTCTGAGATAGGTTCTGTACCTACTAAGCGTGTCTTTATGCTGGATTGTCCTGGCGCAATTCTGGTTCCAGTAGATGAGCCTTGGGCAGACATTAAGAAGAGAATTGAACTCCAGTATGTCAAGGGAGTCCTCGCAGAGAACTTGGATAAGTTCAATGATGCGTATGAGGACAACCGTATTGAGGACGCAATTAACTTCCTGGGTGTCACTCTTTCCAAGGCGCACACTGCAATCCCCAATAGCCGTGACGTGGATGTCTCTCAGAACGGCTCAGAACGGCTTGCAAGGTACCTAGAACGCAAGAACAACCCCGGTACCCTAGTAGGTGTCCCGACAGGCTTCCCAACGATCGACAGAGCCACACAGGGCCTTCAGCCTGGTCAGCTTGTCACAGTGACAGGTCTGGCAAAGGCTAGTAAGTCTACCCTTGCCCTACGGATGGCTATGACTATCCAGGAGAGTGGTTACCGAGTACTGTACCTGACGTACGAACAGACAGTTGAAGAGCAGGAGCGTAGGCTTGATGCCTATCGTGCGGGGTTCAATGACAACCTCCTGAATAGTGGAAACATTAATCAGGAGAATTGGCAGAAACTTCAAGAGGGAATCCAGGCTACTGAAGAGTATGAGCCTATGATGATCTCTGAGGACTGTATGACAGTCACGGCTATTGGTGCGAAGGTTGATATCTTTAAGCCGCATGTTGTCATTATTGACGGTACCTATATGCTGGACGACGAGAATGGTGAGAACAAGGGATCACCCGCAGCCCTGACCAACATCATCTCCGGCTTGAAGTTCATGGCCATGCGACGTAGTATTTGTATTGTCGCTGTGACACAGTCAACCCCAGCACGTACTAAGGGTGAGACTCTGAACAACGACTCCATCATGGGTTCTCGTGCGTTCATACAGTACTCTAATACCGTCATTGGTATTGAGCGCACAGAAGATCCTAAGATGCGGAAGATGAAGATCCTTCTCTCTCGTTCTTGTGCTCCATGCGAGATTGTGCTAATGTTCGACTACGATACAGGACAGTTTGTAGAGTTGGAAGGCTTCGATCTGGACGACGATATTGATCAGGAGCTAATGAATGAAGAATACGGGACAGCGTTCTCCGGTTTCTAATGGGTGGGCTAGTACAGGTACCCCTATTCCGGGGGATGTGCTAGCTTGTCTTGAGGAACTGGGCATCGAAGTAGCCCGCATTGTTCATGAGGAAGCTTGGGCTCTGTGTCCAGGCCACTTTGAAAGGCGGGGAAAGTACAATAACCGGCCTGATAAGTGGAGTATTAATACTGAAACAGGCCAACACAGTTGTTTCAGTTGTGGTTTCAAGGGTTCATTCGTTTACCTAGTCCAGGAGGTTAAAGGATATGATCGATCAGATGCAGAACAATGGGTCCGTAGTCGCGGTGGAGTCTCTCGACTACGACGAATTCTGGCGGATCCCGAAGGGCGGACTGGTGGTCTCCAAGGAGACGACTGGGTACAGCCGTGGAATGAAGCACGACTGGCGCTCTTCGATGCTCCACCGCACTCGGCACTGGACGGACGACGAGTTTCTGCGGGAGCTGTAAGTCACTACGGAGTCCTATGGGATCCGAAGAAGAATAACTGGATACTCCCCATACGTTCTCCTTATACAGGAGAGCTATGGGGGTACCAGGAAAAGGGAGAAGGCTGGTTTTGTAATAAGCCGGGAAGAGTTCCCAAGGGTGACACACTATTTGGAATTGAGGTTCTACGTGGATCAACAGCAATCGTCCTGGAAAGTCCGTTGGACTGTCTACGCCTTTATACTGCTGGGATCTCTGGCGCTGTATCTTCCTACGGCGTACAGATTTCTGACAAACAACTAGATCTTCTATTCGACAGAGCAGAGATAGTAATCTTTGCCCTGGACAATGACACTGTGGGTCTGAATAAAATGCGTTCCTTGCGGGAGCGATATCTTCGCAGCGGTAGAAGAATAAAGTTTATTAACTATTCTCATATCCCAGAAGCAAAAGACCTGGGAACTGAGGGCGTAACTAACAGTGATATTCAATCAGCGGTACTGAATGCATATAGTATGATTCAGTACCGCTGATTGTCTTACCCTACAGGTAAACTTATAAGTAAGTATATGAGGAGAATTAAATGACTAACTTTCTAGAAGGAATTCAGTACCGAGAGAAGAAAGCAGAGATACCTACCTGGAATGTAGATCCCTATGGGGAATGGCAGGATGCTGATAGTACCTTGACCTACAATTCTGGCGTAGAGTTTCGCGTAAAGCCCAGTCACACTTATGTCTTGGATGTAGCGGATAAGCCTGATCTCGTTACAGGTTCGAAGGATACAGCTATGTCACGAGTTGCAAAACTTATTGATGAGGGCTGTGCTGTGAGTATTCAGCGACAGACACGAGCCACAGTTACCGTGAGTCAGCTTCTGGCTAGTAGGAATATCCAGTTCAAGACAACTGGGCAGGATAGTTGGGCTTCTGGAACATATTTCAATAACGGGCGTGCAGGTCTTATTGTATTCCGTGTACGCCCCGACCACTACTGGGAAGTTCTTATTTCTAGTGGTATAACGAGCGCTAAGCTTTCGTTTGATGATGTTGAAGCGGTAAATACCTATGTTACTAAGCAGCTTCGTACATCTGACTCCCGTATGGTTATTAATAAGGTGAGATATGAATGATAATCCCGTAGTCAAGGCCAAGGTAGGCCGTTATCTATTACTCAATCAAGAGATCAAGGATCTCAAGCAGCAGCAGGAAGACATTAAGAATGAGCTGTCTCCCTACTTGAGCGCAGCAGAGACTAACGCACGTGGCTCTCATGTGCTAGCGTTTGAGGAGCCTCTTGAGGTTAGTGGTCAGCAGTACGCTAGCTTGCAAAGAGTTAAGAAGACCAGTAAGGTTCTCAATGAGGAGCGGGTAGTCAGATGGGCCTACGAAAATCTGACTGAGTATGACCGCGAGAGGCTGTTGGTGACTGTACAACACGTGGATCAGGATGTACTGTGGGACTTGTTCGTCAATGAGGAACTGACTCAAGAGGAACTTGACAGTCTACAGGATGTCAATGTAACCTGGGCATTCAGCCCGACCAAGGTTTAAACAACAAAGGAGAGTACGTTGCGTAAGGTTTTTGCTGCTGCGGGTATTGCCACGGCAATTATTGCTGGTGCTGTTGCATGTGGGTCTAGTCCCGCTACTCCGCAGTATGACTACGTGGTTCAGTATGGTTACTATGACACCGCGCACCACTATCACTACTACACGCACCCCAAGACGGTTCGTGTTACCCACAAGTACTACGTTACTCATACCTACCAGTACAAGCCTCACGGCACTCAGCACACCATCAAGGTTGCCACCCCGAAGCCTATGGTTAAGCCCAAGACGTACAAGCCCACAACCACTACTCCGCGCAAGGCTGTGCCGGTTCCGGGTTGGAAGTCTACTACTCGTAAGCGTCGCTAATTGTCTTTAGTCATTCTCCTTTAACGAGGAGAGTGGCTATGGATTATTAGAGGAGAACAGATGGTCGCACATGGTATTGCTTTCCCAGAATTCGCTAGCGTTGATAGCGCTGGTGTCTGGAGATTTCATAAGACTAGACGAAGTGTTACCGCAACTGCTAGCAGTCCTTATTGCGGAGATATTGTAAAGTTATTCAGGATTGTTGACCAAGTATTGGAAGAGGTAGAGAATTTTGGCTAAGGTAATTCGTAAGTTCTCTGTTGAAGAGCTGGAAGAGGAGTATGAACTTCCCTGGGAAGCCATCGCCAATCGGGAACTGGATAAGCATCGCTGGTATACCTGGCGTGAGCTTATATTCCTAGCGGATGATGGTAAGCATTACGCGGTTGACTACATGGATCCTGCCACAGAGAATCAAGAGGGTCAGGACTGTTGGGAAGATACCCGTGGCTATGTAGAGGCTGTTCAGGTAGAGCCTAAGGAAGTTACTACTATTAAGTGGGTGCCCGTTGTTGTTTCAGATCAATCAGTTGCTGACAAACGAATTTGAAGTCAGTCGTAATGCTGTAACTATCAAGATCATGTCCACATGGATTGATCCTGATGACTCAGTAGTCTACTATATCGTCAAGTGTATTGACGTAGCCCGCGACGGTGAGAAGATGCTATCCGGCGCTTGGTATTACGAGGATGAAGTAGACCTAGTATGTGAAGCCCATTTGGATAAGTACTACATGGAACTTAAGGGAGTCTAATGGAATTCGGTGCTTTTATTAATCTTGATACAGATGATATCGCTCAGGAACTGTCCGGTCAGCTCACCCACGAAGAACTTATTGAGTTTATTACGACTCTTGATCTTTATGTGGCTGACTGGAGTTTCACTGAGGAACTTTATAAGTTCTTCAAGCAGGAGCACAAGCACTATAAGGCAGAGGTAAAGGAGTTCAGTTAAATGAATTCCTGGTACCACGCGGTCTCCGCCTCACATAAATGGGGCGGAGTTCCCGAGGACTATCTTCCTATAGAGAACTTCATTGACAGTTCTAAGAAGACCCTCGGTGACTACCGCCATCGCGCCATGTACCATCACACCCTTGGTGTTTACCTGTGTGAGGAGCTATTCGGTACTACTATTACTATCCAGAAGAATAAGAAGACAATTCAGGTGCCTGTTCGTCTTATTGCTGAGCGGCATATTGTAGAAGACTTGGGATTCCTTCCGAATCCTGAACACTATTTGAAGCACATTCCTTATGACGATGACACAAGTCGTTGGATGTCCGGATCGATTCGTAAAGAAGCTGGGAGCTTTAATGACATTTTTAACCAAGGACAGCAAGCCTGACGCTACCTTCATGGATATCAAGATTGAGGGTAACTATGGTGGTTGGTCTCGTGCTATTCAGGAGCCTATTGAAAACTTGTATGAGTATTTCAAGGTAGCTTTTGAGAAGTACGGTGTTACGGCGGTTATGTGGGAGCAGTACACACCAGGATTCAATGACGGAGACCCCTGTGAGTTCGGTGTACGTGAGCCCAAGATCACTACCAACGCCATTGTGGCTGCGGCATGGCTTGAAGAGGATGAGCCTGACATGGACCTTGCATATCCGGGCAAGGACTACTACTATTCCGAGTATGACTTTGAGTCTTCCGATCATCCTGACGGAGATATCATGAGTGAGATTGACGTTCCCGTGGACGCTGGTAGATTTGAGGATGCCTTACGTGGAGTATTCGGTAATGATACTAAGGTAGTTGTAACTCCTACCCGTGTTGTTCAGTTTGAATACGATTGTGGGTACTGATGCGTAAGGTAAAGATTATCTTTGAGAATCCCCCATCACTTACTCTGGAACTAACGGATGAGCAGTACGCAGCGGCTATGGATGAGTATTCCTGGGAGGATTTCTATTCTCTTATGGAGACAGAGCTTTCTGACCACCTGTTTGCTGAGACTGCTATTAGTGACATTCGGGATGTAGATGGCTAATACTTGGCAAGAGCAGTTAGCAAAAGTCTTTCCGGGATCCACAACCCCTCTCATCTTTGAGAAGGTACGAGAGGTTCAGGAAAAAGACATAGAGAAGTGGGATGCCAAGCCCTTTATTTTCTTAATGAAGGGCAAGGAGGTGGAGTTCTTCGCTATAGGACAACTTGGTAAAGCTCTAGGTAATCGTTCATCAGTAACACTGAGAAAATGGGAACGGGAAGGAATCTTACCCCGATCCCCTTTCACTAGGCCATCTGAAGACATTCGTGGCCGCAGAAGAATGTATAATAGAGCCATGGTTGAGGGTCTGGTAACTATAGCTCGTGACTGTGGCGTCTTATGGCCAGACAAGGGAAAAAGATTGTCTGATACAGACTTCGCAGTAAGGGCGGCGGAACTGTTTCGGAGAATTCTAAGTGAAAATATCTAGTTGTACAGTAGAAAACTGTAACAAGAAGCATAGGTCAAAGGGTTTCTGTGAGAATCATTATCGACAATGGTTACATTACGGAGACCCTTTGGCTGACAAGCGGATTAAACGTACTGTTTGTAAAATTCTTGACTGTAAAAATATAACTAAATGTCTAGGCATATGTAGTAAGCATTACCAAAGACTAAGAAAATACGGAGACGCAGAATACCCAGTAATTATTAAAGCCCTCCCAGGAGAGGCTAAGCCGTCAAAAACGTCTGACGGATATATTCTTCTTCCGTATAATCATGGGCACCCTAATGCATCTAAATCTGGGTACATACTAGAGCACGTGCTAGTAATGTCTGCGCATTTAGGTAGGCCGCTCATTGCGGGGGAGAACGTACATCACAAGAACGGAATACGTGATGATAATAGGCTAGAGAATTTGGAGCTGTGGGTTAAGCACCAACCCTCTGGACAGCGCACAGAAGACATGGTAGCGTGGGCACGTCAGATGCTCAGTAGGTACGGAACTCAGGAGGAGCAAGAAAAATATGGCAGCACGCAAGCAAATTGAAAACGAGAGCACTGAGCCTGTTTCAGAAGCTACTGAAAACGTAGACTTTGTGAAGTCTAATATGGATGTAGTATTTCTTAATGACGAGATAGAGATTACTTATTCTCGTAGTTGGGAACTCGCTATAGTTAAGTACGAACAGGAAGCATTGTTCCATAGTATGAAGGTGCGTGTCTCTATGGATGCGGATCTTGCCAAGGTAGGTGAAGCCCTGTGTGATAAGATGACAGAACTTCAGGAAAGTGATCTCATCTGGGCGCGTACTATGTCTACTAATCCGGGATCACTTATTACAAGGATCCTTCCTGAAATTCCTGAGTAATAAAAATAACTCTCCACTACACATGCGTAAGTGCATATACTAAGGAGTCATATTAATGGCAAAGATTAACCGTAACCGCGTTACTGATGCGGATACTTCCAACATGGACATGCCCCACGATGTTGAGGCTGCGGCCTACTCTGATGCATCTGATGCTGACCAGCCCCATGAGCAGCCCTTTAAGCGCGCTTCTCGTCCGGCTGCTATCGGAGACGGTTGGGGTGCTCCGCAGGAGGAGCGTCGTGAGGTAGTGAAGGCTCCGTACATCGACTTCAAGAAGGGTTCTTCTAAGAAGCTTGTAAAGGTTCTTGAGGCCAAGCCTACGGCACAGTGGAAGCAGCACTACGTAGCTTCTGTCCGTCCTCCCTTCCTTTACTGCCTTCAGGATGATGGTTGCCCTCTGTGTGATGAGGGGCACAAGTCCGCTTGGAACTTCCTTCTCAGTGTTGTTGAGATGAATGACAAGGCTGATGAGGTTCGTCGTTGGACATTCAGTTGGCCCGTAATGGAAACCCTGCGCGATTCAGGTATTCCCCTCATTGAGGGCGGTAAGACTATCGCGGTCAATGATCCTAACCGATACTTCGTTCTTACTCACATCCCTGGTACAGGAATTCAGGTTGTTCCCGTAAAGGGTACGGATCTTGAGGAAGACTTCGGTATCAGTCCTCTTACAGCAGATGAGCTTGAAGAGCTTTCCCAGACCTCCTACGGTGCAGAGACTATCTTCACCAAGACTGCCTCGCAGCTTGCGGTAGTCGCTCGGGATCTGAAGGACACGGACTTCCCCAAGGGGCATGACCGTAACCCGTAAGCCTTGACCATGAAGCCCTGTCCTGATAGATTAAAACCTGTCAGGACAGGGCTTCTTTCTTTAGGAGGATAAGATGGAATCTACTATTATCTATGAAGTTACAAACTATGACTATGATGGCTGCGGTTATAGCTGGGAAGGTTCATGCTCATTCCATAAGTCATACGACAAAGCGGCTGAACGAGTACGTTCATTTGTTACTAAGGATTCTGGCTTTGTTCTGACTAGGGATGAGTACACTAACTGGCCGGTTGCTTTCTGTAAGAGTGGACAGTACGCGTACGAGAAGTATTATATTCAGGCACACGAGTTGGAGGATTAAATGGAATTCTTTATGCTTCGGCACTATGCCTATGATGGTAGCGGTCGTATAGATGTGGATGACGTAATTCCGTGCTCAACATCTGAGAAGGGTATGGATTACCTTAGTACGCTGGAGAAGTCTTACGATGAGTACGAGTGGGAAACGGATGACTTTGGTTTTAAGATAGTGATCCGCAGAGAAGGCCGATATGGCTATGACTACTACTATCTTGAGTCTATGATTATGGATGAGGTGATTTAATGGATGGTCTGATCCTTACAGAGGAACAGCTAAGGGCAGAAGTAGAATACTTCCTCAAGCAGGATGCCTTCTGTTTCGATATTGAATCCATGAATGGTCCTCTTCCTGATACTCGTGGTGTTCCTGCCCATAACCGTGTGGTATGGATTGCCATGGCTACCTATGGCCGAAGCATTGTTATTCCTATGGGTCATCCCAACGGAAATGTACTTCTGCAAAGGGAACATACCAAGAACAAAGTAAAGTACCCGTTGATTTATGATGCACCCCCTGAGCAGCTTAAGCCCAGTGTTGTCTACGAAATCCTGCGGCCCCTTTTCTTCTCCAATATTATTAAGGTTGCCCATAACGCAGTAATGGATTTCGTATCTGTTGAGGCTGGTTTCGGAGAGATTCCTCCTGGACCAGTACACGATACGATCGTTACCCAATGGGCACTTGACGAGAATATCGGACAGGTTGTTGGTGGTCCTAAGCGTCCCATGGATAAGAAGCTGAAGACTCTTATCAAATGGTATTACGGTGTGGATTATGACCAGGAAGGTGTTGGTAAGTGCATTGAGAAGCATCCTTTCAAGAAGGTAGCTCGTTATGCCCTGCTTGACGCTAAGTACACGTGGTTGCTGTACCGACGATTGCAAGAGGCACTGCTCACAGCGGGCATAGATGACCATCTGGGGCTCGAACGCAAGCTGACTGAGGTTCTGTTCGCTATGAACCTGGAAGGCGCTCCAGTGGACGTACAGGCCATCCGTGACCTGGAAATCCTACTGACCAGGAAGCTGGAGGAGATTGAAGGAAGGGTCTTCAAGGCTGCGGGTAAGGTATTCAATATCCGTAGTACAAAACAGAAACAGGATATTCTCTATGGCTATAAGAAGGATGGCGGACAGGGGCTAAAGCCTTGGAGTCTTACCGATACTGGTAAGAAGAAAAGAAATAACAACGAGCCCCTGGATATCTACTGCTATTCCACAGACAAAGAAGTACTGGATAGCTACCCTGAGAATAAACTGTGCCAGATTCTATTGGAATACCAAGAGGTATCCAAGCTTCTCGGTACCTATGTACTAGGTTATCTGGGAGATCCCAGTGACTCTAAGAAGCCTTGCCGTATTTTCGATGGTCGTATCCATGCTGACCTAGTCCAATATGGTACAGTTACTTCCCGTTTCTCCTGTCGTGAACCTAATCTCCAGAATATTCCCCGACCTGGTACCGAACTTGGTACTGCGGTTCGTGGTCTGTTTCGTGCTCCCAAGGGGTACAAACTGGTGGTGGCGGACTACGCTCAGGTTGAGTACCGAGTACTTGCCCACTACCTTGGTCGTGGTGTATTGTATGATGGATTCCATGCTGGTATTGACGCGCACAAGGCTACTGCCTCTTCTATGTACAAGGTTCCCGTAGAGGAAGTAGACAAGGAAATGCGCCAGGACTCCAAGGCTATTGGTTTCGGTGTTCTCTTTGGTGCTATGGCCCCGAAGATTGCTGCGACTATGGATAAGTCTTTGGCATATGCGCAGGAAAGAATTGAAGAGTACGAAACTTCACAGCCTGAAGTAAGTGCGTTGAAGCGTGCGGTATGGAGTACTGCGAGAGCCCGTAAGGTTCCTAGTCTCCGTACCATTACAGGCTTTGAACGTCGTGTGTGGGATCTCACAAGTCCTGAGCGGTGGAAGAGGCTGAAGGCCGAAAGGCAGGCATTCAATTCCCTTATTCAGGGCGGAGCAGCAGGAATTATCAAGATGGCGATGGTTCGTATTCATGAAATACTGAAGGCGGACTACGCTAGTCATAATAATCCAGCAGATAAGATTTCTCTTGTACTTTCTGTACACGATGAATTGGTATTGCTTGCTCCCGAACACAGGGCAGAGGAAGCAAAGGCTATGCTGGAAGAAGCTATGGCCGGAGAAGGAATTCAGATACTCAAGGTTCCCCTTGAGGCAGACGCTAAGATTGTTGACCGATGGAGTGAGGGGAAGTAATGGCAGAGCCAGTACCTAATAGCAAGGCATGGCACGACAGATACCATAGGGGTAATAACTTTCCGGGTACCTGTGACTGGTGCAGGAGAGCAAGAGGATAGATGCCCATGGATCCATTTGAAGACGTGAGTCCTGTCACACCGCTTGATCCGTGGCAGGCTCTCACTACAGAATTGTTTCGCTCTATGATGTGGGATATGATAGGTCCCTATAAGATGCGGGATGAACCGTATAAATATGGTCAGAATCCTGCAAGTATGGATGTCCTTGAAGCGGAAGCGCAAGAGATGTGGACGCGTAAGCATTCCATGTTGCCTTTTGGTATGGACTTCTCTTTACTGTGCTATATGGCAGCGGAGTCAGCTTCTCTGGCTTTGATTCGTTCCGATGCGGCTATGGAACAACTGCCTGACGAAAAGAAACTAGAATTCCGAACTCACAATGTGAAGTTAGGGACAGCTATTGCGGAAGCGGTTGTTTCCCATATGCTACAAAAGGGATTAATAAAATACGGAGAAGCAGATGAGTTTTTGGCAGAACAAACTTAATGGGGAGACAACACAAACACCAGTAGTTCCCTCTCGGGATTTATATGGTTTGCATAACGCCCCAACTATACCCCAAGCCGTTTTACCTCAGCAGAGTATCCCGCAGGATTATAAGCCCAACGTCCGTCTTAAGGAAGGCGGGCGTTGTCCTGACTGTGGGAGTGACAAGTATATGTCCCATGGGTCTTATGCTATTGCCTGCGGAGAATGCGGTTACCATCCACGCTTTACTCAATCCGGTCATGGTGAGAGAAGTCTTCCCACCAAACCAGGAGAAGCAACACCAGCAAGGCAATCTGGTGATAGCCAGACAATGCAAGGATCTATCGTCACCCTTAACGCGGGTGGCGGAGATCATATCGGAAATATATAAGCTACTCATCCCAGCGGAGTAATATAACGTGACCATTAATATGAGCCCATATCAATCCTTTATTGCAACATCTCGTTATGCCCGCTGGGACGACGACAAACAACGCAGAGAAACTTGGGAGGAAAGTTCGGATCGATACCTTACTTTCCTCTCAAGTCATCTTCAGAAGAACTATAACTACGATTTGACTGATACCCTGCCTATGCTTCGTAGCAAGTTTGTAGGTCTGGAATCTCTAGGGTCAATGCGTGCCCTTATGACTGCGGGTCCAGCCCTTGAGCGCTCTAATATCGCAGGATATAACTGTGCCTATCTCCCTATGGATGATGTAGTTGCATTCGATGAGCTGCTTTATATTCTTATGAATGGAACTGGGGTAGGTTTCTCTGTTGAGAGTAGATACGTAGAGCAACTACCTGTAGTTCAGCCTTGTCCTTCTGAGTATTGGCACTCACCTGTGGACATCTATGTTAACGATTCCAAGGAGGGTTGGGCAGAAGCTCTGAGAGACGTTGTAAGCGCCTTGTACGCTGGCCGTGACATCCACTTCGATACTAGTGCTGTTCGTCCCGCAGGCAGCCGTCTGAAGACGTTTGGAGGGCGTTCTAGTGGACCTGAACCCCTGGAAGAACTCTTCTGGTTTGTCCATGGTATTTTCAAGGGCGCAACAGGGCGTAAACTGACCACGCTTGAGGTATTTGACATCGTATGTAAGATTGCATCTGTCGTAGTGGTGGGAGGAGTAAGACGCTCTGCTCTTATTGCCCTGACTGACCTGGAAGATGAGTCTCTTGCTACAGCCAAGTCCGGTGAGTGGTATGTTAATCACCCTTACCGGGGATTGGCTAATGTTTCTGCTGTTTATAATTCAAAGCCGGAGCAGTCTGTCTTCATGCAGGAATGGAAGAACATTTATGATTCAAAATCCGGAGAGCGTGGAATCTTTAATAGAGAAGCTTCTCAAAGACAAGCCGCTAAGTATGGGCGTAGACTGGCAGACATTGAATACGGAACAAATCCTTGTAGCGAAATTATCCTACGTCCATACCAGTTCTGTAACCTATCCACAGTCATTGTGCGGCCTGACGATACCCTGAAAACTTTGGGTAAGAAGATTGAAGCTGCTACCATCTTTGGAACTATTCAGTCAACCTTTACAGATTTCAAGTACCTTCGCCCCATTTGGCAGAAGAATACAGAAGAGGAAAGACTTCTAGGAGTCTCTATGACGGGGCAATTGGGTCACCCAGTATTGAATGGCTCACAAGGTTCTGTCGAACTGGAGAACTGGTTAAGAGCCCTGCGCATGGTGGCGGTACTGGTCAATGACCTGTGGTCACGTAACCTAGGGATTAATAGATCGGCTGCTGTAACATGCGTAAAGCCCGAGGGAACTACGTCGCAGTTGACAAATGCCGCCTCTGGAATGCATGCTTGGCACTCTGAATACTATGTACGTCGTGTTCGTGCTGATAAGAAGGACCCTTTGACACGTCTGATGATTGACGCTAAGGTTCCTTATGAAGATGATGTAATGAACGCTTCCGCAGTAGTATTCTCGTTTCCTATTAAGGCCCCTGAGGGCGCTATTACCCGCAAGGATCTTACAGCTACCAAGCATTTGGATCTGTGGCTCACATATCAGCGGTACTTTACGGAGCACAAGCCATCTGTTACAGTAACGATCCAAGAGGATGAGTGGCTGGAAACAGCGGCTTGGGTGTGGAAGAACTTCGATGAACTATCTGGAGTGGCTTTCCTACCCTACTCTGATCATGTCTACCAGCAAGCACCGTACGAGGACTTGACAAAGGACCAGTACGATGAGATGGTAGCTGCAATGCCCAAGGATATCCCGTGGGATGAACTGAGTTGGTATGAGCAGTATGACCAGACAATCGGTAGTCAGACACTGGCTTGTTCCTCTGATACTGGTTGTGAAGTAGTTGACCTAGTCGCAGCATAGGAGAGAAATGAATGCGGATGAGCTGGTGGCACTATGGGCTCTGGATAAGTACAAGAGTCAGCACCATTACCGTACAGACATGCAGTACTACCATAAGTACAACCATCTCATCCTGTGCCCCACTGTGACCGCTACGCCTGCTATTTTCGAATGGTTGTGTGGTTGTTACTCGGAGTACACTCGTGATGATGGCTTTTCAACAGCCTTTACCATTTCTTGTGCCTGTGGCGTATCAGAACATTATTGGTGCTATACAAATGACTGGGATCTTCCAGAGATTCTTAAGGAATTGGCCGAGTACGAAGACACGCAGACCTGCCCCTACTGGAATGAGTAGGGGAGTAGGCTTGCTCACTAGACGGAAGAGAAAGAAGTCCTCAGGGCATTCACATCTCTGGGGACGCTGGGAAAAGCTGGGTATTCGTAGTGGTATGGTAAATGGCCAGCACCGTTTCGTTGAAGCCTGCCGTAGGTATTGTTCTTGCGGAGCCGTACAACGAGCAGGATTCTATAATGAATTGCCTACACAGGGAGCAGAAGATGTTTACTCGTCTTGACAATGCGATGTTTCTTTTCGAAGTGGCTGAGTTTCTTGAGACTGAGAAGCCTTTCGAATCCGATCCCGCTAATCGTGAGCAGCGTAGGAATCCTGAAGGTAAGCGGTCACAGAAATTCCAGCGCACTAACATTTATCATGCACGACACCAGTTCACTGGTCCACTAGCTTAATTAGGAGAAACAATGTGGTGTGAGGAACATCGGTGTAGCCGTCTAGCCTGCGAAAAGTTGCACTAACAAGGCTTGACACAATCAGTAAGGGCTAGTAGAGTTATCTTCTACTAGCCCTTACGTTATTTATGGAAGGTACCTCATTGAATAATGACTTAGCCGTATTCCTGGCTTCCCAGAATAAGAAACTGGAGAAGGCAGGTATACCCAAACTTATAACTGCGTCTGATATGTTCATTGCTCCCAGACTGAAGTCTGGTATCGGCTCAGTGGATCTGTCATTGAATGGTGGCTGGTCAGGTAACAGGTGGGTAGAGGTCTATGGTAATGAGAGTAGTGGTAAGACTACCTCTATTCTGAATACGATTGCCTACAACCAGAAGATTAACCCCGAGTTCATGGTATTCTGGCTTGCCGCTGAACCTTATGATGTTGAATGGGCAGAGATAATCGGTATTGATAATGACCGAGTAACTGTACTGGAAACTCAGCACATGGAGCTTGGACTTCAAGCTGTACTTGACGCCGCTAATTCTCATTGCTATGACTTGATTGTTGTTGACTCCTATCCTGCATTGATTGCGGATCAGGAAGACATAAAGGGCATGGATGACATAGTAGTAGCGCCTGGCGCAAGGGTGCTTGGTAAGTTCTTCCGCAAGATGGGAAGTACTTTTAGTGCTGAGCGCCCTTACACAGGCTTTATGGTTAATCAATTCCGTGAAAAGATCGGGGTAATGCATGGTGACCCCAGAACTACCCCAGGAGGAAAGGCTAAGAACTTCTCCTTCTATCAGCGGGTAGAGGTAAGTCGGGATGAATGGATCAAGGAGAAGCTTGAAGGTTATCCTGGTGACTTCTACGTAGGCCAGACCATTAAGATTCAGACCATTAAGAACAAGGCAGGATCTCCCAAGCAGGTAGGTACTTATGACTTCTACTTTGCTGACTCCCAGAAGGGATTTCGTGCGGGAGAAATTGATATTGCCAAGGACTTGGTTATCCTTGCCCGTAGATATAAAATCATTACCCAAAAGGGTGGTTGGTTCTATTTCAATGAGCTTAAGTGGAATGGTGTACCCGCTGTACAGGATGCTGTACGTGAAGATATGGATCTCCAGGAAGAATTGTATAGACTAGTCATAGACATTAATTCTTAATTAAGGAAACCCTATGACTATTACTGGTGCAAAAACTATTATTGTGACAGGGAAGTACATCAATTTCATTAGTGGAGCAGGGGAGAACGGAACAGTACAGTTCATTCCCTCTCTTCCTTCTTTATCTGATGCAACTGATGATCAATTCATTACCATCCCACCCTTTGTAGCTGTACTTCCCGGCTCCTTGGGTGGAACCCCCAACAGTAGCGGGCCTGGTACCTTCAGTCTGACACTGCCTTGCACAGACAACGACGAGTTGCATCCTGGTGGGTTCACCTATACCATCATTGAGAAGGTAACCAACATGGCCAACCGCATTACCAAGGGGGTCTTGATTCCTTCCACCTACGGTAGTACAGTAGACCTGACAACGGTACTTCAGCCGTACATCTAATTCAAAGGAGATAGCAATGGATTTTGCGGAAGCGGTTAAGCTGGCCGAGAATGAGTTTGCCCGATTTGTTGGGCTGTTTACCCTCAAGGAGGCAGAGAATCCGGAGCTGACTTATGAGGAGATTGACGCGCTGGTGGACTACGAGCACCCTGAGTTTGCCAATGAGGAAGACCAGGATATGTATGACGCGGGTATGATGATGGTAGCTTTCGGTACCGCCATACGCGCGGCTAAGGACTAAAGGAGAAATAACAAATGGAGTTCAAGTCGTGGCCTTCTATTCCACGCCTTTCCAAGGAAAAGGTAACGGTCACAGAGAAGATTGACGGTTCCAATTCCTGTGTACGTATTCGTCCATTCAATATCGATGATGATCGTACCGACCAGGTTGATACAGTCTCTATCGATGGAGATCAGTACACCATCTGGGCTCAGTCCCGTAAGCGGCTCCTTCAGCCCGTAAAGGAGAAGGACAACTTCGGATTTGCTCGTTGGGTGTACGACAATGCGCACAGTCTTGTCAGTGTGCTAGGATCTGGGGACCACTACGGAGAGTGGTGGGGCTTGGGTATCCAGCGAGGTTATGGGCTCAAGGAGAAGCGTTTCAGTCTCTTCAATGCCCCTCGTTGGTATGAGACATTGCATCACACAGAGGCACGATCCGAGATTGCTAATCTTTACATCGTTCCTACCTTGTTCGCTGGTCAGTTCTACGATCTTGATGTTACTGGTCTGCGGGATGACCTTGACCAGAACGGTTCCAAGGCAGTCTCTGGCTTTAAGTCAGAGGGCATGGTAGTGTATCTCCGAGAGCTGAACGCGAGTTACAAAGTCCTTCTAGAAAACGACGACATACACAAGTGGGAGATTAAGTAAATGAACCGCACGTGTAAGCTTGTGGCTGCTACTCTTGTTGCAACCGCTTTGGGAATTGGTGCTACTGCTTGTAGTAGCGAAGCAGACACAGCATCTAGTAACGTGTCCAAGGCTGCTGATCACTTTGAAGTTAATCGTAGGATTACGGTGATCAACGGTATTACTGATAAGTACCTTCTGGTTATCACTGGAGCTTGCTCTATCAATATCGATGACCCGAAGAACCTTGCAGTTACCTGTAAGACTGGTCCCAGTCAGTACAAGAAGTTCTATGCTGGAATGTCTGACAATGTGACGTACACAGTGGAGCAGGGTTCACCGGTTAAGGCCAGCGGATATCACTACCGAGTGGTGTTCCGTCCGGCTACTCTCATCCCAGACGTTGACTTCCAAGGCACTTCGGACGGATCCAAGTAATACCACTGCCAGTACCTGATCAATGGGTACTGGCTTAAGTGGGTAGAAGACTCACTTCAACTAGGAGATAAGTAAATGAGCTGGATTCTTGTGGGCGAAATTGGTGCGGGTATTGTATACCTGATCGGTTTCTTCACATCGCTGAGTGACATTCTTGACAACGGTCCGAGTCTCAAGGCGTACCGTAAGAAGTATGGTCACGATCTTGGTCTTATTGTCTGCGGTTTTTACCGTGGGTTTGTGACTGTGGGTTGGCCTGCTTTCGGTGGCCTTAAGTTCGGTGTCGGAGCTATTCGTGACACTATCCGCCTGGCTTTTACCAGTAAGGCAAAGGACATTAAGAAGGAGATCGATGCCTGAGAGGCATGACTGTACTAATCCAGCAGGACATAACTACGTTGTATCTGGTCATGTATCCAAGTGCCGTAACTCCGGTTGCGGTAAGGTACAGATCTACAACATCAATACGAAGTCCTGGAATGACGCAAAGAAGTAAGGAAACAAATGGCTGACGTAAAAGACAGCCAGAGACAGGAAAGGGCCCTCGCTAGGCAACTAGCGGGGGCTTCTGTCAATTCTGGCTCAGGCAATGGTTGGGTAAGAAAGGGCGATGTAAGAACGGAGAATGAACTATTTGAATTAAAGATAACATCAGCTAAATCTTATTCTCTTAAAGATGCGGAACTTGAGAAGAATTATAACTATGCGCTAGTGGATGGACGAATATCAGTTTTCATGGTAGAGTTCAAATCTACTGGTAATGCATGGGTAATTCTTTCCAAGGAAGATTACCTATCTCTAAGGGAAGAAGCCGATATTGGTAATGAAGTTACGTAGTGTTGCACCCCAATGGTTTCATGATGATCCGCAGAAAACCGCTAAGTGTGTATTGTTTCCCGCTACGGCAGCCTATGATCCGTGGTATGGAGAATCGGATGATCCTGAAGCCTTGGATGAGACAGAAGAGGCCAAGAAAATATGCTTAGGCATAGATGATGGAAGACCTTGCCCCTTACTAGCGGGCTGTTTAGAATTCGCCTTAGTAAATAATGAGCGGTGGGGAGTCTGGGGAGGAAAAGCTCCAGATGAAAGAGCTAAACTACGAAAGGAAAGAAGAACTTGGCAATCAAATCCGGCTGGGGACCAAAACTCTCAGGAAATCTAGCCAACTATGCTAACGCTTCCAAGGGAACTATTCTCCTGGGAGATATTCAAGCTCACATGCTGAAGGAACATGCCAAGCCGTCTACCCGTCGTCAAGACATTGTGCACCCGTCTGAGACTGTCAAATCCTCCTGGTGTCCCCGGGCTACCTACTACCGGATTTTGGCCTGTAGAGAGGCATCTAACCCCTTTCTCAAGCCCGCTGAGAGTGTAGGTGTCCAGCTACTCAACATCTTTGATGAGGGTCACCACATCCACGACAAGTGGCAGAAGCGACTTCAGAAAATGGGTAAGCTGTGGGGCAATTGGCATTGCGTGCTGTGTGACACTACTTGGGAAGATACTTCTCCTGTTCGTTGTCCTAATGTAAACTCTTGTCGCTCTGGTGTTTATCCTGAGGACTGGGAAGCGCATAGAAATACCGTCATATATACCGAAGTACCTTTGTCAGCAGATGAGTATCTTATCAAGGGCCACGCGGATGGTGCTGTTCCTCATTTGAATGCCCTTATCGAGATAAAGTCGGTAGGAGCGGGTACGGTTAGAATAGAAGCACCTGATATTTATGCCAAGAACACCGAGGGGCAGAAGATTGATCTTCAGGGGCTTTGGAAGGATATAAAGGAGCCTTTCCCCTCTCATATAAATCAGGGACAATTGTACTTGCGTCTTTGTAACATAATGGGTCTGCCATTCGATAAGATTATCTTTATCTATGAAGCGAAGTTCAATCAGGGCGTCAAGGAATTTGTGGTCAAGTATGATCCCAACCACTCTGACGAAGTTATTACCAAGTGTTATTTCATAAAGGGTGCCTTGGATGGACATATGGCTCCCCCTGAATGTGTTACTGGGACTACGTGTAAAGATTGCGAGCAATATGGCAAGAATAAGTCCAATTCAGAGCGGTTGGTTAACAACGACAACTCTGAGAGAAAAACCATCAGAAGACCAACCAGTACTTCCGCCCGGATTGTCCGACCTACCTGACGCGGTACTAATGGATCTTCTGGTTGACTTCACCAACTGGACCGGCTACGCTGGGTACCAAGTGGCTCTGAATGAGATTGCGGAGCGTAGGGCTGATCGGCTATTACAGAGAACGTTTGATCGCTATAGCATCATGCATAAGAAGGAAAAGACTGTAGCAGCTACAAAGGCTATGGTTCAGCAGGAAGAAGAGTACCTTGACGCGGAAGACGCGGTTGAGCTAGCATATGCTGTAACGAAATTATCAAAATCGGAGTATACCCACCTGGAGGCTGCATCCAAGGTAGTATCCAGAGAACTATCACGCAGAATAGCAAGACGAGATTTAGACAATCGCGTGGATAAGTATTCTACATAAGGGAGTAACGATGCCTGCAAAGGGCGAGAAGTACACGCACAATCAGATCAAGGATGAAGTTTACACAGTAGCCAGCGTATCCCGTGGTAATTCGGTAGTAACTTTGAATCCTGGTGGTATTACCGTTACTTACAGTCAACTCGCACAGAACTATACAAAGGTAAAGTAATTGAAGATAACCCTCTTGGCCCGAACTCATATTGAGACGTGGCCTGAATCTATTGCAGATACTGAATTCATTAAGTTCGATGAATCCGAAGAGGGCATATTTGGGAATGACGCAGATCGCCTCGCACATTTTGCGGGGCGTTCTTGTTACCAGTCCTGGAATATGCCTAATCCAGAAACAGCAACTGATGAAGGCTATATTGCCAATATCCTGAAGCAGCAGCACTATTCTGTTCTCGAACACGGCACTGCAACCTTCTATGTTGAAGGCGTAAGCCGTAATCTGACGCACGAGTTGATCCGACACAGACACCTAAGCTACAGTGAGTTGTCTCAGCGCTTTGTTAATATGGAGGATGCCAAAAACGTCATTCACCCTGCCCTGCGTGAGGGGGGCGTTTCGGCAGTAGGTTCCATGGAGCAAGAAGTTACCGATGTGTATACGGATCTGGTGACAGTTCTCCAGGGAGAGGGCAAGACACGTAAGCAGGCCCGTGAAGCTGCCCGAGGCATCTTGCCAGGAAGCACGGAAACACGTATAGTAGTTACAGGCAATCACAGAGCCTGGCGTGACATGCTGCACAAGCGCTATAGTGTTCATGCTGATGCTGAGATCAGAGAGTTCGCTACCGAGATTTTGGCTAAGCTTCGTGTTATTGCTAAAGAAACCTATCAGGATTTTCCTGATGAGCCGTTTAACTAGGAGTTTATATGCGTAAGATTTGGCAGGCCATTCTTCATGGCATTGGGATGAATTGCATAGCCTGTGGCACTGAGTTTCCAGGTCATACCCCGAACTGCATTTACAATGACATCAACAAGGGGCCGTGATAAGCTCGGTAATCTGGCCGAGTGGACGTTAGAAGACCTGAAGGCGGGAATGAGACTATTTGATAGACATTCCCGCCTTCCCGGCTCTGACAGGGAAATGTACAGAGACCAGTATTTAGCAGTAAAAGCGGAATATCAGAGGAGACGGTGAATATGGATAAGCCCCAATTAAAGTATGAGGATGCACGCCTGGTGGACTGCGGTAATCTGGATAAGTTCGTGAATATGCATCTGGAGGGTTTTGGCGCTTCCTGGCGGGCGCTTGACACAGGCTATGATGGCTTCCATAATGGAAGTTATGTGGAAGCTGAGGTTGAACTCGGAGCCGTGATTGAGGACGACGAAGATCAGAGTTTCGCTCGATGGCTTATGGGTGAGGGTCCGTTCTATTTGGATGAGGATGACACCTATTCATATGAGCTTCCTCAGATTCACCACATGCTACAGTGGCTGTGCAACATCGGTGAGATTCCTACCGGTAAGTACGTGGTGGAACTATGGTGGTAACTACTTAGGAGAGACAATGCGTAACTTTATTCATCGATTTGGTTTTCATTTTTGGGAATTCCGAGGAAATGACGTCTACCAGTGTAAGTGTTGTAACGTTGCGCTGAAACGTATTCGGGGAACTCTGTGATAACTGTACGAGAAGCTATTGAAGCCTTACAGCAGTTTGATCCTGATACCGTTTTTGTTCTTTCCTCAGATGAGGAAGGCAATAACGTTCGCATGGTTAACGGAATTGGTGAGCAGCAGGTAAAAGCCCTTGAATACCAATTCATGGAAACCGTGTGCAAAGAAGATATAGACGAGTATGATAATCTAGACGACTATCGTGAAGATCACGGACTTGTAGCCGACTGGCTACCCATCGAAGTAGCGGAGGTTTGGTAATGGCACTTCCTGAGACTTATTACACAATTGCCACCGAGGATGGTAGTATTCCCCCTCAGTACGAGTGGTATACCGATATTGACAACGCTAAGACAGATGTTGTGGACATGGCGGAGGACGATGCCGCTGATACCTATGTAGTCTACGAACTGACTGTCCGTCCCATGTACCGTATTAGGACAACTGTGGAGCTTGAGAAGGTCTGATGGACAGAAGCAAGGACTTATGTAAGACTTCGGGTTGCGGTCATGCAAGATATTTACATGGTGGCCGCTACCAGAAAAACATAAAGTGGTGCCAAGGTCCGAATTGTAAGTGTAAGGGTTTCAAGGAAAATTAGGAGAGGTCAATGGAGCCGGTCAGTTGGATCAAGAACAAGTACTCCTGCCCCAAGCAGCGAGGACGCTATTCTGGCGGAACCCACAATGGGCCGCTTAAGAAGCGTAAGAAGACTCCTAACAAGATCAAGCCTACTCAGCGCCGTGTCAAGATCCTGACCGCAGCCGGTAAGGTTGCGTGGGACTGGCAGGCCGTGTAAGCTAGTCCTACAACAACCGGGGAGGAAATCATGGCAGACAACGCAAAGTCGGGTAAGCACGCCAAGGCTAACAACGTCAAACCGCTGAAGACCAAGACTGAGATGGAACAACTTCAGGCAGATGCGGATATGATTGACGCGGTCTACGAGAAGGCGGCGAAAAAGAAGAAGTCTTTCACCCCCGCTACTGACGCAGAGAAGAAGGCGGCCGGTAAGGGTACCCACCGTAAGAAGAAGTAATCACTAGAAAGGGGCTATCGAAAGGTAGCCCCTTTCTTATTTAGGAGAATAAATGCCTACACCCCACTGTGGTACTTGTGGAAGAAGACTTAAGAGAGTCACCATTAATCGAGAAGGCAAGTGGTATTGCGATAATTGTAAGGAAACTAAGTAGTGGAACGACTTTCAGTCCATATAAATTCTAATCAGGATGTTTTCATTACCTGGATAGATAAAAGTTCTTCGGGTACTCTTACCCTGACTCCTGCGGAAGCTATTTCTATTGGCGAAGTCGGAGGAATGGCCAAACTACGAAAGGCGGTACAGAAAAATGATAAACGTAGTAATAACAGGATCTAGAGATTGGCCTATCGGTAAGGCTCCAATTATCTGGGAAGCTTTGGAAACTCTTCAATGGTCATGTGGCGTTAAGTCGTGGGAAATTGCTGAGTATGGTGCTAAGGAATTCTTTACTCTCCACCATGGCGAGTGCTTCGCGGGCGGGACAGACCTTATAGGCGCGTCCTGGGCAGCAGGGGCAGGCTGGGAAGTCATTCCCCATCCGACTGAAATTCCCATGGGTTGGGCACTTGCAAAACGTAATCGGAAGATGATTGACCTGAAGCCTGACTACGTGGTAGCCTGCTTTCTAGAGGGCGCGGGAAACCGTGGGACTCAGATGACTTATGACATGGCTATAGCCGCTGGACTCAAGGACAGGATTATAGAGGTAAGAGGATGAGTTTCGAGTACACCGCTAAGGAAATGCTTCAGAACTATGGAATTGCACCTAGTTCCATAGAAACTATTCTCAGTAAGCACCAGGAAGAAATATATGACGCGTTGGAAAAGCTATTTCCTAACGATAATGCTTCTGCTGGTGATGTTCTTGCTTGTCTCTATGGAGGAATATAATGACTATTACAGCACGTATTAACGCGGCCCTTATCCAGTACCTTAAGGCCATTCATAAGGTTGACGCTATTGTTGCCGAACTCGATGAGGTAATGGCAGACACCGAGGGCGGTTCTTGTTGTGGCGGTGCAATATATCTGTCTTTTGATATTCGATACAAGACTTCGGACAAGGATAAGCACTGGAGTTACCAAACAATCCAGGGTGATGTAATTGACTTCCTGCCTACCCTGGATGAATACAGCACGGAGGATTAATGCAATGTCAGTGTGGGGCACCATCAACGCATAAATGGTTCCCTTATTGCTCAAAGATATGTAGAGATTTCTGGACTAAGAAAAACAAGAAAGAGAAATAAATGAGTGATCTACCTGAGCCCGAAGCCCTTTACATTGGTATTGACCAAAGTTATAGTGGCTTCGGGCTTGTGGTATTAGATGAGACTGGCTATTGTCGCCAAAAAAGCTTATTGAAATACCCATTGAATAAATTCAAAGACGAAGGTGCCCGCTTAGTAAAGATCTATGATGATTTACTAAAGTTCTTTTCTTTATATCGGCACTACACTGTCCCTACACATATAGGAATGGAAGGCTATGCCTACGGAGCAAAGCTCAATAGAGAAAAACTCGGGGAACTCGGCGGAATCGTCAAACTCTCATCCCACCTTATATTTAGTAGTACCCCATCCGACGTTGCACCGAGTGCTCTCAAGAAGTATGTTACCGGCAACGGCAAAGCTAGCAAGGAAGAGATGGTGCGCGCCGTACAACTATGGGATCCCGAGGTAACAGACAATAACATAGCTGATGCTTATGGCATTGCCCATATGTTATACTCGTCTTAGCAACTCCTCCTTTGCTATCTCCCTTGAAAGACCCTGTCATCGTATAATGGTGACAGGGTCTTTTTGTCTGTATAATCGAATGAAGACATGAATTAAAAATTTGGAGAAAAATATGGTAAAGGACACGAATTACAACGAGGTACTTCTTAAAGTGAAGTCATCCTCTTCCGCAGCATCTCTTGCAGCAGCTATAGCAAATAACGTATATGCCAATAAGGAGATTACTCTTCGCGCCATTGGTGCGGCTGCTGTAAACCAGTCAGTGAAAGCCCTGGCTATCGCTCAGTCCTATGTAGGTCCCCGAGGCAGTGTATTATCCTGCCGACCTGGATTTACTACAGTACAAATGGATGATGGAGAGATAAGCGCTATGACTTTCAAGGTAATAGTTTCTTAACTACAGGGAGGGTCTATATGCCCGCACAACCAGCGGATAACAGTTTTCCGCAATCCAGAACTGCTGAGTTCTCTTCTGGTGCTACCGGCTTGGTAGGGCAAGGCTCTACTCGTACAGTTCAGCAGATGGCACCAAAGAACTACTCACCCGCTTCTGTGCTCTCACCTATTGGCGGAAGTTCTAATGGTATGAGTTCCACTACTTATTCACAAAACCGAGCATTGAGTTATTACCGTTCTTAATTAGGAGAAATTATGGCCGAAGAAATTGGCACAGGGAGTCGTCCAACTATGGGAACTTCCGCAGCAGTATTATCCCGCGTTGGCAAGCCTGAGCGCGGTCGTATGCGTCCCAAGGGTGGAGGAGGCAAGCAGGGAGATGCCCTAGACGGCACAAAAGGGAACCGTAGAGCCTCTTTTGAGAAGATGGGGGCAACACTCCACCCAACAGCTACTCTGTACGCTCAGAACGCCGCTGAAGCCTCTGAGATCTGCAAGAAAGTCGTTATGATGCCATCCCGTAGTTCCTGGACAGATCAGTTCAGAGCTAAGGCTAAGTACGGGAGAGCAATGTAATGGATCAGAAGACCAACGACAGCAGATTAACTACTGCTTTTGACAGATTTGCAGCATTCTTCGGATCCATTAAATTCATTGGCGGAATGTCGTTATTTGTAGTCGTATGGTTTTTATGGAATATATTTACTTCCTATAACTGGGAGTTTGATAGATATCCCTTTATATTCATGACATTACTTTTATCACTTCAGGCATCTTATGCCGCGCCTATTATTCTATTTTCACAGAATCGTCAGTCCGACAAGGATAGAGAGAAACTGGAATTGGATTTAGCCGCTGATTTGCGCTCAGAAGAAATACTTAAGAAGATAGCTGCAAAATTGGAGGTAGATATCGATGAGTAACATGAGTTATAACCCACCAGTAGGACAGCAAGGCTCTGTGACCCAATATGGTGGTGGCGGAGGAATGGCTATCTCTGGTTTCCGCTCCATTCTTGATGCCCGTATTGCAGCAGCTACAGGAAAAACACCTGAAGCCCAATACCCTGATGGCTATCTAGGTTCTGTTATTGACAGAAGACAGGATAAGCTACTTCAGACTGTACGTAATAATGCCCGTTCATATACCCGAGGGGTACATAAAGGATCAATCATTGGTGCCGAATCTTATTTCTGGCCTGATGACTTGACTCCGTATTCTTCTTTGGATAGAAGACTGGCCGGAGATAAGAAGAGATATTCCGCTGAGGGTAATCCAATTGAAAGACTTGCTCATGGTGGTAAGTTCATGACTAACGAGGCTGCCAAGAAGCTGGCTCAGGAATTAAATATTGCCTATGATCCTCAAGTAGCAGGTAATATCGATCCCAATATCAGAAAGTTCCATAGCTCTGTAAACTTACCTGGTTGGTCAGCCTCTGGAAGCGGGAGAAGCATATAGTGGAAAAGCAGAATCAGAATTATGATTATTCAAAGCGTGAGTACCAAGGCGACTCCGTATATAACTTCCGACGCCCTTCTCAGTCCTTTGCAGAACAACTTGTATCAGCGAAGTTAGTAGCCAATGCTTATGCTGATGCCAATAATCTACGTCCGCCTATTCCTAATATAGGAAGAGTACCCAATAGGTTTGGGTATAGAACAACTACTCCCGGAATCCTGGATATCTTGTCAGTGGACGATACCTTCTCAGCCTCCTTCGGTGATTTCAGTGGTACGGAGTCAGGCTATCAAGGCACATCCTTCCCGCAGAACCCTTCCCTTCCATAAATGGAGTAATCATGGCAGCAAAGAGAGCCGTAGCGGCTCCAAGACGTGCCACGGATAAAAGAACCGTTGGCACAGCAAAGAATCCTAAGGTAGTACAGGCCCCTTCCGCCGCCGCTTACAGAGCGCCCAAGCCTGTTAAAGTAGTAAAGAAGTCAGCGGGCAGACCAAAGAAAGCGAAGTAATATGGCGATTAATGCATCTAGATCAATGAATGCGTCTCTAGTACGTGGTGCAACTGACGGTAAGTACAAGGACTTGCACCCCAACAGCGAAGGTGGCATGATGAATGACATGTCTACCTACGAAACCCGACAGTCTCTCAACCTCTTGTACTACGGTTACGGAGAGCCTAGAATGGTTGAAGTACCCGGACAGAACAAGTATGTTGCAAACCCTAGATTCCACCAGAATAAGTTCGAAAGTCTTGAAGATTCTGGTATTTTAGGGCAAGCTTGGTAGTACAGATTCAACACGCACCACATGACCCTCAGTTGACAGATCGTTGGCTGAGGGTCTATGCTTTGCGGTGTTGTTACAAAATCAAGACATTCCAGGTGGCGTAATAACTGTCCTTATTGTCTATCGATTGGATCGTCATGTATAGTGCGATCGGAATTCAGGGCGTAGTTTCTACCTTTGCCGCAGCCACCGCGCTTTTTGCTGGTGGCATTGCTGTCGCTCCTTCGGCAGAAGCCTCTACCCCTTCTTTGGAAGTAAGAGCCCTTAACCTTGCAATCAAGCACAAGGGTGACAAGTACCAGTACGGTGCGACAGGTCCCCACAGGTTTGACTGCTCTGGACTTACCAAGTACGTTTACAAGCATGTGAAGAACGGTAAGACCCTGGCGCGAACTGCTGCCAATCAGTACCGTAACAGCCGTCACGTCAGTTGGAAGCACCGTAAGATCGGGGATCTTGTATTCTTCCACAGTGGAAGTTCCGCGTCCTCTGTTTACCACGTAGGAATCTATGCGGGTAAGGGCTACATCTGGCATGCCCCTCACACAGGGGCTCGGGTGCGTAAGGAAAAGATCTGGACGCATAAGATCTGGCTTGGACGTTACTAATGACTACCAAAGGAAATCGCATGAAGACATTTATATCTCCCGCAGCCGCAGCTTTTGCGGTAGGTTTTATCAGCGCGTTTACTACTGGCATAGCCACTAACGCCCACGCGGATTCAGTGAACTGGGATGCTATTGCTCAATGTGAATCAGGAGGCAATTGGCATATAAATACCGGGAACGGCTACTATGGTGGCCTTCAGTTTTCCCTGAGTACTTGGCATTCAAATGGCGGTTCAGGAAATCCTGCCAACGCTTCCCGCTCTGAGCAGATTCGTGTAGCAGAGAATGTACTTGGATCGCAGGGCATTGAGGCTTGGCCTGTCTGTGGCAAGCAGGCATATAGCTCTTCCCGCCAGTCTACGGGGTCTAGTAGCGCCCACAAGCGTTCCCACGTAGAGAAGCCAGTCAAGCAGTCTTACAAGCCCGCAGAGAGCCGTCAGGCGACTCGTACTAACGCTACATGTTCCGATGTTTCATGGGGGCCTTATACGGTAAAGTCTGGGGATACCCTTAGCGCCATTGCCCGCAAGTTCACCAAGCAATTCAGTCACACTGTTACGTGGCCAATGATTTACAAGGATAGTGACAATTCCAAGACGCTTACACAGGGACCTGACAAGATCTACCCGAAGGAAGTTATCTGTATTCCATTCGGACTTAACGATCCACAGATGCATTAAGGGAAAGCCCCATTCTTCGCTACCATACGTAGTTGAAGAATGGGGCTTTTCGTGTTAGTATAAAATGGCCATGAAACGAAATACAAAAAGGACTACTACATGACAGACACGTTTGATCCGCACAAAGACAAGAATGTGCATCTGACCGGCTTACTGGTCTGCCATCCTTGTCAGGTTATCGAAGAACTTACGGATTACAAGCCGGATGAAGCGGATAATGATCCTCGTATTGGTCATATCATTGAGACACATCTACGCAGACACCCTTCCTTTGAGGATCGTCACGTATTGGAGTGGTGCATGCTGGGATTCGTGCCTACACGTCACTGGAAGGATCCGGAATATCGTAAGGACATCACTAAGAAGATTCTTGAAAGTGGTGGTCGTACTGGATTTGATCAGGACTTCTACGATGTACAGAATACATTCAAATCTGATGCTCTGGAATGCTACCAAAGACATAACCGTCCCGCATTCAAGTCCAACACCGCTCCCAAGTGTGCTGACTATTTGAGTCCTCATATGGAAATCAAGCCTAATACTTCCAGAGAACGTAAGATTGCTGGACTTCCTACCTACGATGAAACCAAGATCAAGCGTAGTTTCATTTGTGAGTATTGCCCTTATCACCAATCCGTTAAAAGTGAATTACGTAAGTAAAGGATCATAATTCGAATGACAATTGATTTCGCTGAACTACAGAAGCAAAAGGCCGCAGAGTTACTGGCTGAGAAGGAAGACACTACTGAGGAAGTAACCACTGCCTTCCTTATCGTCCAAGGTATTGATGGTCAATGGTCTGCGTACGCAGAATTTGCTGACAAGGATCTCGATATGCAGAGAACTGCGACAATGGATGATATCGTTGGTGGCTGTGCCAACGTTGGTACGGGCTGTCAGATTCAGCAGACTGCTATGTCTACCGTTATCGTGATGGAACAACGCGCGGCAATGATGCAGTACCAAGCACAACAACAGCAAGAGGCACAGAGAATTTCTTCTTTGATTGACCCTTCTAAGTTAAGAGCATAAGTATGGGACTATTCGGACAGGACTGGTCGGGATATCAATCCGCTACACCTTCTACTGCGGACATCGACTATGTATTCTTGAAGGTAACTGAGGGACTTTCCTACGAGAGTCCAAAATGGAAGAGCCAGTACACTACAGCGACTAAGGCTGACCTGGTTGTCGGTTTTTACCATTATCCACATATGGCCAATAGTCCTAAGAGCGAAGCGGACTATTTCCTTTCCAAGGTAACCCCTAAAAAGGGTGAGATTGTAGTACTGGACTGGGAAGGCTACGACACTAACAACAAGAATGTTTCCAAGGCTGTACAGCGAGCCTATAAGGATGCTTACCTGAAGTACATGAAGGGTAAGTTACCGAACAATCCTGTAGGAATGTATTGTTCCCCTGACTATTGGACCAACGTAGATACCAATAGCTATTGTGGTGACTTCCTATGGATCGCAACAGCCGGTAAGGCTGCGGGAAGCCCTGGAATTGATTACAAGTGGACATTCCATCAGTACTCAACTGCTGGTGGCGTTGATCATAACTACAGCCTATTCACCAGCCGTGCGGCATTAATAGCATGGACACTATCATTCGTACAGAATACTTCGGAGGAAGACGTGGCAGTAACACAGGCAGATGCTAATTTAATCGCCAAGACCGTACTTACTATGGATGGCCTTATTGGTGCTCCATCTGATGCGGGAGACATCAAGACAAATGAGTTCTGGCAACTGCGTTCTTACGTTGCAGACACTGGTATGAAGGTTCGCGCCATTCAGACTCAGGTTACTGCGCTTCAGGCAGCGGTAGCAGCCGTTTCTACACCAGTCATTGACATAGAGGCTCTTGCTACTGCGGTAGTAAAGAAGCTTGGTGCAGAGCTAGCCAACTAATTTAATATACTGAAAAGGGAATAGAGTAATCTCTCTATTCCCTTTTCTTCGTTTCTACGGTAGGATACTTATATGAATGATATTAGACTTGAAACTGGGGCCAGTAGCTACTTCAGCAAGCCTTCCAGTACTCTTGACCCCCACCTATTTGAAGACAGTGAGCATATCCGACCTTATGTCAGAAAGACTATCCTTGACAGCTTATTCTATTATCTTGGGGGTAAATATAATAGCCCTGAGTTATGGAGTATGGCTTGGCTGGCAGGTAGCGGAGTCAGTTACCAGTGGGCTGCGTCTCGTGGAAACGGTGATCTCGATGTACTACTCGGAATAGACTATACGGAATTTGTTACGTGTAATCCAAATTTCCAATGGATGGACAGACACGAGATAGCAGACGTATTCACTGAAGACCTACGCAAGAACCTGTGGCCAAGAACTTCCCATGTTGGTTTAGGCTATGAAACCGAGGAAGGTTGGTGGCTGGAACAAACATATGAAGTAACTTATTTCCTCAATGACTATGTAGAAGCCACACCTAACTCCATTACCAATATTCATCCTTATGCGGCGTATAACTTGACCAAGGATGAGTGGACGATAAAGCCACCTTCTTTACCTTCAGATCCTCATGCCCTTTACCCGTCTGACTATTACGCTCAGGCCGATGCCAATAAGGAAGCCGCACACGCCCTTGTAAGCCGCTATAACAGCGTACGGGCAGAAGGTTCCACGATAGCTATGGGAACCCCTCAGGAGGTCAACAACAAGCGCCACAGAGCCCTTGTACAGGCAGAGGCACGTACCTTGTTCGACAGTCTTCATCTTGGCAGAAAGCATGCCTTTTCTAATCAAGGAGAAGGCTACGGAGATTTCTATAATTTCCAATGGCAATCTGCTAAGGAATCCGGAATAGTAAACGCACTCAATGAGATAATTAATCAGGAGAATTAAATGGCAGAATCCTGGGGTAATCACGTAGCAATAGTAGTCAATGGAATACTGAGACAACCTAATGACTCATCAGTTATTATTCCAGGACTCCTTATATATAAGTCATTAGTAAAGGACCATAGAGTATCCCTCATTATTGACAGTGGTGCCAAAGAGAAGGTGCAATACTGGCTGCTTATGAATTCCCTTACGGAACACGTTAATGAAATCTATTGGGATGACATGGATTCCGAAGATATCGTAATTCGTAGAATGGCACAAATAGGAAGATTAAGAAAGCAAGGCCCTCTTTCTATGGTTTATGAATCTGATACAGAGGCTGCAACAAGACTACTTCAGGCACAAATTCCTACTATGCTATTCCTTCACCCACAATATACTCATCCCGATTTCCGTCCTGGACACTCTACCGAACCAACTCCTTGGAATAATCTGCTGGCAGAGAAGGTAAGACAGCAAGAGGCCAGAGCAACAGATACCCGACTTCTAGACTTCTAAGGTTTTCTCAAAGGAGAAAAAATGCCCGCAAATATTCCAGACACAGGAGCCATCAACAGTTTAGGTGGCCAATTCAATACCAACGTATTCGAGCATGCGCAAAAGCACTTGTCAGAAAGAAGCAGTAAGCTAAAGGCTCAGCATATTTCCAATGTAAAGACTACTCAGGCGAATAAGCAGAGATTTGCTCAGAGTGCGGCTCAAGGTGTCAAGCAAGGACAGGCTAACTTCGCCCGTAAGCAGAAGGCTCAGCAGACGCAAGCCAACCAGGCAGCTAAGGCGCAAGCAGCAGGCGTAAAGTCTGGTAGAGTAGCACCAGCAGCAGGCGCACCACCACGTACATTTGCCATGAAGCCTACCGCTCAGGCAAAGCAAGCACAGGCAGCCGGAGTAAAGCAGGCTACTACAATGCAGCAACAGCGTAATTTTGCTCATGGTGAAGCTCTTAAGTTCCAGCAAGCACAATTCAAAACACAACAGAGCCAGAAGAACTACGCACACGGACAGGCTATTCAAGAAGCCAATAAGCGAAGTAAGGGAGGTCCAATGACTACAACAACTGCACCAAAAGTTCCTTCATTGACTCCTGGATTCTCCAGCCCTGTGGCTACACATACGCCAATTAAGGCTCAGAAAATCGCACCTACAACTTTCTCACACCAGTTTGCTCCACAGAAGGCCCAAGGAAGCCCTACAGGGCCTGCTACAGCCTCTTTCAGCTCACCTGAAGGGAAAAGTGTCATGCCCGCTTCCCCAGCCCCTCAGAAGCCCGTTGTAGGGCCTCAGTTCTCTGACGTATCCACTAAGAGTAATAGCCCTTTCCCTACACATCAGCATCCGACAGGTTCTTCTAACCAGACACTTCCCAGTCTTACCGCTAATCAGCCCAGAACCAATGAATTCACTGTAGGTTCTCGCAATGTGCAGTCTGGAGGAATTGCCACTAAGGGATCACAGTTGGAAGCGTGGGCACAGACAAAGTCAAAGGCAGTTCAGGCACGTAGAAAGTCCGCTGCTGCGGGAGGAAGAGACAAGGGACTGGCTTCTACCGCAAAGGCTTGGGAATCAGCAGCTAATCAACCGCTACATAAGTTTTCGGAGTAATTAATTGAAACTTTACTTTCAAGGGGCTCACTTACCAACCTATAGGAACCTTATAAAGGAAACCGGGACGGTAAGTAGCTCCTTGTCGTATTTAGGATTACGTGGACGTACTAACTTCAATAATCCCTGGAAAGTCTCAAAGTATTTTCCTGAGGGACATTCTTTATTTGTGGATTCCGGTTGTCAAGTACTGAATTCGGCCAAGGAAAATAAATATACTAATGATGAATTGAGAGGAATAGCGAAGCATTACTATGAGTGGGTGGCTGACAATATCAACGAAATCGAACTCTACTCAGAATTTGATGCTCTACAATTGGGTACTCAATACCTTGAGACACGCAGAGAAATGCCTAGAGAACTGCTATTTGACAAATTCCTACCGATCTGGCATCCCGGGACTTCGAGTGGTAACGGAATGGACTCTCTCAATGACTTGGCAGACAGATTCGGAAAGGTTGGAATTACTCAGACTAATCTCAACGGAAGAGACCTTGTCCTTACTCTCAATAGAATGGCATCAAGGGGGATTGAGCTTCACGGATTAGCCATGACTAAGCAGGATATTATGCAGGCAGTCAATTGGACTTCCGTGTCTTCCACCTCATGGGTTTCACCCCAGAAGTATGGAGCTACATTCGTCTGGTCACATAACCAATTGAAGAGCTATTCCAAGGAACAGAAGGAACAGGCCAGACGTAAGGAAAGATTCGTCATTGAAGCCGCTGGCTTTGATGTAGAAAAGATAATAGCGGATGATCCCAAGGAACTTCTTAGACTTTCCCTGTGGTCCTGGTCACAGTTCGTAGACTCAATTAATGCAAAATCTACTAGAGGAGTAACTACAAAGGTGTTTACGCCTAACGAAGACTTTTCGGAAAACGAGAACGACACAGTTGGTAGTGTCTTAGAACCTACTCGGAATAGACTACCAACTGCAATTCCTAGAGATCCTAGTCAAAGAAAGATAATCCCTCTCATTGATTTTGACTTCAACAGTGAGAAGAGACGCAATAAGGCCACAGGGGAAATGGAAGAGGTTGAGATTCCTACGGTTAAGATCCGTAGCGAATCCATGCGCGTCTGCGATACCTGTTTCCTTGCTACCAAGTGTCCTATGTTTGAAGAAAACTCGACTTGCGCGTATGATATCCCTATCACCCTGCGTACCAAGGAACAACTTCAGGCGGCGATGGACAGTATTGTAGAGATGCAATTACAGCGAATCCTCTTCATGAAGATGGCTGAGGATGCGGAAGGCGGTCACGCTGATCCTATTCTGTCCAGTGAAATCGATAGATGGAATAAGCTCGTAAAGACCAAGCATGACATGGAACAAGAGGGCTTTTCCCTTACGGTTACTGCCAAGCAGCAGGGTCAAGTAGGAATTGCCGATAGAATATTCGGGCAGATGGGGGACATGAGTAAGCTCAGAGAACTACCCTCCGCTGTACCAGTTGAAGATGTAGCAGCCGTATTCGATGTAGACTACTAAGGAGAAAAATGCCAACGGTTACCGTCGCACCAGTAAAGGGAGATATACTCCAGCTTACTGTTACAGACAAGGCCGACGCTATTCGTAAAATATCTACTCAGCTTTTGCAGGTCTATTCTCGTAGTAGTGTTGAGACTGCCCTGAATAACTGGCTGAAGAACAGTATGACTGCACCACTAAGACTCGGATCTGGTATGGATACCATGACTCTCAACTACAGAAGTTAAGGAAACAAGAGTAACTACGTGAATACCGAAATTGAAGAGTTTGATACAGATAAATACTTTGAGGATGAGTCCGAATTTCTGTTAAATTATAACTTTGAAGATTTTCCGATTAAATGCAATGCCTGTTTTGGTACAGGAATGGATAGATATGAAGATGCGGATTGCCTAAATTGTTTTGGAGATGGCTATGTCTGAGGGACTAGACGTATTTGACAGTATGGTTGATGACTTACTGAAAGGGGAAGGGCTAGTAGCAGAATTTGATTCCGGTATTATCCTCTCTGCCTATGATCTGGATAGAATCGGCATAACTCTTGATGAGCCTGGTCATACTATTGACATAGTAATCAGCGGGGAAGAACTTGAATACCTGCACCTATTCCTTGAGGCTCTTCATGCGGCCAGGCATTCAGTTAAAGACATAGATTGGGATCAGTTATTAGCACAAAATCCCGACCAGACTTCTAAAGAAGACGAAATCGATAATTAACGGAAAAGCCCTAACGGAAATAGTAATAATCCGTTAGGGCTTTTCTATTTAGTTTTCAGGTTCGTCTTCAACCCAAACCCACATCATTTCCCGTTCCTTATTCCATGTAGGTCCAGGCTCGTACCAAGGGATTGGCTTGAACTTTTCCCGAATCAGGTAGAGATCTGAAAGTATATTGATGAACTCTTCCCGCTCGATGTCGTACATCATGCTGGCTACATGCTCAAAAGTAACCATGTCCCTCGCATCGTGCCATATGGTGATAGCGCGGGCTATATCTTCCAATGAATACATTTATTCCTCTATTTCCCAATATAAGGTATAAATCCGACATTCCAGGACAATTATTTTATGGCAGGTTCGGTTTGAATCCGTAGGGTGTCAACTGGTCTGACACGTGACCCTTAGAGCGCAAGCGCTCCGTGTGTTGTCTCCGACTCTATCCTAGCAATCGGAGACTGTCAACACTAGTTCGCCCGGAACATCCGACAGTTAAGGCAAAGCTTCCCCTTGACTAGGCATTCCGCAGTACATGAGCCGTTGTGCTTCTTAGGTGGCTTGGTCTCACTTGGGACTAGCCTCACTGAACCGCAGTGCGGGCACCTTGGCAACACTGACCCTCCTAAGCTCTGTGCGCCTGTCTGAGCGCTTGAGAGGTGACTCTAGCACGTGGGGACCTAGGGCAGTCTGTGAGGCTCTTAGATGCGCTCTGAGCTGCGGAGTTGACTTCCTGCGTCATGGGAGTAGAGTTCTCCTTGTCACCGCAACACAGCGGAGACGAAGGGAGTAAGACAGTGCCTCACGTAGAGTTTGTGGTGGATGTCATCACATCACAGGGAATCCCGTTCCGCGTAGTGTACAGTGACCGGAAGGACGACAACGGTAACTCCATCCATCACACACATGTTGTGTCGTTCTACGATCGGCGCTACGATTTCACTGCACACGGTCAGTTCGTTACTGACAACCTGGTTGACACGATCATAAGTCGTGGCCAGACTGGCGAGGGCATCAACTTGTGCGGAGGGGAACCCGATTGGCTGTTTGACGCAACAGCCCTTAAGGTGGTTTACCGCTGGCTGATGCAGCTCCTGTACACGCTCTCTAAGTTCTAGGGGAAATCGTGCCTACTGCGGTAATGCAGGAATTCGAAAATGGTAAGCCTGTAGGCTTTCCTGAGATATTCCAGGGTGATAGCTTTGAGGCTGTTACTGAAGAACTCTTTCTCGACTTGATCTATAACTACTCTGCGCTGTTTGGCGCAAAGGTTATGATCAAGTGGTTTGGCGGAAAGCCTTACGCCGATAAGGTGGGGGCATTCAATGTCCGGCACTATGATGGGCCCATAGGCTCATGGTTTGATCTGACTTACCGGGATTAGTGCGATTTAGGGATTCTCTGGGCAATCAGAGAGTTTCTATGTCTCCCTAAACCGTTCGGGAGCAATAGAAGGGTAATCCTATGGGTTACGGTGCTGAATTCAAGTTTCTTTCTTTCTCTATGCAGGAAGGAACGGGCGCGAATATCCGTAAGCGTTCCTTTGACCTTGACGAGTCGCACGATTCCGCTATCGTTGAGTCGCTGGTAACTCGTATGGAGAATGCGGGATGGACTATCAGCGGTGTGCGCATCTTTACCAAGTGGGACAGTGTATTTGCTGAGATCAAAGACGCTGAGACGTTTTCCGCTGTCTTTGAGGCTCTTGTGAGTGAGCCCGAGAATGCGGGCGCTGTCATCTCTTATGGTGAGCTTTTCGGCTGGACTTCTGCCCCCTTTACCCGTACTCGCAATGGGTATGGCTACAAGGAAGGGTATTACGGCGTATACCGTGATGGTGCGGAATTCGCCAAGGATCACGCGGAAGGTACAGAGGAAATGGCTAACGTCCCTTCCTGGATTTGCATCGACTGGGAAGAGTCGTACGATGAAATCCGAGGGGATTTCGCTACGAATAACTATGCAGATGAAATGTATGTCTTCACTGCAACGGCTTAGCCGATAGCTTTAGTCATTCCCATAGAAATGTGGGGGTGGCTATGGTTAGCGGAAAGGGCTAGCATGTATACTCTATGGATATACTCCGAGGGTAGTCTAGTTGCTCACTGGCGAATTTCACAAAGAGCGCTAGAGAATAGGATGAAGTCTAAGCGCAGTATAAATTCAACCAACGAGCTTTACCAAATGTTTCGGTTGAGGTTCCTACAAAGCCATCAAGCCAGTACTACTAATAAACGTGACTACTCCATGTTTTTGGATGAGAGCAGTCTACGAATTGCGGTAAATACAGGACAAGCGTACTTTAATAATCTGCGCTATGACATGCAGTACACATAACTAACGAAAGGCTATAAAGTGTCTAAGGTTGCTTCGCGTGAGGCTCTTTACGCGGAAATTGCAATTGACGTGGCTCTACTGATAGTAGCCATCCCATTTCACTGGTGGCTACTGGCAGTTCTGGCTGTTGTGTACCTGTCTTGGGATCTTCGGAGTCTTGTTGCGGTGGGTTTCACTGCCAAGGACGATATCAAGAATTGACAGTTCTAGTCATATCCGATAGAAATATCGGGTGTGGCTAAAGCTGGCAATTAGTCAGTGAGTAATATAAGAAAGGCACAAAATGACTACGTACAACAACCAGTCTCCCGCGAACATCCGTACCGGTGACCTGGTCACGGATTCACTCGGACGCACCTTCTGGGCGCTGAGCGATGCTGCGGAAGACCATGGCGACTACGTTGTTACTGCTGAACTGATGGGTGGAGAGAAGAAGGGTCTCATCCTGGACAAGGATTCTCTCGTTACCATCACCTACGATGAGCCTGTGGAGGCTTTCAATTCCCCTGACTCTTTCTAGAACTTCATAGTATTACTGCCAATACCCTTAGTAGCAATATACTAAGGGTATTGGCTTTTTTGTTTTCATTTTCAGGAGAATTAAATGACAAATCAAATCCCCCCACAACCAAAAGGTTTATGGGACAGAAAGACATATCTCAGTATGGCTGTTACTACCCTGTTGACAACGGTCCTAGCGCTCGGTGTGTGCGCCTTCAAGGGTGAGACGGTAGCAAGTGACCAGTCTACTCCTGCCAGCCTCTTACAGGCTCATACAGAGGGAGTCTAGGGTGCCCTACGAAATTCGTAAAGTACGCGGAGGATACAAGGCAGCTCATAAAGGGACTGACAAGACCTTTAGCAAGCATCCACAGAGCAAGGCAACCGCGCGCAAGCAGATTCAAGCGATAGCCATCCATACCCATGAGTTCAACCGGGGGGCAGGAGGGTAGCTAGAACGTACAGAACGACGTTCTAAGAGCCTCACAGCCTCAAGGTGACCTAGGAGGTCAAGACGATAAAGGATCTTGTTAGAGAGGCTTACAGAGCTTCTAGACGTGTCCCTGTCAAGTCAGTACATAATAAGAAAGCCTCCATACCTTAATTGGTATGGAGGCTTTCTTATTTACAGCGGAATATTTACCGCTGTAGTTACATCGAGAATGTCACTGTAAAACGTAATGGAGCAATTCTCCGGGGTATAAAGCTTAGAGATATTGCAGCGCGCCCAACCCTTTACCTTTTTGACTAGTCTTTCATCAGTCAACCTCTTGTATTCGTGAGAGAACACCTTTACTCGCGGCATTCCCCACCACATATAGGTAATGACAACTGCACGCATTTCTCTACCTTACTGGTGAAAGAGAATCTTGCCATTCTTGACACAGATACTATCAGCGCTCTTGTCCACTGCACCATGCGCCATAGCCTTACAGTCCTTGGAGAACTGATCTGTCTTTCCTAGCTGACCCCCAAAAAGCAAACCCATGCACATACCGAAACCGCAGAATATGAGGATGAACAGAACAACTATTGGACCAGGAACACCGTTCATTTGTGTCTCTTTCTGTTTAGTAGACCATAACCAAACTCCCCAATTAAGGGGAGTCTGATTAAAGCGCACTAACTTATTAGAACGACTTCCAGAATTCCGCAAACTTCTTACCGAAGATACCGGCAATTACCAGACCAGTGATAAGCAGCATTCCGACTACGAATGCCAGACCTAGCAGGAACTTACCGAATGCAACCAGCACGATTCCCACAAGAATGCAGAGAATCAGCGTAGCGACTACACCAGCAATAACCTTAGCCATTTTCATAGCCTTTCTAGTTGGGAGAGAAAGACTCCGATATTTCTACCGGAGTCTAACTCACTCGACTAGAACGGAGCGGGGGCACCCTCGTTGATCTTGTGCTCTTCCTGCTGGGTCTTCACACGTGCGAGGTACCAATCCCGCGCGGTCTGAGTAGCGGCCGTGTGAGCGGCATTCCACGTGTTGGGGTTGACTCCCTCGGGAAGGGCAGGAACACTCTCGGGCTCATCAAGCCAGAGACCAACCTTCTCAATCCGAGACTCATAGACCATTGCACCAGTCTCGTCATCAAGGAACTGATCGAGACCATCAATCTCAGGAAGTCGCTCAGGCTTGGCCGTAGCCTTGACCTTGATCACGTCCTCACCGATCAGCTTCTCACCCTTGCTTGCGTCAAGCTCCCTACGCGGTCCCTTAGGGTCGTTCTCAGGGTCAACGGGAACCGTAACGGCCGTACCGTCCGCAGCAATTACGGGAGTCTCAGCAGGCTTCACAGCGTCCGGCATGGGGTGCCTGTGCTGGGCTCCATCTTCCTGCGACTCAGCAACCCGCGCGTTGTACTCCGTACGCTCCTTGTACTCCAGTTCCTTGGCAGTCAGCTTCTTGGGTGCCTCCGCAGGCTTACCAAGTGCCATCAGAACATCAGCCGACATGTTGGCGAAAGCCTCATTGAAGAATTCCCCAGCATTCTCGGAACTGACATCCGGGATGGCAACCCAGAGCTTACCCGCGTTCGTTCCCTCACCCATACCGATAAGCTCAGCGTCGGCAAGGATATTCAGGTTGTCGAAAGTGTTTTCCGCCATTTCGTCGTTCATCTCACCGACAGTGACAGGGGAATCCTCAGTCGCGCCGAACTCAACAAGCTTGGCGAAAATCTCACCGAGCTTGGCAATGTCCAGCGGCGGAACCTGAGTCTTCTTACGAGCAGCCATTCTGCTTACCTCCTGTACATGCTTCCCGTTGTTAGGAAGCTAGCACCATCTAAGCACAGAGTCTCAGACGATGCAAGCTCACTACTTGTTCGGAACGTAAGTGATTGTGCGGGTGTGCGTGTTGAGGAAGTGGGTCACCAGGACACTCATACCCGTATGCACATCTTCGGCGTCAGAGTGGGAGTAAGACTCCACAGACTCTCGGTCCTGGCCAACTATGACGTTGTCATAGTCCTGGCTTGTCCACGTAAGGCGACCCTTGATAGCAGTCTTTATGCCCTCAGGAATAGCCTCGCCATCCTCACTGAAAATGCGAGTCTCGAAATGCGAGCGGGTAACGATGGTGGAAACAGTGAACGTGTCATACGTCGTTGTGTTAACCACTACACTCGGTTCCATTACTGCCCTCTTTCCCTCAGTCCCTCGGTTAGGAACCTCACAAGGAAGACGTTAGCGAACCAACATCTACCCTGTCAAGCCACTAGCTCAAGATCTTTTACTCGCACACTTCACAGTACGGGTTACCGCACGTTGCGTCATCCTCCCACCAAAACGCCCATGCTGCGAACCATTCGGCAGTGTCGTACACTTCCTGACTCTCTTGCTCTTCCTGCCACTCAGAGAGCCACTGAGCACGTTCTACGCGCTTGATCTCGCGTCGCAGGCTCTTGCCCTTGTCTCCCTCATCCGCGTAGCGGTGAGACACCACACGTGAGCTAGCGGAGACACCAGCGCCGTTCACATATTTGTAACGCGTACGGCAAGCCGTATACGGAACGGGAATACCCTTGTCCTCAGGCAGAGCGTGATAACGCTTCTTAGCGATACGGGCCAGTTCAGCCCACCATGCGTAATAAGCCTCTCGATTCTCCAGGAATGAGCCGGTAGGACGCTCCATCATGTTGCGCGCTCCCTCTGTTGTGCTGTTGGTACGACTCTAGTGCACACTCCCGAGCCAAGTCAAGCGGCTTGACGCGAGAGAACGGACTAGCTGTCTAGGTCCCTACGTTCGTATTCCAGCTCCTTATCGAGCCTGTCTTGATTGTCCTCATAGTAATCACAGGAAACAGAACCGCACTGGCATTCCCCGTTTTCCTTTGACCATTCCCAGTAATCGTCTACCTTGTTATTCCACGCGTTAATGGTAGCCTCGCGGGAATCATAATGGTAAGAGAATACGAATCCCTCGGAATCGACTTCCAGAATTGCATGGAAATCATAGAGCACCGAGTAATACCCGAATGTGTCTGTCTCGCCTACAGAGTCATCATAATTACTGGTGAGATTCCAGGTATAAAGAATCTCGGTGCGGATATCACCACCATACTTATGGGAGTAATACTGCTCGGGATCAGTGGGAATATGCTTATGGAATCCAAATCCAACCGCATTGTTTGATTCATCCCACCAAATACCTTGACGCTTTTCGATAACGTCATTGCACAGCACGCACAGATACCAGTTTTCGAACATTACTCGCTATCCTCTTCCAGCTTGTTTGTCGCGTGGAATACAACACCGTGATTTACGGCAGTAAGAGAGAATTGCAAACAGTCTTGCGGAATACACATTACTGTGTACTTCTCTCCCGTATTCTCAGTCTTTGTACGTGCCAAATCTTGGGCCGCATCAAGCGCGTCAATTCCGTTATCCGCAGTTATGTAATAAACACTGGGCGTTCCCCGGAATACCACATAACAGCGCTCTTCTCGCGGAACATCATCAAGGAATTTCATTACTGAGCCCTTCGCTAGTATTCCAATACCACCCTCACCAATAGATGAGAATGATATAAGCGCACTAGATATTACTTGTCAAGCTCCTTGGCAGTGATAACGTTCGGGTACATAGACCAGAACTCACTGCGAACACCCCGGACATGAAACGTATAGGTGTGCTTGACCTTGATCTGACCGTAAAGGTCGGAAGAGTTGTACTTACCCTTGACCATGCTGTCAATATTCTCAAACGTACCGCGATCCGTAAAGATCAGGTACTTTGAATTGTCACCCCCAGTACGGACCTTATCGGTAACGGTAACAGTGACATCGCGCTCAGGATGCGTAGCGTCGAATGCCGCAATACCACCCTCTACAGCTCCATAGGTAAGGACAATTGCGAGAAGACTTGCAACAACAGTCTTACCGTTCACTTTTTTCTCCCTTTGTAATGGTGACTCCCATTCTAGGAAATCATAACCACTACCCATTTCTGAGTAATGATTAAAACTCACTAGAGCGCAATCCATATACCAATTGCTATTACAGGACTGAGGATTACGAGGATTACAGCAATAGCCAGGAGCAGACAACACCCTTTAGCTACTGGCCCTTCATTTCCATACCCATTCTCGAATACAGAACTCATACGATCAGAAAGAGCGGCATTACTTGTTGTTTCAAGTCGTGGCAATTTCATTACGGATCCCTTTCTAGGATTCCATACCCACCGCTATCCATGGAATGGAAATGGATAGTGATGAGTAAAGAACCTTAGATCAGACCGAGCTTACGGGCAGTAGTACGCTTGATGACTCGGTAGTTCCCGTTTATACGCCCACCAGGAAGACCCTTGATATATCCCACAGCAGCAGGCTTAGTTAGCGGAATGGTAAGACCAAACGCTACCTTCTCCTTGCCCTTGAGAACGCCCACAGTGGCGACGTAGTGCGAGTCAGTGACCTTGAACATGTCTAGCTCTTTTCTGTGTGTACTGCGTTGTCTAGAAGGTACTACAGACCCTTGGCAAAGCGCAAGAGGGAAATTTCGTCACCCTGCTTGGTCTTGCCCATGTGGTTGATAACCTCAAGGGACCAGGAATCACCGTTGCGGACAGCCTTAGCAACGCCATTCGCATTGCCTGTAGCCATCAGAGAAGGCCAGATATCGGCCACCTGCTGACTAGAACCTCCCGTAGCGTCATAGACCTTGAAACTGACGTTTCGTGCCTTAGAGAATGCGCTACCCTTCTTGTGGGCAGCAGCAACAAAGACAACGCTCGTGATATTGCGCGGAACACGAGAGAAGTCAACAGTCACAGTCTCGTCATCACCAACACCGTTACCGGTCTGATTGTCCCCACTGTGGACGATAGCGCCGTTGCCAACAGGATCCAGGGAATCCAGCCCAGCAAGCCTCACAGGCTCCCCACCCTGGCAAAGAATGGCGATCAGGTCCAGGTCAGTTCCGAGCTTACGCTTAAGAACACCCGCAAGACCACCAGAAGATCCCGAAGTAGGATCCCATGAGACACCGATACTGAGGTGAGTAACCCCGGTAAGATCGGCAGGTCCATCTTCCTTGGCGAGAGTAATCATTATGCTATTTCTCCTTAGTATGAGGGAACGGCTTCGATGTGGGTAACCTTAGCCATATCGACAATCACGAATGTTCCGCGAGAGTCTTTATTGACAAAGCGTGTCTGCTTTGTCTTGGCCTGAAGTACTTTTTGCAGCTCTTCAAAACTGAATCCGAAGAACTCCACAGTCTTATCGGAATTCTCGAAATGACACTTAACGTGGAATTTATCCATTACTACGACTCCCTGCATTCCGAATAACCGCACCAGTCGCGTGTGTGGCTTTGTGTGTAAGGGCATTTGACGGATACAGACTCTACGTCATCTTTTGCGTCAGTCCAACCGTCGTTATATCCCCTATCCCATACCCTTACCAGTACGTAAGCAAGAGCCTCACGCAAACCGGATGAATCCTCGGTGCCCGTAAGTCGAATGATCTTATCCAGATCTTCCACTACGATTTTCATTTTGCGATTCCTCTTAGTGTGCGAGAAGGGAGTTACGAACGTCACGCCGAACCTTAGCAGCACCACGCATGAGCGAGGCAAAGAGGTTCTGGTGCTGGGGAGTCATGTACAGACCCTCCACGTAGTCATAATTGTCCTTGGGAGCCTGCACGACAGCATAGTCAGGGCCGTACAGGGCAGTCATACGGGAATGCATGATCTGGACTGCCTTACGGTACGCCTGCACCTTGGGGTGGTTGGCAACCGCGACCATGATCTCAAGCTCAGTACGCTTACGCATCTTGTGACTCCCTCTTGTTCTGGTTGACTGGCTCTAGCCTGTCATACCCACTCACTACCCGCAAGCTCAGTAGGTAATGAATGAGTAAAACTGTCTAGCGCTCTTCTACGTGGTCGGATGCGTCATGGTGCTGCTCTGCCTCGGTGTGCTCAGGGCAATCAATGTCATGAGAGCACTTACAGTTTTTGGGACAATACAGCATTTCATACCTCGCTGTTCTTGAACAGTGTCATAGCGTGCCGTTCACCATGAAGCCAGGAATTACAGCCATCACATGGAGAACGGCTGAAAGAATCAAACTCACAGTCGCATTCATAATCGCCCGGAACTTCCGGCCAATTCCTGTCAGGAAAACGGCGCTTAAGATCATTGATGACGAATACTATACATGCGTCGTTGTGCTCTTCCCAACCACCCCCCATTGCCACACTGAAAGGCCACTCAATTGCGTTTAGCGGCTCTTCATCATGACCGTGGTCCGAATGGCAGTCTCCGCATTCACCATTTGCATGATGATGGAGGCAGTTAATACATACCCAAATGGTGCCGTAGTTTTCCAGTGCCATTACTATTACCTCTCTAGGCGAACAAGGAATAGCCAAGTTTAATCTCTTGGCTATTCCCAAGACAGGGCAAACTCAAGAGCCGCACCCCAAGTACCACCGTTATCCTGCTTGGTCTGTGCCCGCGCAAGGATATACACCAGCGAGTCATCCTCATAGGTGACAAGCTCTGCACGCGCCAGACTTTCCAGTAGAGATAGTGCCCCGCGCCGCTCATACCCAGAAAGGGTAATCAGAGAAACGCCGAGACGATTCAGGGTATTACCCACAATGCAGCCAGGGCATTCGGCAGGTTCACCCAAGTTGTGCACGTAATTGCACATTGTGCCGAAAGTGTTGTCACTCTGTCCGGCAATTTCCCCGTTCGCATTGATGTAAACGTAGTCCTCACCCTTTTCCTCAACGGCCGCTCGCAGTGCAGCAGTCACGTTCTCAACGGTAAGGACAATCGGAGTAGACACTTTTTCTCCTAGTGGTTGCTGTCTGTTCTAGATGAACAACACCACTCAAGCACATAGTCTTGAATGATGCAAGACACCTAGCTCTGACGTGACAGACCGAACATCTCTCGCAGCATGGGGGACATGTTGTCAATGATGTGAGTCATCTCAGCACGCGCTATGCGCTCAACCCTCTTAGTGGCCCTGTGAGCGCCCTCAACGGTGTCCAGGAGACGCAACGGCTGACCCGAGGGAGTGTGACTCCAGAAACCCTCAGGAAGACCAGCACACGGCATCACACGGACACTCTGAACCCTGATACCAAGGTTCTTGACCTGACGCATGAGACCCATCTGAGACTGGGCGTTGGTGACAATGGGCGCTCCAAACTCACGCCAGTTACGCACAACGTGAGAGCAGCCGCTCTTGTGAACAGTAAGCTTCTCATCGGCGATAAAGGCACTAAGGAACACAGTAACTCCTAGTTTCGAGTGCTCTAGATGAGCAACACCCTACACACAGCGTATGCAGGATGCAAGACACCTAGCGCTAATTGACTCTACGTACTGGAATGGTCAACTTGCCATTCTCTATGTAAAGCTGCCTACTGGCGAATTCGCTGCGCTCACCTTTATCGGTGAATACAGCTATTTCCGTTTTCTGCATGAATTCAGGAACTGCCTGGAGAAGTTTAATAAGCTCTTCCACAGTCACTTTGCTACTCCCTCATTGATCGAGTAATCCGCACAGACTATAAAGGCACAACCCTTACGTTATTCTGTGCGGAAAGCTCAGTCAATCAGACAGTGAACAGATATGCGAACTGTCCCTCATCGAACCACTCGAACGTGTCATCAGACCACAGAACACAGCGTTCACCGTTCGAGCGCTTGCCACATGTGAAACCGGTACGCTCGTTGAGCTTAACAGCCATGGTTATACTCCTTAATTGATGGAGTAATCCACTCGGACTATAAAGACACAATCTCTACGTTATTCCGAGTAGAAAGCTCAAACAATTAACGATAAACCGCGCGGATAAACCTATCCCGATTGAATCTGGGATTATCTTCCTCAAAGTAAGTTGCCGAAGCACTCACCATAAGTCGGAAGTTAACGAAATCCGCCTCTTTCCCAGCCTTACACAGACCAGGAATCGCAACGTCACCCACAGTTACCGCATAACTGTCACGGTACATCGCATTGAAGATCTCCGCCATTGCAGCGAAATGCGGGGCAGTCATCATTAGAACAAACCTCTCTTGCTGACATCCACAAGCCAAACGATAACCACAGTGATTACCGCAAGGACTATGGGAATAGCAATTCCGAGAAATATACTCATTGGATTTCCTTTCCACTATTGAGTTTTATAGTAAATCCTACTCAGGTAATCTACAGGGTAGACAGGATACCTAGGATTCAAGCCTTGACTAGTCTAACGACCGTGGTCCCTCTTTTCTCGCTTGCACGAGTAAGACTCGGACTGTCTAGGCTCTACCTGTCTTCCCAGTGGACTACCTGAGTTTGTGCCCCGTTGTGGCGACAAGAGGAACACTACATGCCGTCCGCAGTGAGGTCAAGCCCAGACACAAGAAAACCCCTGAATCATCTCTGACCAGGGGTTTTCTCATGATCACTAAGGGAGCACTGTGTCTATGCGGTCTAGGATTTGTTCAGCCTTCCAGGCATCCTCAGCATCCCATGAACCATCACGATGGACCACAGTCCACAGAGCGCCCGCTATAAGCTCTAGCTCGCTCCGTGTGAGCCTAGCAAGGGAGTAGTGAGGAACTACGCCAGGGGGTGTGAGAGACAGCCTCTTAGGCCCCGTAGAGCCATTATTTGTACCAGGCATTGTAGTAACCTTTCCAAACTTTGTGAATTCCGGAATTCCAGGAGAATCACAAGAATCCACATGGTGGACAATATGCTTAGGACAAGCCACCCAAGGAACGTCTACCATAGCTATTTCTCCCATTCAACTAGCCAGAGAGAGCCGGAACGGCTCATGTGCCAACGACTGTAGAGTACGTGATCGTTTCTCAAAGTGCAACGGTGCCACTTGCCAAAGGCAAATCTAACAGACCAGCACCTTCTATATTTCATATGAAATATAGTCCTTAATATAAGAAGATTAATATTATTAAATAGATAGAAGAATAAAACCTAAACTTTTAGTATAAAGGTTTTATTCTTCTATCTACTATTATTTTATTAGTATATAGTTATTCTCTCTTTTATACTTATATATATATATATATATTAAATATAAAAGAGAGGGTACAGGGATCCGAAGGATCTGTCAACCCTTAGTAGTAACCCTACGGTTCTGCTGTCTGCCACACACAGAGCATACCCGATACTGAAAACTACTACTGACACCGAGGGAGGGAAACATTGAACGCCAGTTACCCCACTTGTGCAAGAAATGCATTTCTATTCTCCTAATCGCATCGAGTGCAATAGCCGTACTCGTCAAGCTTTGGCCTATGCCACTTCCGACGAATAGCCCAGAACAATTTCCTCATTTCAGAGAAACTCCTTCATTCAGATTTCCAATTGCGCTATCAATCATGAATAGCGTTTCTGCCAATTGGGTGCCAAAAGCCGTACGGTAAATCTTTGTTGCGAGTAGGCGAGTTATTTCCCCTCGCTTAATCATTTCGGCCAAAAGTATTGACAGGGAGATAGCGCGCTCAATTTCAGACATTATTTATTCACACCTTTACATTGATCGGGTATTTGCGGATAAATTCAGCGTCTCGCTCATCGAATATTGTTTGATATGTGTACTCGTGTACACAATCCTCGTAAACCTCGTATTCATATACTTCAAAGCCTCGGAAATCCAGCATATCCAGATATCCGTCAAACCATTCCAGCAATTGCAGCTCATCGGAGAAACCACAACGCTCTGAGGGCATCATCTCCCCATGACCTTCATGCCATGGTGCGGGGTGTGTTGGGTTTGAACTGTGGTCCATCATCATTTTATTAAGATCCCTGCGGGTGCCCCAGTCATGCTCAGGGATGTACACGTAAGGACCACCAGGGAAATGCCCTGACTCACTTACAGGCTTGGCCACTCGATAGATACGCATCGCTGTACGCCCCTCTAACAAGATCGTTTGATGTAGTTGGACAACTCCCCCACAGCCACCCTGTAAGACGCTCAGAGGGGCCGTGAGGGCCGTTCTAGAGGTACTGCTACTCACCCCAAGGAAGACCATGCGCGCTTGCACAGTCGGAACCGTAGCCAACACCCATGGAACGAGCGTCGGTCAGATTCTTGTGGCAGTACACACACCGCTTGTGCTCATGTCCGAACCTTGCAGCGTCATCGGCCGTAAGGACCGTGCCCATACGCTCAAGCTGCCGAATGGATCCCTGTGCGTAGGTCCAGCCGTCCGCAGTGTGGCGAACCGCGTAGGCAATTCCCTTTGTGGTCCGAATACGGAAGTACTCACCATTCATGAGGTAAACCTCATTCATGTTGATTACCGCATCCGAAACCTTTATCTCAAAGGTTGCCTTTACGGTTGCATCCTTGATTTTGCGGGGAATTTCGATATCCCCAATTACCTTGCAGCGGGTCAAACTAGTCTCGTCAACTCCCTTCCATTCATTGTGAGCCTTGATGCCCGCAGCAATGCTGACATACTCGCCGATGTAGTCCGAGAGAATGTCATTCGACGCGAACCACTTGAAGACATTACCGCTAGCGTCACTCATGCGGTAAAGCGTCGAACTACCGTAGGCAGTCTCAATGTAGCGCTCAGACTCGACCTTGAGAAGCAGTTCCCAGCGCTCACCAATTTCGCCGACATGAGCACTGACATTCTCTGATTTCTCGACCTTATTGATAAAGGTCTTTTCCAAGTGCTTTGCCCATGCCTGCGGAGCAGAGCAAAGGATACCCATATTGCGAGGGGAAACCATCTTCGCACCGATAATGGATTTCAGGTTGAGGACGTATTCGGAATTACCGCTGAATTCATCCGACAGAATCCATGCCTGCAATTCCTTGGCCTTTCCTTCCATGGATTCACCATGAACGGCAAGACGCCGCAATTCGGCAAGATCTTCGGAAGAAATCTTCTTAGGGGGATTCAGTACGTCACGCACATAACCCACAGTGGAGTTCATGTCCCGAGACTTGACGTAGCCGTACTCAGTCACACAAGCCCAGGCAATGCCAAGAACGGTCAGTGTGGTTACGTCACGTGCTCCGCCACCAAATCCACCACTGAATTCCTCAACGTCACTCGCCATGCGGTCGAACGTGTAGGGAAGTGCTGTCCAGCCTGTGAAGTCCTTTATGCAAGATGAGCCGACCTGGACTTGTTCGCCAGTCTTTGTGTTCCGCATGACATACGTGCTCTTGCGGTAACGGTCAGTCTGGCAATGGTCGCAGAATCCCTCACGCAATTCGCTACGGTCAATGGAATTGACGCCGGGATACGTGCGCACAATCAAACCCGCGTGCTGGTCGTAATCCAGGGTGGCGACGAATTCCCAGTCGGGAAGCTTAGGCGCAATTCCGGTAATGCGGGTAGCGAATACAATCCATTCGGTTGTGACACCGAAGATATTCGTCTCTTTACGCGTTTCCTCATGGGATTCCACATTCAATCCACCAGGAATACCGCGCTTTTCACACCGCGCATTGATCTTGGCAATCTTTTCTTCGGTCATTGCCAATTCGAATGCAGTCAAATCGAATTCCCACGAAATGAATTCAGTCTGAATTTCCTCACCCGTAATGCTTGCAGCCATACGGGCATCACGAGAGGTCTTGCGCCGCTTGTCATCGATACGCCTAGCGTCCTCATTCACACGGACACAGGTACGGCACATACGCATGCCCTCACCCTTGCCCGCAATGACCACACGGCCACACGCGCTTACGTCGTGGCTCATCCCGTTCTTGATGACGTGAAGTACTGCTCCGTTGAGACGTGCACCCGTGACTGCCATGATGATCAAAACCTCTCAGTTGCTCTGTAGAAAGATCGTTTCGGATGGTTGGACCAACGGGGCCCCTAGAACCTGTTAGAGCGTCCTAGGGGCCATTCTGTGCATTCTAGAGGTCACAGACCTCATTGACGACGATGATGGATGCCCAACCGTGGCGAGGGGTGCCCGTTCCGTGGATGGCCCCGTATGCCTCCGCAATGCGGTCTGTGTCGTTCGCCTGTGCGGCATTCATGGTGAGAGTGACCCAACCGAGGGAGACCATTGCGCCCGTGGAATCGTCCACCATGACGCTAAGGTCATACTCCTTTGTCACCATGGTCTCGACAAAACCGGCGTCCTCAATTTCAAGGTCACCAATCAGCGCGGACTGACGCACACCGTTGTCCATTTCCAGAGTTACCGCAGCAAAGCGGGTACCCGTGGATTCCAGTACGCCAGTCATGTACGGCTGAATAACCGTTCCCGCGTCACCCGACTGAGAGACAATGCGGGTGCCAGACTCGAATACCTCTGTGAGGGCAGTCACGTCATCCGGACCACTACGGCCGTGCGGGTAACGAGTGTGGGAAGGAACCTCATAAGAGGTCTGCTCATCTTCCACAATCTGACGCTTGAATCCCGCGCGGTAGTTCTTGCCATCCGTGACGATAGGGCTGCCATCACTGGTCGTTCCCGCAGGAATGGAAAGGCAAGGCATGATGCGAATACCGCTGTACTTCTCCTCATTCGCGTTGTGGAAGATTGAACTCCACCACTCCCGCGAATTCACCTCATTCTCATCACTCGCAACGTCCGAGAATTCGTGAATGAGGATTTCAGCGACGGACTTGAAGGGGAAGAACATAACGTCACTCTCAGTCTGTCCCCAGTGCTTCATCTCTCGCTTGACGTCACCACAGGCAGGGGAGTGATAGTGCGTCACGCCGTAGTTCCCAGAGCGATTCTGGATAACCGACGCCGTAGGCACAGCACCACTCACAACGGCACGCACGAGAGCAAGCGAGGGACTAACAAAGGGGTCAACAACCGGAGTGATAGGTGTGGTGACCCTGTAGGCATGCTCATCGCACACACCCTCAGTACGCCCGACGTAGTCGCAGAATGCGCCCGTGACGTTGTTCTCGCATGCCCAGTAGCACACAGAGGGAACGTCAACCATGTTGGGCACAGAGGGAATGTCCTGCGTGTCAATGGCAGGCGGAGCCGGGTAGTGCTTGGCACACCATGAGTTGTCGCCACCACAATGCAGGCACGGGTGATTGCCGGGGGAGGGAGCGCCCGGAGAGCAAGTGCACTCATTGCTCATGATGGAGTCATTCGACATGATCGTAAGATCCGCCACACGCTGATCCGCCATGGCAGCATCCGCAACGGCAATCTGTGCCCAATAGGCAGTCTCAGCATCCCCTACAGGCTCAACGGGAGCGTCCGGGGTGAACTCCCCCATCGAGTGCTCATCGTCGCTCACAGACACCTTGCAGCCATTCCATGCGTCATCTCCCGATGCCGTGACCCATGCACTGACACCCTGGCGAGTAAGGAAGTGGCAGTCATCGCCATTGAGGGGCAGGCAGATACCGCGTTCGATGAGGGCAACAGCCGTTCCCGTACGCGTCCCAGCCGGAAGGGCCATACGGCCATCAGCGTGCGTCTCAACCGTGCGGAGCGCGGTAACCATTGCCTTACTGAGCTTGACGTTTCGCATGGTGTCTCTCCCTTGCCTTCACTCGCACGCGTTGTGCGATAGGGGGACTCTCCTCTTGACCAGGGCTTTCCGCAACTCCAGACCCCTACCCATGACCAAGTCTTTACGCAAGCTTGAACAATGGCGTCCTCTATGTCCCTTTTAGGGAATTTTGGGCCTCCGGAGGATAAGAAGATCATCTCTGGTAAGCATAGAGAGAACAGCCTGTCAACGCTACTGATAGGTATAGCCAGGAAAGCTCTGTACGCCTCTCTAAGGGCTTTGGATCATGCTCTAGGTCCAACCACTCACCCCCATGCCTGGCAGGCTCTTAGAGAGCAATATAACCCTACGTAGTATATGACGCTCCATCACTTATACCTGACAGCCCATTAGATATAGCCCTTGACCAGGGAACATAGACATACATGACTATGACACTCCATCAGTACATCACTCTAGGTAAGAGGATCAACTCTTGTGCGGGATCAAATAGTGTTATATCAGGCACCACACTCCTATCATGTCAACCCTCATATATCCCCCGTATCGCCTAAATAGACTATAAATGGCATATCGGACATACAGAATATAACGGATAGTAACGAAAATAGGGATTAGATCCCCTTTTCCCCTAGTAATATGATAACTCTATGTAATATATGGCATTCCAGGCATACATATCATCCCCAACATAGCTCCCATATCATCCTTAGGTATGACATACATCCCCTATAGGCATAAGGGTGATCCCCTAGGCTAATAAGGGTGAAACGGACATAATAACCATATGGGGAAGGGGGTACCATTAACGACATATGTGGACAAAAGGGGCGGCCCGGTTTTGCGAATATGATTTGGCTATTTTCAAAGTACTGTATCTTTTTCTATAAAAGCCCTATTAAAAATTGAATTTCATTGTTGACAACGTACTACGTATCTGTTAGTATCTTCCCATGGCCAGACAAGAGGTATACACGGATCATGTATTCACTACTGAGGATGCCGCATGGAAATATGTTACTGAGAACTACTCAGTAGAAAAGAACTATATTATGCGGAATGCCAAAAGGGCAGGAAAGAAGGTTTCTGTTGGTGTGAAGAGACAGCGTAAGAGTGTTTATGTCATTGTTATTTATGTAGGCTAAAATAAAAATCCCCGATCTCTCGTTATGAGGGAAAGGGGATTTTTATTTAGGCTAGTTGTTCTTGGCCCAGGTTATTACTGCGTTCTTGTCCTTGTACATAAACCTTACTACGCTATCCTTAACGGCTTGCCACATCTTTCCGTTGAAAGAGATTCTATAGCCGTTCTCTGTTACTGGGGTCTTGTCCTGTTCTGCCATTCTATCTCCGCGTCTTCTTCTTTTTCATTGTTCCTGTACAACCTTTTCTGGGACACTTGGGATCTAGTATGTTGGTACTAAGGGCTCCACAGGTATCGCATTCCATATAGTGTTTCACAGGTTACTTCATCTTCCCATCGCAACCCGGTCTTGGGCATACGGGCTTTGTACTGACGGCATTACACTTCGTACACTTCCACTGCTTCCGGTATTCTATGTCACCCATTAGATTCGTTACCTTTCTGGTTAGGATCGTTAGATCCGTCCTTCATCCTTTACTATTATTGTCTTTCTGTTCTTGCATCTGGTACTGGGACAGTAGATAAGACTTGTTCTGTTACCGCAGTTCTCACATTTACGGATGGGTCTGTCCGGCTGCTTGATAGGGCTTACCAATGTCATATCCGCTTCTGTAGATTCATTAAGTACTCGTATGTCATCTTGTTCCATCGGGCATCTTCCAATGCATTATGGTTCCCGGATTCTTGTTCTGGGACTCTTGGATTACCGAGTCTCATGATTTCCTGCTTGAGGTCTCTTGTGTACATAGGGAATCCAGAAGGTAGGTCCAGCATCCTGCCGAATAGCTGACAGATGGCTACGTGGTCATAAGCGGCGTAGTAAGCCCATAGTTCCGGATCCGGTGTATCAAGTACGAACCTCTTTACGTCTTCCGCAATAATCTTCCGGTCAGTAAGAATTCTACGGTCAAAATGTCCATGGAGTTCATCCCATAGAGGAATGCCACTGAATCTCTCGTAGGTTACCGGAAGACTACTAAGGACATTCTTTTTTATCCACGGGTTCTCTGCGGCGTCAAGAAGGAGCTTATAGTCCTTTACTACCCGGTAGAGAGTCTTACCGTCTTCTCTTATCATTCCTATACTTATTAATCGGATAGTCTCCCCGTTTTCAAGGAATTCCGTATCATAGTAAATCTTTATGGGTTCTGCCTCTTCCATTCTGTTACTACACTCAAGGTAGTAGTTATTGCGTACAAATCCAGTAGATCGTAAAGAGCTTGAGCATCCAGCTTCCATAGGTACTTCGGAACAGCAACCCTTTTCATTGCCTTTGTAAGTTCTCCTGGATTATTAGCGGTAAGACGCATTACTAAACCTCCTTATTGAATTGGATTAGCTCTTCAACAGTCTTTCTTGTACCTAATACGTGGTCATGTTTATCGAATAGATAATACAATTTGTACTTTATGTTGTACATGCGATATCTTCCATTACCCAGATTTACATGATCTATCCAATTATTGGCTGGCATTCGGCTTTCCACTCCTCTATTCTTTCGAAATGACCCTCTTCAAGGCCGTATTTAGGAGAAATAAGAAGAATTCCACTACCTTCTGGACAAAATTCTTCTATCCAGTCCCTATCTCTCCGGGTAACTTCGTCATCAATCCAGATAAAGGGTATTCCTGGTCTATTTTCTGCCATCCATTGGACAATTCTCTTTGTTTTCCAGTGAAGCTTCTCAATATTCCAGTGATTCTTGTCTATCCAGTCGATATGGGGAAGCTTTGGGAGACCAATATGCGGTCCGATCCAATCATTGGCTTCATCTTCCCAAGCTGTAGCCCAGATAATCTCACATCCGGTCTCCATGAGCCGGAAGCCGTCAGAGCCCCGTAGACGGACTTTCAGAGGCTTACCCACCTCCCAGCCCCTAG